TTCTTGGCTTACCAATCTTAACTGGAATCTCTGTAACAGTCTCAATTCTGTTATTGATAATATCTCCATAGAACTCTACTGTCTGTCCTACCTCGAATCCTGAATCAACAGCCTGTCCTACTTCACCCTCAGCCACAAGGTCGATTGGCTCAATTCCGTTATATGTAGGCATCCATCCGCTTACTACGATTCTTCCTGTCTCAACACCGTCAGTATCAAGTTCAGGATTGATACCAGAAATGAATACCTCAATTGCGAACTCTGCGTGTGGATCATAATCCTCGCCAGCCTTTAATCTATTGAAGAAATTGCTCTTGTAAGATACAATCTTCTCACCATTCTTACCTGTGAATGGACTAATATCACCAGTTACTCTAACCTTTGTAGCCTCTTCCTCACCAACTTCTGCAATAGACTTGTACTCGTTCATTACTGTCTGAATGCCTGCATAAGTTTTGTTATCAGTACCAGCTTTAGTCTTCTCATTTACATTGACGTTGTACTTAACGAAATTCACATCAGAAGTCTTGACTGTAATATGACCTGTTACCTTATTCTTTCCATCCTCTGTTACAATCTTCAGATCCTTCTCACTAACTACACCTACTGCTGTTGCCTTTGCATTTGCCTGTCTTAAATTTGTTTCCTTTGTTGTTGTCTCTGCCATTTAAAAATGTCCTCCTTAAAATTAAAAAAAATTATGTAAATATTGTTAATAAAACAATCTATCTAAACGCCCAGATGGACGGAACACAGAAAATAAATTTATGCAAAATCTATCTTCAACAGTGATTTTTGAGTATAAAAACCCAAGGGTATGCTGTTCTTCCACCCATATTTATATTCTCTATTCAGTTTTGATTTTTGGAATTTTTGAACTGAATCGTTCAAGATTGATTAGATATTATCTAAGATATTTCCTGTTACTTCATACATTTCCAAATCATTTAATTCACACCATGATTCGAAGTTATCTCTCTGAACATACCAACCAACATTCATTCCGAGAAATTCATTCTCACCATTTCCATAAGAGACTACATTATATAATTCTCCGTTTAGAATGTCGTTTTCAAAGATTAACTTACCATTCTTATCATGGCTACCAGTACATTTACACAATGTCTTTAGATCTACTTCTTCAAAACCATCAGTTTCACCATGAGAATAGAATACTGTTGCTGGTTCAAATATTATATGAATTTCTTTACCATACATATCTAAACCTTTTACATAATATCCACAAACCCATTGACCACTACTAATGTTCTTTGCTTTACATAGCTGTGTATCTAAATTCTTCATTTTCCACCACTTATATTCTCTATTTATACAGTAATTCTTACTTTGATAAATCTATATGGCTGATAAGCGTTTGGATATTTCTCTCTATCCACTTTACTGATAAACATATCATATGGTCTAATCCATACTCTTTGATCCTTTAAACTCTGATATACAACCATCTTTTCTTCTGTTTCTGTATTAGTTCCAATAGCAACAATCTTATAGAAACCACCTTTGAAATGTTGTACTGTGTCTCCTGGTTGAAAATCTCTATTATACATGAATAAATCATCTACACCATTTGATTGCATATGTCCTAATATCTCAACATTCATTGTGATAAATTCACCATGTTTTAAAAGTTCGTCCTTTTCAATCAGTACCACCTTATCAACTAAGTAACCATCCTCTTTTTCCTCACAAAGAACTATCTGACCTGATTTCCAATTATTTGCGAAGTCTTCATTAAATCTAAATTCTGCCACTTTCTCACCTCACTTACATATTCTCTGTTCGATTTTGATTCACTTGTGTTTGTTTTAATCAAGATCTTCTGCCTCTAAATCATATAATTCTGCAACAGAAACGTGTTCATTTTCTTCTAATGTTGATTCTGCATTTTTAAAACTATTCTCTATTATTTCATATACATTTTCGTTTTCTTTACAGTCCACTTCTACATATCCATCAAATCTCACTCTATATTTCATATTATCTACCTCCTAAAATTTTCAAAAGAAACAGTGATTCCATTAAACTACTTCATTTACTTATTCTCCATTCGATTTTCATTTTTATTGGAAATTGTTAGCCGAATTGCTAAGATTAATTATTAAGACCATCCATCAGGATAAAAAACAGGAATACCATTATGTAAATATTCAGGACATTTCACTCCACAATCAAATCTATCTCTATCCTTTTGTTCCATGTTAGAAACCTTGTCGTCATTGTCTTCATACCATCTTAATTTAATCATACAATCAGCATCATATAGTGTCTTTTCCATACAACCATTGCATTTTTCTTTATCTAATATCTCAGTTTCTAATGATGTTCCTCTGTGATACCTATGAACATTAACACAATTTATACAAGGATCATTACCAGACAATCGTTTATTTTGTAATTTTACTTCTGGATGAAATAACTCATATAATTTATTTGCCATTATATATTTCTCACCTCCAACTATATATTCTCTATTTTAATCATAATACACATAATTACAGCTATTGGATTCAATATTTTCTAAGTCAATAATCATTTCGCCATCTTCATAACATCTATCAATTTCAATATTAGAAATTTTAATAGAAGTGTCTGTCATTTCTATAATATTTCCTATGTAATGGTCGTGATGATTTGTCACTTTATTGAATAACGTAAATGCAATATCATCACCAACTCTAAAGCTTTTCTTATTATCTGTTACTAATGTTTTTACTGTTTTAATGTTATATTCCATAATCTACCGCCTTAAGAAATGTCAGATTCATGTACTCTTATTTTACCAATTGCCATTAATACCAACATGACTAGGAAGTACAGTTGTAATTGTTGAGTAATTTCCTGCAATATCGTTATTTATCATATGATATAACTTCAAATAATCATTTACAGATAATTTCTTAATCTTGGCATACAAACTATCCATATTCTTCCATGTTTCGTCATGCTGCTTAACCGTAACTTTCATATCTGTAATCTGTTCCATGAGTTTCTGTCTTTCTTCCTTACGGTTCTCAATCTCTTTGTCCTTCTGAACACAAAACTCTGCAAGTTTCTGTTCCTTATAGTTTTTTAAATACTCATCAACTGGATTAATTTCTTCCAACGCTTCTTCGTTTTTAATTGTTTCATTCATATATATTCTCCTTTATATTTACTTACTCTTCACCAACAAAAACTAATCTATCAATATATTCTCTACCTTCACCTTTGAAAATAGGGATATCTGTATCAATAATCCACTCATTTTCAGACCTAGAAGCGTCTCTTAATTGTGCAGTTGCCATAACACCATCAGATTCAATGATAATCTTATTCCTTACACAGCAACTTCCTCTCTTCTGATAAGTCGGCAAATCATTCCAGTTAATACCTTTCTGAATCATAAGCATATCCTGAATATCATTACATGACTTATTCTGTAATTCTTTATGTGAGAAATTGGCTTGACCTACCATCTGAATTGAATTACGAGAAGCATCAAGTTGTCGCCAATAGATCAAATTAGTTACTTCTTCCTTTGGGATATTAAAACAACGAGCGTCGAACATTGCACCTTTATTAATAGCTTTTTTATAAATTTCCCATAACTTTCTATTTTCTTCAGTATCAATGCCATTATCGTTATATGCTAACTCTAAATCAAATTCTTTTACATATTTAGAAAAAATATTATTAAATGCCATTGTAGCCATACTTGCAGCTATGCTACATAATTTATCAACTCTATAATCAAAGAAACAATCCGTATTTAGCTTATCATAATCAACAAGAAGTAATGTGATTTCATCGCTCTGTTGATAAGATAATTTACAATTTTGAATATTTTCGCATAAATATTGGGCTGTCTCTTGCATTGATTTTATAAATACTTCATCAAAAGGTCTTTCAAATCCTTTGGTGAAACTATGTCCAGCTCTCATGTCTAGCCTCAAAATCACTGGCATTCTTCGCTGAAGATAATATCTATTCCTTTTTTCATAACCTTTCATTCTTTCTGCTAAGTCCGATGTGTCCATAATTTATACCTCCTAATCTGTAATCTCAACATTGTAACTCATCATTGCTTCATAACATTTTTTTATTATTGTCCCATTTTTATATTCTTGTTCTGCTATTTTCTTAATTAAATCTTCCTTATAGTCTTTATATGCATAAAAAGCATCATTCGGATTATTATAAGTTCCAATCAAAACTCTCTTATTTATTAAAGGATTCATACATTGTGCTCTAAAACTATTTCCAGCTTTATAATAATAAACTCCTATTGGATAACAACCTCTATCATTTTGACGTTTAGTAAATAATGTATTTACACTTTCTGGAATTAAACAACAATATTCACTCGAATAAATTTTGTTTCCTTTTAAAATGATGTCTTTATCTACTGTCCATCTATCACTATTTTTCCATTGCTTGTAATTATCTTGCTTGTGTATCCATTCATAAAAATTTTCATAAAACTTCCAATCATCTGACACTGTACATCCTTTATAGGTAGGTTGTTTTAATTGCGTTACTTCGTTATAACATCTTTGTAATATACTATGCCAAATTTTATATTCTCTTACATCTTTGCCGTTTTCAAAAGTTTTATATTTATAACCAGTCATACCTACACCATACACATCTGGGTAATATGGATTTTTAATTCTTCCATTTTTAAATTCACGACAAGCACCATGTACAATAGCCCCAAAAGAATCTTGGAACTTAATATATAAATCGTTTGCATGATTATATTCAATAATTTTCATTATACAGCCTTGAAAATTTATGTTATCTTCTCCAAGCCTATTTATTAAATTGCCGATATATATCACTCCTTACACATTTACCTAAATCATCATGTACTGGCATATATGTACCTCTCTTTCTTTTATTGTATTTTCTCTTAATCCCACAACAACACATTATTTATTGCCGATTGTCTTTCAAATTCATCCATATCCCAAGGTTTTCTAACTCTTACTCTGAAACTATCATCAACAATTTCTTCCAACAATGTTCCATCCTCTTTGGGTTGCATTTGTTCTTCCAAAAATCTTTCACAATCAGGGCACAATGTTTTATTCTCTTCAAAGTCCCAAGGTCTGATTTTTATTGGAGCACCACAACAATCACACATATTCTTAGTATCACTTTCATAGTCAAGAATATATCTTTTATGTTCTCTATCAAAGCCACTTCCAGTTAGTACAATCTCATTATCAGGTGGAGTCAACTCATCATCACGATTTGCTCTATCAAATATATCTCTCCATCTTCCAAGAATACCAAAACTATCACTGTGAAAATCACTATTAGCCGTTAAATCATGTATCACTGTTATTTACCTCTAGTAAATATTGTTTTAACCTTTGAGAAAATGTTATTCTTATGATTAGAGTTCAAATCAGCATCAGCTTTTCTGACAATTTTAGAAATACTGTCTTTTTCAACTTCATAGTGTGCATCTATATATTCTCTTAATTCCTGCACATCTTTTGGTGTGTTGATTGTTCTAACAATATTTCTACCCATTTTCTCAGTTTCATTAATCATCTTATCGAGTGTCAAATCACAAAATTCATCTACCCAATCACCAAGATAATAGAATCTGTCTATGCAAACCTTTTTGTTCCTATCCTGAAATGTTCCAAACAGAATTGGATCTTTTTCTTTCTTCTCAGCTTCAATTTTTCTTTCTTCTTTCCCAGAATAATCAGTATAAACAACATACATCTGGTCGAATAATTCCTTGGTCTTGTCAATTACATCTACAATCTCATCAGGAATTTCTCGTTCATATCTTTCCAATTCAATAATCTTAATTGGTCTTTCGCTGCGATTTCGTGTATTAGCGACTGTATCAATATAGAAATCAATATCATCCTTGTAGACAAAAGTTGTGATTCCCATATCTACAAGTTTCTGTTCTTTTTCAATTGATTCCATACAGAAAAGAATTTTCCTCAAACCTCGGATCTGACCAGTGATTCTATATTTATTTGCCAATTCTAAGCAATTCTCATATATTTTCTTTAAGTCGTCTGAAGATACTTCATACTTCTTATCCTTAATTCTTTCAAAATATTGCTGTGGAGTTAATTGAGACTCCACAGCATCTGTTGTTTTTAATTCGTCCATTTATAATTACCTCCACTTTAATATTCTCCAAAAGAAATCGAAATTACTTTGTTTTTCTCCAACTGATACTGTAATATGGTTCATTGCATTGAATGCCAGTCTCAACTTTATAACCAAGTTCCTCTAATTTCTTTCGTGGTTCAGGTTTTAAAGAACCATCTTCACTAATTGAAAATTGACCATCTGTAATAGCAGCTTTAATTAATTTAGAAATTTCTGCTAACTGTTGTTCAGCACAATTATCAATCACACGATTTGTCATCTTATTTGCTTCCAACGCAGACGGAATAACATTCTTTGGTAGCTGAACTTCTGGCATAGGTATATTAGAAGTAACTGCATCTTCGCAACAACCTATATCGCTACAGCCTAAACAAAACTTATAACTTCTACTATTTACTGAATACTTACAACTCATTTACTTATTCTCCTTGTATAAACCGTAATCACCAAGTTTTTCATTTATGACTTTATCAAATTCTTTTGATATCATGTCTAAGAAGTATTGTTTACATTTCGTTACATCGTCGTAACCAATTGTATACTGTAAGTCTGATATTATAACTTCATATGCTCCATCTATATATTTAATGTCCATATAGTTATTCTCCTTCTAAACCTGTTTATACGATAGATTTTTTAACGGTTCAACTGCTTTATTAACGGCAGCTTTACCCATTTCCTTATTCCACACTTCTCCTTTTCTGACTTTTGCAAAGAACAAAGCATAGTCTGAAATATTATTCTCTACATCTTTATAAAATTTATCATCTTCCTCGTCATCTTCAAATTCAGATTTGCACGAATCAAGAATCATATCTGTTAAAGCAGCTTTTGCAACTTTAATTAAATCATCCGCTGTTTCAGCCTGTTCTTTTGCAGATTCGGTTTTTAGTGTAGATCTTTCTGGCACTGAAAAATAATATAATTGTTTAAAACCTTGCTCTTTTGTGTCTTCGATATGAATTCCCATATATTCTAATGTAAGTACAGTTTTAAGATTTTCTTCAATCTGTTTTGGATTAGTTATCTCCATTTGTGTCACCTCCACATGAAACCGATAATTCGTACTTGTTTATTCTCTGTTCTTAGAATCCCATTTAATAAAATCTTCTAAATCATATTCGCCAGATTCTTCTTCCTTAATCTCAGGAACAAATACGTTATAGTTACCTTCGCTACGATCATGCTCAGTAATTTGTTTCAACATTTCGTACATATTTGTAATTCCTAACTGATATGCTCTCTTCTCGCCTTCAGTCATTCCGTCACAAATTTCATCATTCTTGTTTTCTAATAGATCCTTATATTTTTCTAAGCTTTCTACGATTAATAAAAATTCTTCGTTCATTTATATATTCTCCTTTCATTCCACAAGAAACGAATCTTTACTATTAATTTATTCTCTGTTTAATCACTCACTGCATCATAAATATTTCCAACTTCATATTGATAATCTTCTACTTTTGTCCTTCTGTAATAATCGCAATAACAGTGACCATCAGTATCTATTACATATTCAATACCTTTTGTCTTGATCGAGGTGTCTAAAACACCATGCAAGAAAAATACTCTCATCTTATCTTTTCTGCGAAGTCTACACCAATGAGAATCCGTTGTGTTTTCATAATCTATAACATCAAATTTATCAGCCTCGCTCATCGACTCTATTAAATAGAAATCAAACACATTAGAATCATTCCAGAAAACATCACATCTAAATCTTACCGCAATAAACCCTACATCTTTCGCCCAATCAATAAAGAAGTCTCTCCACTTTACAAAGTTTGGAATTTTCTTAAATATAACTGCACACGCTGATACTGTAATTCCAATATCGTTGAGCTGCTGAATCATATCCTTATAGTCAATCCCATTGAAACAAAATCCAAGTATTTCTTCTCTTCTTATTGGTCGCCAATCGTGAATTGAAATATTTACATAGTCAACAACATCTTTCATATAGGGGATTACTTCTTTTAGATGAGTACCATTTGTTGTCATAGTTACTCTAAGAACCTTTGATTTAATATTGAACTCTTTCAATTTGATAAACACTTTTGATAAATATTCAGGATCTAAGGTTGGTTCGCCACCAGTTATATCAACTGATATAGGATTTTTATCACCTATTCTTGTTATAATATCATCAAGTGATTCGATGAAATTATCTAAAAACTGTTGCTTATCACACGACATATCTTTATCTTTATTGTAACAAAACGGACATTTCGCATTACAACCACCTGGAATTACAAGTTTAACTGTTATCACCTTGTTATAATTTTTTCGTTCTATATATTTCACTTCATCACCTCACAGATATTTATTCTCTGTTATTCCTCTGAATATTTACTCCAATCAATCTCTACATATTGCTTATAACAAGGATAATATGTAGTTGTTCCTGTCTGTTTCTTACACCAATCATCTAATAATTTCTGTAAAGAGCCCTCATCACACCGCTCATATGCATCCTCATGTAAATCGCTACAAGCATCTTCAATCACCTTTGCTGCATCAACAGAAATCTTCTCAACAGATGTTACCCATAATCTTACTGGTCTTTCATCACCATCTTCTTCAGGATTACATGCATAATCGTCAAAGAAATCATCAACAGTAGCATAATACTCATCAAACTCTTCACAGTACAGCATTGTGTCTACATCTTTTTCATCAACCGATACTGCTTTGGAAACTTTCTCATTCCACTTCTTTATTCTCTCTTCTTCATCGACTTTCTTCTGTCCTTCACAGTCGCAATGTAAATAAGCCTGATTTTTATAAGGCTTTCCGCAATAAGGACACAAACTCTGTACTCCATTAAAACAACTCTGGCAAAACGAAAGTGATTGATGCTTATAGGGAAAGTGTTCTCGTCTGCCAGCTTCAGAATCATCACCTTTTATACCATAAACATTGTCTTCTATTTTTATTCCAAGACCATTACAGACAGGACAAATTCTTTCATGCTCTGTGAGATCCTTGATAATAATTTTAGGAAAAGATTTCTGAATTGCTTCATAAAGATTTACTTCTTCTCTACGTGTTAAATTATCCATATTTTTCAGCTCCTACTCTTTTGCAATTCCAATACCATTTACTTTAAAGCTAGTTACCTGACCATCCTTCATTTCAACGCTTTCTTTTGTGCCACCATACCAAACAAGACCAACGCCTGTAATATACATACCATTTTCATCTTCAATCAATTCAACTTCTTGTGCTACTCCAATAGGAACAAATTCACCATCATTGTTTTGTATCTCAATTGGAATATTTTTTACATTTTTATAAGCATTTCTAATTGCTTCTTTTGAATATATAACACCATTCAAATCAGGCTTATCAACTGGAATTGGAATTTTAAATGTTACTTCTATATTCTCTGTTCTCATATCGTTATTCTCCTATGCACCTGTATTCGCTCTTAAAACACACTGTTCTTCATTCATATCAATTTCTGTAATGGTAATCTCTTGACACTTCTTGAAGTCATCTGAACTTACTCTTGCTTTTCTTTCAGCGTGTAATTCATCTTCTACAATAATTACCATTGCATAATCTTGACACCAATCTCTTGCAGGTCGTTCTACTAAATATGCTTTCATAGTGTTATTCTCCTCTATCGAATATTTCAACATCAATACAGAATAAATCATGTAAATTTTTAATCTGCGCATCAGTTGGTTTCTTCCATGCCATGTCTTCATCAATATTAATTGTTACAGCACCACACAACTTGATTTTTGCAATAACCTTTGGATTACGATAAAGCGCAACTTCTGGCATTTGAATACTACAACTTGTTTTCGGCAATTGTGTATGTTTACTCTTTTTATTTGTATTTGAAAACCTTTCCTTCGTATTTTCTAAAAATAAATCCTTGTCAATGCTCCATCCACCACAATGACTTAATATGTCTTTCCTAGCATTTATAAATTCATCCAAATGGTTTCTGAAATAATTCACAGCATCGTTTTCGCATTGGAATTCATCATTATATTCCCAAAAGAAATGTCTTTGATTCGTTGCAAAAAATGAATCTGTATCTAAACAATATGCTATAATCCATGTTGCGTATTTATCTGAAAAATTTTCATTACCTTTTAATTCTTGATACATATTCACACCTCCAATCTGTCCAAAGGAAAGAAAAATTTCCTTTGACTTTTGAGGTTTTAAAAGCCTTATTTTTCAAGGCTTTCGTAACCTCTCAATTTGTTATTCTCTACTTTTTATTCATTTTCTTTACAAATTCACGATACTTCCTTGTATACTCGTAAGAATCGCCAAAAATATTATTAACAGCCTTATAAAGTTTCGGTTCATACTTTTGAATTACTTCTAATTCGTATTCAAAATCTCTACCAAATGGGCAGCCTGCACAACCAGTTCTTTTCAGTCCGTATTCTGTATAACATTTGCTGTGTTCAATGTTATAAGCATTTTCATAGTCTATTTTGTCTAAGTCTTTATACCAAAATAAAGGTCTATAATTATCACAACCAGAATCATTTTCATCAAAACAACTTTTATATGCAGTTGCTCTTGCTCCACCTTCGGCTTTTCTTACACCTACAATATTTAGGTCAAATGGTATTTTTCCATCGCCATATACACCTTCTCTTAAAAGCTTATGTGAGACATCTTTCTTTGCATATTGACAGCATTTGTTAGAAATTTTAAATGTTGGTGGGTTTTCAATCATAAATTCTTTTAGCCATTTATTATGAGTGATATTAAATTGACTACCATTACCTTTTATTCCACACCACCATTCCAGTGCAGATTTGCACTTCGGATACTTCTTATATAGCGTATCAAAATCCTCGTCTTCCCATTGGAAGTTATGTTTTTGTAATCTTTGGATAAATTCACTGACTTGCTTAGATAGAAATGGTTGTCCATATTGTTTACACGATAGTGGGATTGGCTTAATTGCTTTATATGAATCAATTGTTATATCATATTTATTTTCTAAATATTTGAGATGCTCTTTTGTTGCAGAATATTCTAATCCAGTATCAAACCAGACATATTTCACTTTATTGCTTTTATCGCATCTATAAATAATATCCAACATATCATCACTATCTGATCCACCTGAAATAGAACATAGTATATATAAATATTTGTGGCTGGTAATTTTTGACCACGCTCTTATTAAATTGTCTCCTATTATTGAGTTTACAGGACAATCCTGTAATAATTCTTCAATTGTATTAGCTTTCTGTACCAATATGTACTTTCCTCACTGAAATTTATTTCATTTCAATGAGGTAAAGCCATACTTAGTGAGTGTCTTTTTACGTCACTATCACATTACTTTTTCGATTCATATAAACCAATGATCCGTTTTATGAATCATTGTGACAACCTTTGCTAATCAAAGGCATTAAATACATATGGTGAAAAGCTAACCAAGTGGCAGCACAGCCTCGCAGATTCGTTCAATACTGTTGACTTCGCATTTTGTCATTTTATGATTTGGATTATCTTTGTTATAATCCTGAATAAACATATCTATCCAAAAATCTACATACTCATCATCTGACTCCGAATCCATTACAGTATATCTATCAACTGTCTTGTAATTTCCTTTTTCTGTCACATAAGATAGATTTATCTTATAAACTGGTAGGGTAATTTTTGTTTTTAAGAAATTTTTAGGATGAATACTTTTTAATTTTTGTTTCAAATCTTCATCAAAAATTTCAAATGTATCAATTCCAGTCCTCAATGAGCAATTTTCAAAAAAATCACTTGGATGCACTACTTTTCACCACCTTTCTAATATTTTATTCTCTTATTTGTTGGGATTCACATAGCCGAATGGCTTAGATATGATTAAAAATTTCCAAAAGAAAGATTGGTTTACTTTGAAACCACTACTTGCTCTTCTTTACAGAAGTATTATTAACCGACTTCTGAATGTTCTTCATAAGCTGGATATTATCGTTAATCATAAGTGCTAATGCCTGATCCTCTGTAAAACCAACACTTACATATGCATCAAACATATTCTTCTTGGTTCTCGCCTGAATTGCAGGATACTCAGTATTCTCAGAATAATCCTTTGCAATAATCATGAGTTCTTTCAAAACATCATATACAGGCTCTTTATACTTTGTAATGTATGTCTTTACTACCTCTCCTAAAGTTTCTGGGTTCTCTGCTAATAATCTTAAAATTGTTTCCATGTTAAATATTCTCCTTTATAATTTTTATTTTTCCAATAATATGTTACTTTCCTGTGAAGTTACTCAGACAAAATCTTCTGGAACATGTCATCTACTGAGTCCAATAAGTCATATCTCTTATCCAATGCTGCTGTTGAGCTTCTTGCAAATTTACGCTCAACCATGTCGATGTAGTAAGTCATTGTTCCATCATCGCTCATATAGAACTCATTCCATTTATCATCAGACATCAATCTTCTAACATTCAACTGGTCGATGGCAAGATTATCAAAGCTAACTACCTTAAATTTCTCAATAATATCTGCAAGATTTTCATATAACCAATTCTGCTTTACAATAATGTTTTCATGATCTTCTGAATAAAAATCATCACCACGTCTTAAATGTTTATAACCAAGAATCAACATCTTCAGATTATTATTCTCTAAAGCTTCTATATCCGATGGTTTTAATACCCCGTTGATTACATGAATGACCGCATTTGGGTATTTCTTAATAAGTTCAATAAATTTTTCTGTGGGATCTACAAGTGATACACCAAGACCATAGATAAGTTTTTCATCAACAAGCTTTCTAATAAGTTCTTGTTTTTTCTCAAAATGAATCTGATTTACCGTCATGTTGACAATCACTTTTCTATCTTTGAGTTTCTGCAAGAATGGAATTAAGTCAGGATGACTTGTAGCATCTCCACCACCAAGAGCAACTTCCTGATATGGATGAAGTGTGTTAATGAATTTCTCATTCAAAATATCTCCAAATTTTCCATCTGTTGTACTACCTTCATGGCAGAATGGACATCCTATATCGCAAAAATTACAAATTTTTATATCCATATTCTCTGCAAAAGCTGGTACAAACTCATCATCTTCTGTCTCTCTGATCTTTGTTCCATCGCTCAAAATTGTGGTTCTAAAGTTTCCATTTATGTATCTTCCTAATAATTCCATTCTTAAAATCCTCCTAAATTAAATCAATCATCGCATCCATATTTACCAAACGCAACAATTTTATCTCCACTTTTGCTTGTATATCTATTTACAAATGTTTCAAGATTACCGTAGTACTGCCACTCCTCATAGGTTTTAGCATCCTCGTCTACAATATTGTTCTCTTTTGCGTATTTGGTATAATACTTTTCTTTCGCAGATTCTGACAAGTCTGACCAATCTTTAGAAAATTCATCTTTGTGATTTTCATAGTCTTGTGCTGCATATTTCTTATCATCATCTGATAAACTATTTGCTTTTACAAATGACTCAGAACCACATTCATCAAAAAGAAGTTCGCCATTCTTCCACTGTTCAAATTCTTCCTCGCTACACATTGTAAATGAATGTGTACTTGATGAGTTAGTTTCATAAACTCCACGTCTAATCTGTCTCTTCATATCATTAATTTCCTTTCATATAAACTTCATAATTATCGAATTCTGGTTTTAAACCACCGTAATTTGTATAAATACCCCACTTTGTTTTTTCTTCGCCTTCGTTGACATACATTCTGTCATTAAATCCATCTGAATTATCATTACCTGTAATAATTACCGAATTACCAAATAAGTATCTAAATAGTTTATCTGAATCCGACAATACATCATTTACAAAATCTTTTGTTTCACTTGAATGATCAATGTAACCATCAATATCATAGTAATATCTAGTTTTACCATCGTAATCCCATGAATCTACTTTTAGTTCTGGAAGAGTGTATTCAATATTATTGCTATCTAAAATATCCTTTAACTTCTGTAAATTTTCATCTGCCTCATCTTTGTCAAAACTTAAAATCGCAGTAATTAAATATGAAGCCTTATTATATAAACTATCATATTCATCATTTTCCCAACCAAATTCACCAGTTTCAAAATCAATATGACTAAATAAATTATGTCTATATGCACTTTTTGTAATACAAATCGCATGTGTACTACTTGAATTAGTTTCAAAAGTACCTCTTCTAACCTGTCTCTTCATTTTTTTCTTACCTCCTTGCTTTAATATTCTCTCTTTGTTACCAAAGGAAACCTGAATTTACTTGCCATTCCCAAGTCCAACTTTATAATCGTCTTTTACATCAATGGTTACTTCTCTCTGAAAATTTCCTTCTTTATCATACAAAGATAAATAATATCTGTTACCACGCTGCTCTAATACAACATCCTCGTTCTCGAATAACTGAACTCGTTTCTGTTTTTGTACTGATTTATTCTCTGACTTATTTGGCAACATAATAGGTGGAAGTTTTATCGTAGCTGTTCCAACCTCTTCAAGAATACAGCTAATATCGTTGTCAAGCTTATTATTGTCATTTGTGTGTCTATCAACTGCTTTAATAACATCTCTTTCAAGTAATAATCTATTCGCCATTTTAATATTCTCCATTTCTACATATATAAATGATATTTTCTTCCAATCTGGTCAATAATCTCGCTGTCCATTGGTCTAAAACCAATTACAGTAAGTGTTCTACCATCTTCTTCAGGCTCTAATTCGGTGTGGCAATTATCCTTTATTAACCAGAAATCTTTACCTTCAACCATTCCTAAATCTTCTGCCATACTCTTAGCTTTTAATAATTGGTTCTTATTTTTAGCTTGAAGAACACATTTCGTCAATTCTCCTTCAATCCAATTGTGAAGAACATCTTCGTCAATATAGCCATCAACATGACCATCTAAGTCAGCGTTGTTTTTAATAAACCAACTAATAAATGCCATAGAGCCGTGACTGACTTGGGCTGCGAGCTTCCCAGAACTCATAACCAAATCTTTTCTGGCAATAATAATTTGCTTATACATAGACATTCTCCTTCCACTCGTCTAACCAGTAGAAACTGTCAATCTGTTTATCTAACTTGCTAACCTGTTCTCTCAGCTCAGATTCTTTCTTCTTACTATCTGTTCTCTGACACTTCTTCCATAGTTCTTCACGTTGCTTAGTCAGTTCATCATACTTATCAGATACATCAATCTCATCTACAACTGAAATCTCAATCTTCTCTCCACAGTGAGGACAAAACTGGATTGGGTAATTGTCTGTCTGTTCCCATTCGTCCTCATAAGATGTAATAACCTCTGTATAAGAAGTGCAAAACTTTGGAACATATCTTTCATCATCCCAACAATCATCACTATAAACCAAATCTTCGCCTGTAAATACAATAGCTTTATCATTTTGAATTTCATCACAACAATGTGTGAATGGTTTGTACTTGTATGAATGAGTATCATTAAATTTTAATTTAATTAATTCTATCTTCATTTTTTATTCTCCCAACTTCCTGCCACACCAAGGGCAATACGAAATATATTCTTTTTGATGAACAAATCCATCATCATACTCATCCCATTCAGATGTTTCAATATCCAAATAATATTCATTAGTTAATGGATCTACGTATATCCGATTGTTAGGTGAGTCATAATCACAACGATTGCACATACACTTACCTCGCTCTATCACATTCATTAAAATCTAAAAGCATCTTGTATTTATATTCTCCAAATCTTTCTTTCCAACGCTGCTTTGCTTTATCAGTATCCCAATTAAAGGGCATCATATGGTAATTGATGAGGAAACATATATCACTAATATCTTCATAAAATATACCTGATAGGTTCTCTAAAATTAAATAAGAACCGATTGCATGATGTTCATAGTAATGAGCTATGCCATTCTCATCAAATGTTTGACAATACATTTTTCCAAAATCGTGTAATAATGCAGCTATATTATATTTTGCTGGATAGCATTTACTACTAAATAAGTCATATGTATGAAATGAGTGAGTATATAAATCCATAGTATGATGAGGTTTTTTCTGATCAAACCCTTCCATCATAGAAAACATTTCTCCAAGAGTTAAACGATTCTCTTTATGAAATACATTTATCTGAATCTCATCAAAATTTTCTTCGTAAAATGGGATCTGAAATCTTCTAATCTGTTTATCCAATACTTCATTAGGAACAGGGTGCTCACGATTTTTATTATCAATCTTACACTGTTCAAATGGCTTTGGAATAATTACACAAACCTTATGTACTTCAAGACCATTTACTTTCATCATAATTGCTCTGCGAGATTTCATAGTCAGATTAGTTGCATCTGCAATTACATTATTTTTATTCTCTAAATTCTTGCGTATTCTATCATGAAAAATCTTAAACACTTCTTCATTATGTTCTTGGTCTTCGTAATTACCAGTCAATTCTTCACGAATTGCGTCTGATGATACGATTATTGTATTTGGATTCTCATTGGCAATCTGAGTGGCAATGGTTGATTTGCCACTACCACTCAGTCCAACGAGTACCCATATTGTAGGTTTATTCATTTAAAGTCTCCTCAAATAATTCTTCAGCTTCTTCCATATCAGGTATATCAGATGTATCTTTGGCGATTCCCTCAATTACCTTAAATTCAAACACCTTATCCTTATAAGCCGTGAATGTTGCTCTGTTATCAATACGAACAACTACGCCTTCGGCAACATGTGTCTTGCCGATTTCATCTGCTGGCATACCATCAAGATATTTATTTACTCTTTCTTTCAAATCTTCTGGTGTAGTAAAAATAAACTTCTCTAAATCAGGTACATGCTTAACACCTAACTTGTCACACCATACTTCTACAGTCTCCCAAGGTACTTCAACAACTGTTCCATCTGCTGTTGTCATTGTCATTCGATATACATACATCTCATTTTCGCCTGGTTCACAACCATATGAAAATGTTGTAGTGTCACCAAATTTCTTTGTAAAATCTTTTTCCTTAACTCCTTTATTAGATACTGAACCCATAATTGGTGTTGTTTCATTTACATATCCGACAATTTCATAGAAAATTTCAGCACCTTCAGGAAGCTTGTCTTTTAATAAATCGTGGTACTTCTTTCTAAATCCATTATCAGAATAATATCCATCATTCTTTGTCATATCCTTTAATACAACTCTTCTACTACCAGATACAACAGAAACTTCTCTTGTAACCTTTGGCTGCATATGTAAAAACTTTCTCAGCTTACTATTCTTCTTTGTAACCTTAACAGTCTTCATAGTACGAGCTGATGTTCCGTGGAGCTTACGAGTAATATAAATCGTATCACCTGGTTTAAATGCTGACATATTATATGCAAGCTGTGCTGTATCTTTATGTTCCTCAAAAAATGGATATGATACTGTTTCTTTCTGAAATTTATTCTTCTTATTTGAACTATTTCCATTACCTCTTGAACGATTCTTTCCTCTTGGAATGTATTTCTGACAAATTTCATGACCACCAAGAACTGTAATCTGATCTCCATCTTTTAATTTTGAAATATCTGTATACTTAGCAAGTGTCTCGATTGGTAATACAAGACCTTCTGACTTCTCACCTCTAAGTCTAATAGCGGTTACATTTCTCTTCTCAGCATCCATATAACCACCAATATTGTTTCCGTTTTCGTCTTTCTTCCTTACAAGGTTGTTATCTGTTGCATACTCAAGTGATAACTGACCGTCAGATGGAAAGAAGACTACTTTCTGTCCTTCCTGATAACTCAAATCTACAATTACATTCTGTCCAAATACTTCTACACACTGTAATCTATCAGCGTTACTATGTTTTCTTAATCCTTTTAATGTTGTGATATAAGCACAATACATTTTCAGTACCTCTCTTTCTATTTTCTATGTATTTATTCTCTCTTTATCGTTCAAAAACTCGAAGGAAATGCTTCTTTATTACTATTCTCCCATTCGCTTATTCTAAATACATTTGCATCACCAACTGCCAAATCTTTTACTTCCACAAAAAAATTAAAATACTCATTATTAAAATTATCTTCCAATGTTTCGGTAATAATATCTTCCAATAGACCAAAAAATTTTACAGAAGGATAAAACACTGGATATTTCTTTGAACGGTACTTATTAACACTCCCTCTTAATACAGATAACCCATATCTTCTACGTTTATTGTTATTCCAATGAATAGGATCAGCATAGAAAGCATTTTTGTTTCTTTCATACTCTTCTTTTTCTTCCTTTGCCAATCTGTCAAGTTCTTTTTCTCGTTCAGTTTTTGGACGAGGCTTCATGATTTCTTTGACATTTTCTCGAATTTTATCATTCGCTTCTGCTTTTTCTGAATCACTCATCTTATCAAAGTTTTGAGCTACATCTAATAGTGTATTTTTCAAATTGTTATTCTCCTGTTTCTACTCGATCTTCATTCAACAAACCAAATTTTCGCAAATAATACTTTTTGGTTTTTATCATCGACTCTACAATAAAAATTATGTCTTCCTGACTTCTGCAAAGATAATGTATTGATATTAAGCTCTGCGTTCATAATAATCAGTAATTCGTTTAATGTAATATCATAGCAATGAAACGTTTCGCCTATTAGAAGCTTATAATATTTCTTCTCTAATTCTGTTATTTCTTTCATATTGACACCATTCTACTCTTCTATATATTCCAATACCCAACTGTCGTATTTATTTTCTTTAATTAACTGCTGATATAAATTTATCCATCCTTGTGCGGAAAGACTTTTGTACTTCCAAACGCATTCTTTCCAATGTCTGTGTATAAAATGACCTCTTGTTTTTAACTCAATACATTTCACACATTTATAGTATAATTTCTTGGAATACCAATTCGATCTCCTTCTATTCCAGCCATTATTACAGCCATCTATAAATGCTTCAGTTGGATCATATCTGCTTCTCATATCAGTAAGAGTTCTGTCGTATAACTCAGTTTTTGCATTGTATAAACAATGAAGCAGAAAATAGATGTCCTCATAATCATTTTTAAAATTCCATTCTTCAATATTTAAATCAAAATACATTATTCTTCATTCCTTACTACATCAAACTTAATTGGTAACATAGCTGTAAATCTACTCTTCATCCAAGGTTTTTCTTTCGTTGCAAATTCATCACCAAATTCTTCTGCCAATATAAAATCTCCGACAGTGTAGACAATAGAATATCCAGTTAAATCTTTTGGAATCTCCTTATTTACATTACAGGTTTTAAGATGAATCATTTTATCTATGCACTCCCCCATTAAATCTTGAAAGAATACAAACGTTCCATCACAATTGCAACGCTGCATTGTGAAATATTCAAAATCTGCATCTGGATCATGCTTAATAATTACATTAAAATAAGGTTTGTCACCTTTAAGATAAGGTACATCTGCTAAAATTTTTCCATTTTTGGTGTAATTAACAACCGTAAATAACTCTCGTATGTCCTGTTCAATCATGGATTCATATTTATTATTCTCCATGCCATTACACTGACCTGATGCAATTCGTTCTTTTACAAATTCTAATGATTTACCCATAAATTTCTCCTAATTACTCAGTCTGTATTTATCATATTCATACATTGAACAATCTTCACAATAAAGATTTTGTTCTTTGCAATCTTCACAATCTAAACATCCACCATAAATACCACCATTTTCATTCATCTTACAGGTATTACATTTACAAGTTTCACACGATGTATCCAATCAATCACCTCCTCGAAGGAAACGTGGTTTTCAACCTCTGGAAGCCTTGATTTTAGAGCATTATTGTATAGTTTTTTGCGACAAGCCAAGAAACCAAAATTTCAAGTCAAAATTCATTTTTAAAAGCCCTTATTTTAGGCACTTTTTGAAGTTCAATTTTTCTCAATTCTATATTTGAATGACAATGGACAGCCAGAACTTAACTCACCGCCCATACAAGGATAGTCCCTTTCATTGCCTGTCACAAAACTACAACCATATTCATAATATCCAATATCACTTTCACAGTATGTCGTTTCACAATAGTCACAGTTTTCCCAATCATTTTCATAGATTTCTTCTTCCATAAACTATACCTGCTTGTCTGCAATGCACTTAATATTATTCTCTATCTGTCTGTAAGTTTCATTTGCACCAAGAATATTAAGCACTGCATTTGATAACATACTCTTCGTTGAATTATCAAAAGTCTCTTTCATCGTCTTGTTAACCTGTTTACGAATATCATCCATGAATTTATCAAGATCTTTTTTAATCATGTCATCAAAATCAAACTGTCTGTTGATATATTCCTCAAATGACACATTTTCAAAATCATCATTATATGAACTTGTGTGTCCTTTCTTCTTAGCTCTAAGCTTTTTAGAATCAAGTCTTTCTTTTAATTCCTTCTTGATATACTGCTCTACTGTATATTCTTTTTCTTCTGTATCACCCCAATAATCTCCACCAACTTTGATTTTGGTATTTGCTATGTATTCATCAACAAAACGCTGAAAATTCTCAGAAACCTTTTCTTCGATAGTTTTCTTAGCAAGATTATCAGCAACCTTTTTAACAGTACCTTCAATCTGTTCTTTTACAATGTTTTCAATATTAGTCTCCATTGTATTCTGTACAAGAGACTCTAAGTTTTCTAAATCAATCGTTACCTTCATATTTTTTTCTCCTTTTCTTAAAATGAATGCGAGTTTCAAGTCCACTCTTCCAACTTATATTCCTTGCCATTTAGAGACTGAATAGCGGCTTCTTTTGAAAAGAATACGGTCTTCCCAATACTGTTTTTCGTAAAAGTCCCGCAATAATAATGCCTACCTCTTACAGAAAACGTGTATCTTGCTCTAATCTGTTTCTTATGCACATGACATTCTTTGATTGAATATATGTCATGATAATCTCTGCTAATAACCCATACAGTCTGTCCAATTTCTACATCTGGAATAGTGTTCTTCTTGTATTCATCAAACACTTTTCTTAATGACATTTCGTGTTTATTCCAAACTCCATCGTCAATATCAAATCCATTATCTGATAGAAACCGTAATAATTCGTCAATGTCTACTAACTGCTTATTGATTAATTTATCAGCCATTTATTCGCCTCCTTGCTATGTTATTCTCCAACTACAAACAACTTTTCTACTGCTTTCTCACCTGTAACTCTATCTGATTTCTGTAGCACTTTACGTTCTTTCTGCCAAATACGCTTAAAATCATCAGGCATATTATATTCACTTACTAACACTATATTATTCTCTGAAAGTTTACGAAGAAAATCGTAAAATGAGTCATAGTCGATTGACTGTTTAGAATACTGTTTCGTATTTTTATAGGGTGGATCGAAGTAGAATAGGCAGTTCTTATAATCTGCAAAGTCTTTATAATCGTTGCATCTAATATTTATATCTTGAAGTAGTTCACAATCTTCCTTGAGATTTAGAATTCTTTCTTTGTACATATTTCTTCCAGTATTATCTCTGGCATATCCACCATCAAAATATCTACCTCCATAGGATGCACAATATCCAATAAGTGCTGTATATTCTTTTGAATATTTGTTTGTACCTAATTTTCTATTTTCTCTTACATCTGTATAATGTTCAAAAGAACAATCTTCAGGGGCAATAGACAAATTTGTATCAGATTTTACATACTGCAACAATGCTATCAATTCATCATTTACATCTGCTGCAATTCTGTTATCACATTGAATTTTTTCAATAATCGAACAACTACCACACATGGGCTCTATGTAAGTTTTAATACTATTATCATCAATATACTTCTGAATAATCGGCACTAAAAATTTTGCCAACCTGTTTTTACTTCCTTGATATACCATTTAATTACTTGGAGTAAGGAATTCCTTAATGTGTACACGAACCTCGTCTCCTTTCATTATTCTTATTCTCTTAATAGATCTCTGTCCATTCACCAATTTCTACTTTATTATCAGGATAGCCAGACAAGCTCCATTCATTATCGTTATATACTACTTTCCACATAGCATTTTCTCCATGTGGATTACCTTTAATTTTGCCATAATATAATCCTGAACATGGTGGTAATTCTTCTTCTGTCTTTCTCCAAATTGGCTTTTCATATACTTTGTTAATGTCATCTACTGCTTTTGCTAAATCTGTCGCAATTGTATTGAAATATCCTTTTTGTAAATCAATCATTTTTTCTAAATATTCTTTAGTATTATTGTTCATTTCAAGTATGTAAGTATGATTAATTTTAAAATCAATTCCAAACCCAATCATTGCTCCAACACAAAGTCCTAATAATCCAATTAATACTGTTAAACAAATATACATATCTTGCCTCTCTCTTTCTTATCATTCAAAGGAAACTTCGGTTTACTGTGGTTTATAAAATTTCATCTAAAGCACATTCGATTTCATCAATAACTTCCTGCTTAGTGACTTCATAATCTTCCATCATTTCATCAATAGGTAAGTGATTTCTAAGTACAATATAAAGATATTCCGCAATACCAGTAACATCATATCCTTCTACAGTTGAACCTTCCGCTAATGGCTGAATAAAACCATTTCTGATATGATGAGCTAACTTATCTGCACCAATAATCACTTTATTCCCCTTTGGAATAATCACTTTTTCTCCTGATAATGCTTTTTCAATTTCTACTTCTTCTGTTGAGGTCAAAATCTGACCAATCTTGTAATCTGCCATACTACTTCTCCTTACTATCTCAAAATCTTACTTAATCTTTTCACAACTTCTTCGCAAAATCTGTACAAACAAGTCTTCTTAAATACTATTCTCAAATCATCAACAGCTTGTCTATATTGCTGACGTAATTCGTTGTCTATCATGTTATTCTCCAATTTCAACTATCTGTTTTGTATTAATATCATAGGTGCATAACTTACCACTTTCTGAATAATATGGTGACATATAACCATAACCTGAATTTCCTGCATATTCATTAAATACTATATAAACAACATGAGTTGTGGAATAATAATATAAATCATTTTCACCTTCTATCGAAACGAGCTTTGAATGATTATCATAATTTTTACTGCCTTCATAAGTACATCCAGTCATTCCAAAACACAATGTCAATCCTAATACAACTGCTAAAATTTTCTTTTTCATATGATTTATTCTCCCAACTCTTTTAGTGCATTAACAAGTTCAGCGAGTCTTGGATTTTCAGGATGCTCCTTTGCCATCTTTTCATATAAAGCAATATTATTCATCTTTTCAATCTCAGACTTTAGCTTCTTCTCAATAGAAGCTTTCTGCTTTGCAATTTCTTTCTGACGATTTTCCTCATCAATTCTTGCATTGTATGCGTTCATATTAACTACACCGACAACCTGAGCTGTCACACCTTTACCATACTCTTCGACTGTCTTAATTTCTTTTAAAATTCCAACAACTTTGTTGTCTTTTCCTCTTGCATTTACAATCAGATATAATGGATGATTGGTATCATACTTAACAATTTCATTAATATCTTCATCGTATAAAGCAAATCCATAATCCTTCTGATTATAATCATCTACTAAATTTACAATCGCCACTTTACTAAATCCTGTCATTTTATTATCCTCACTTCCATCTCTAATAATATCCAATTCACTTCTTTTAAACCAATATAATCCATTGGAGCTTGCTGCATTATACATTCCATCAATCTGAACCGCTATTGATCCACTTGTAGTCTTAATAACTTGTCCATATAGACCAACAATGTTTTCTTCTCTGTATTTTCTTTTATCAGTATATGTAACTTTTACTCGTTGATTTTGATATTCTTCATAATCGTAAATCTTGCTCATCGCATCACCTCCTGTTAATTTATTCTCCTAATCCATATCTTCTTAACCATTCTTTTTTATTTAATGTAGTTACACCACGTTTCTTTTGTTGCTTCCATACTTTAATAGCATATTCTTTTGTCATTCCTGGCACTGGATAATGTATTACGGATTTTGAAATTGTATATGGTTTTCCTATAGAAGCCATTTTAAATAAATCTAACAAATCAGTCATGTGATCTATTCTCCTTTGATATTAATAAGAGTACATTCACTTCTGTACTCTATGAGAGCATCCTTATTCCTCATCATTACATGTTAGGATCGAGGTGTGTTCCAAGGCATTATATTCTCAAATGAGTTTCAGCCTATACGCTCATCGGTTGACTGACTTGTTAGTTTCAGCCTTCACCTTTACCTTTTCACCATCTCAGGTTTTCAGTTCGTTTTACCTCATTTATATATTCTCTGCTAAAGCAGAAGAAATCTATGTTTCTTGTTCTTCTTTTTCCTTGCTCTTAGAAAGATCAATTTCCGTTTTGGATTTAACAATATATGTTTTATTTTCATAATCAATTAAGAATACATATCTTACATCCATACTTACACGTTTAACTGTTACTTCAAAACGTGCGATATTATCTTCTAATGCAAACATACACGATTTTTCGTCAACATGTTCATCGAATAATTCTTTAAGAATAATTGGAGTCTCACTTGCCCCTTTATAAATATGTAATGTGTATACTTTTTTATCTGGGAACATATAAAATGTATTTACCCAACTCCAATCGAGATAAAAGTTCACAGTGTTTCCAGAAGTGTGTTCAATTATTCTTGATAATTGATTAATCCTATCTGATAACCCTCTAATCTTTTCATCATACTTTTTTTGTGTTTCTCTAAAGATATCATCAGTTGTATAATCTTTTAATATTTTAAATTTTATCTTTTTTAATGGATTATTCATCTAATTTGCCTCTTCTCTGTTCTTTCATTACCAAATGGCTAACATTTACTGCTTCTCTCATAGCTTCTGCAAACTCATAAGCACAATCAGAAGTAAATCTTTCCTGCACTTTTGCAATATCATTTGTATCAACTTCACTATGAATCCTTGCGTCAATAATATATTTTCCGTCTTTACATTGAATATCTATCATTGTTTAATTCCATTCCTTTCCATTTCATAAAAGCAACATAAATCAACCGCATGATTTCTTTGAATAGTAATATTATCCACTTTTTCCTTTAATTCTTTATTCTCCTTTTCAAGTACGGTTATTCTATTTCTTAATACATCTTCTGTTGAAAACTTTTGAGTTCCAATTTGCTTATAATCAAACGGAACAGATTTAACAGAATAATTGCTAATATAATCTGTTGTTCCATCGGAATATGTAATTGTTGGTTCAAAGAATCCACGCTTCTTACACTCATCACAATGGCAAATAGATGAAATATATCCAATTTTACCTTCGTTATTTTCTACATAATCACCTTCATGGAATTGAATATCTGTTATATTATTCTCTTTTAGAACAATTGGATCTCTGAATGTAAGTTTTAAATATCCTTCACCTACATTTCTTTCACTAATAAATCTATAACCAAGATCTTCGTATTTTTTAATTGTATCTTTTGCTTCACATATTTTTACACCAACTATCATTTACTTACTCTCCTCATCTTCGCCTAAAATTTCCTTTCTTAATGAGTTCCAACCATCATCATAGCCATCGCAATATTCATCCATATATTCATCATTGCGTGTCTCATCTGGCAATTCTTTTAATGGACACCATCTTTGTCTAAAATCTTTCGGATAAGGATAATTAATTGTACGATTATTTAATGCCATACAACACATATCAGAATAATGACCACAAAAACATGGACATTTATCACAACTACTTGGCATGTCCATCACTAAAACAGCTTTACTCATTGTCTTGTTCTCCTATCTCCTAAACTTTTCAATCCAATCCTCGTAATCGTAATTCTTCATAAAATCATCAATATCAATCCAATACTCCTTTATGATGTTTCCAATTTTAGTAATACGAGAACCCCATCCGTTATCCTCATATCTAATATACTTCCCTTTTAAATCTTCCCAACTTCTTACACCTACAACTTCCATGATTTTTCTCATACAATCTAATCCAGCAGGCGAAGATTTTCTTTCATAATCCCATCTATTGTCATTTTTATTAACCCTAAATAACTGATCCAGTGCATATCCTCCTAATGCACAACCACCACTGCCAAGATCAAGACCAATGCTAAATGTTAAAATGTCATGGTCTTCAATATACAGCTTTACATAGTCAATTTTCGCATTCTTTATCTCCATATTCTCTCCTTTCATCACAAGAAATTCCGCTTTACTTGGAACTTCATATTCTGTTATTCTCTACTTAATCTTCTTCTCAACCACAACAATCGTGTCATTGTGCCAACCGCCATGAGGAACAAGTAGAATTTCCTGAATTTCAAAGCCATACTTCTTACCAATGCCACCACTATTCCAACTACAAGTAATTACAATACCATCTTTCTTTACGATTCTTCCTATCTGTTCCTTCTGCTTAGACCAATATGAAGCTTGTGTTGTCTGCATATTTACTGTCTGTCCAAGATTTTTGTAACATTCGCTTACCTGTCGTGGCGAGTATGGTGGATCATATAACACTGTATCTACTGAGTTATCATCGAATGTCTTTAAGAAATCTAGTGCATCCATATGGTAATCAGTATCATATTGTGTATCTAAGTCATTTGTTACTGTTGCCAATTTATTGCTATTAGCAAACGGATCAACAATCTTACCAGTTGCATATTTCTCAATTAATTCCTTAATTGGCTTAATTGAAAATGTGTTACTATTTGGCATCTGCCAGACTCTATTTATTATCATTATGTATCAGGAGTAAACGCTGCGTTTTCGGTATACCAAACCTCTTACTCCTTCCTGTTATGTTATTCTCTGTTACAACTTCATAAAACTCAAAATATGAGCTATAACATCAACAGTCCATCCGTTACCAATTGCTTCAAATCTTCTTGTTTTAGGCATTGCTTTTACATTGCCACTCTCATCCATTCCAAATTCTGTATAATTGTCTGGAAGTGTTTGAAGTCGTTCAATCTCTAATGGACATGTCTTTTTATATTTTTCTCCACCAAGCCAAACATTGAATTTTGTTTCTGTTCTACAACGTGGTACTGTTGGAGCTTTCTTATCTAAAAAGTACAGCCTGTCCTGCTGCGAATAATGACCTTTGCCACCAAGATCATATTTTATGTAATTCTCACACTTAATCATTGTGTTCCTGATTCTGTCATCAAAGTATTTGACTAAATCTGGATCATCACAGATAACATCTTTCACTAATAATCCTTTATCATCAGGAAGTGTGATATTTGGTATGTTCGTCCAATACAGACGTTTTCTTCTCTGAGCTGATAATAACTGACTATCAATCATAATTGGTTGTACACCCAATTCCTCACTAATAGCGTCTTGAATCTCATCAGCCATTCCATAATTGTTTTCATATAGGAAATATTTTGGATTTGTGTTATTCTTTGCTTCCACAAATTTCTGAAACAGTTTCCAACCTTCGCCTTCTGTATCAATTTCTCTCTTCAATTTTGCTGTTTTACTACACTTGGCTTTTGACCAGAACTGGCAAGGTGAACCACCTATTAATAGATCGACTCCATTAAAATCCTTGAAGTCGGTAGAAAATACGTCACCGTATCTTTTGATATCAGGATAATTATATCTACTGATTTTGATTGCATTCTCTTCAATTTCAAATGCGTTATACTCACTGACTGGAATATTGGTTCTATCTAATGCAACTCTTCCACAAGAGATTCCATCAAATAAACTTAACACTCGTAGCCCTTGAGAATTATTTTTTTCTTTATTCTCTGTCAAAATACACTATTTTACAGAGGTTACGTAACCATAATTACCTAGGAGTTACTGCTTAATTCCTTTCTTCTTAATTATTTTGTTGTAAAATCCTATGGAATTTGCACGTCTGCGAAAACCATAAGAAAAAAATATTTCTTGTTACTTTTAATTGGAAAATTTGGCTGATCAGCCGGGAATAGAATTACTTCTATATTAGATTATTCTCTACATGCTTTCTAATAAAACTGTTTCCAATTCAATAGAACCCCAATTATTATTTGGTCTAATATAAGCGATTGATAAAACAGAACACTCATAACCAGGAGAATCAAATGCGTCTGTAACATCCAACTTAAAAGAAATGTTCTTCTTAGTTAATTCCTGCTTTAACTCGTCCACGACATCATAATAATTTTCTTCATCTTCTCTGTAACGATGATAATATTCATGTTCTTCATCAAAATACTTGTCCAAAATTTCTTCTATAATATCCATCCATTTCACCTCACTTTAATATTTAATCCAACCATCTGTAATACCAGTCATCCAACAAATAAGATCTTCTCTATCATTTTTTAATCTTCCATCTATTACACGAGTTAAGATTTCATTGAGCCAGTAGCCAACTTCTTTTCCACTTTTAATGAGCATTGTATCCATTACATCTTTTCCATTAACTGCTAAATCCTTTAGAGAAAAACATTCATCATCTTGTAAGACTTCTTCTAAAATATATTCAATGTTATCAATCTTTTGCAATCTAGTTTCCTGATTCATGTCTGCTTGTGCTTTAATATCAGCTCTGCGAACATTTAGTAATCTTCTGAACTGTTCCTCTCCGATTTTATTAAGCCATCTCTTGATATATTTCTTTCCCACCTCAAAAGTAGCATCATGATAATAGACTAATTCAACGACCTTTTCTCTTGTATCATTGTCAAATCTTAATCGCTTCATTATTTCATTGGTCATATCAGCACTGACTCTTCCATGACCTTTGAAATGTCTGATACCATCTTCTCCATCCTGATAACAATGTGGTTTTCCTATGTCATGAAAGAACACCGCTAATGATGTAATTAAATCTATTGGATTTAAGTCTTCTTCACAATCACATTCATAAGCTTGTACTGCATGTACTGTATGATTCCATACATCATAAATGTGATATGGATTATTCTGTTGAAAGCCAAACATATCTTTAATTTCAGGAATGAACAACGAGAATACTTTGTGATATAAGACCATTTGTACACAGAAATCACTCGATGCAGCAATTTTACAGAACTCACTATTGATCCTTTCAATAGATATATTCTCCAAATTCTTATACATTTTAGAAATATTCCAATCTGTATCAGGTTCAAGGACAAATCCCAACTGTGATGCAAACCGAATGGCACGTAAAATTCTTAAAGCATCTTCTGAAAATCTATCCTCTGCTCTACCAACACATCTGATTTTATAATGCTCAATATCTTCCATGCCATTAAACGGATCTACAAGACCAACTTCATCATTGTATGCCATCGCATTGATTGTAAAATCTCTACGCTTTAAATCTTCTTTAAGATTTCGTGTAAATGTTACACTATCAGGTCTACGACTATCTGAGTAATTACCGTCAATTCTGTAAGTGGTACATTCATATCCATCACCGTCAATTACAATGGTAATAGTTCCATGTTGCAAACCAGTTTCAATAATTCTCTTGTCCTTGAATACTTCCATCATTTCATCTGGTGTGGCAGAAGTTGTAATGTCATAATCGTGAATTGGTCTGCCAAGAATACTATCTCTCACACAACCTCCGACTAAGAAAGCCTCATATCCATTATTTTGTAGACTATGTATGATTTCATTTGCACCAGATGGAATTTCAATTTTTAGATTAGATTTCACCTTTTACCACCCTTTCATTTACACTAGCAACAAATTCATTGATAGCCTTATAATTAGGATTATCAGGAAGATTTGTGTTCTTCTTCGCATAATCCAATCTCTTTTCATAATCATTTACCATTTCAAAGAATTCTGGGATTGGCTGATCGTTGCTATCCAAATACTTACCATTACGAATATCCATAAGTAAATCATGTTCGTCTTCTCTATACGTGATTATTCTCTCTTTTTCAAGAATATCCAAACACATCATATACAGACGAATCAAATGCATTGAATGTTTAGCGATTTTACCATGTTCAATTGCTTTTTCATTTCTCTTACCAATTTTTCCATACTGATGAACTGTATTCTGAAGCTCATTCCACATAGAACAATAATCTCTTAATGGATAATGATGCAATTTTACATCCATAAATATCTCTGTGTCATAACCTTTCTGCACAGCTTTATCAATATATAATTTCATAGAATCATCTTCATATGGTGTATATTTCTTTGTGAAGTCAGTCTGCATAAATTCAAGAGTCTTTAGAATATGTTTCTCTAATTCAGACTGCGACATCTGATGTGCAGCTTTCTGATTTAATCTGTATAATTGCTGATTAGCATAACCGCCAAACGAATGACAAGCTCTCTTTGATAAAAATAAATGTGCATTGTCAATTAGCTCTTGACCAATAGGTGATACATAAAAGTAATGTTCAGGCTTATTTCCAAGCATTTCTATTGTATTAGGATTGGTGTTGCTCAATAATGCGACCAATTTATTAAATGCATAAATCGTGGTATCTGTTTCATTGTTTACAAATTGGTCAAAATTCTCATTAGTGAGAATCTGCATTTTGCTATTCAATGCACAACCACGAATATCTAAATCACTACCCTCATTATTTGTTCCATATGCATGACTTCCACCAAGAGTTAAGATAATGATATTGTTACCCAAATTCTTATCTGTTCTCAGGAAGTCATACTCTTTTGATTTTAATTTGTCCTTAATCTGTTCAATTGTCATTGTCTTAACCTCCAAAAATTCCGCAAGAAATGTGCGTTTCATTCCAATGTAAAATATATACCATATATAGTATATATTGCTTGTTTTTAATACTATATACGGTATATTGTAACAACTACTCGCCTAACTCTGCAAGTGCCTTATCCAGATCCTCATCAGACATATTTTCAAGTTTTGCATCCTGTCTCTTTGCTTTGATTTCAAGCAATCTCTGTCTCATCTCAGCATTTTTCTTAGCGTCTTCTCTCTTCTTTTTCTCATCCAACTTCACGCTAACAATATACTTAACAATTTCAATCTTGTTAGAAATCTCCTCGTCTTCCTTTGACTTAGTATTCAGAAGGCTCTCTTCCTCAGACTTCTTTACTTCCGCATTGAGTGTCTTAAATACTGAGTCCAGATTTGCGAGAGATAAATCCCACAAATCAATTACGTTAATCATTCCTCTGAATGGGAACTGATAGTTAGCTCTTGTTGCATTAATAAATAATTCGTTGTTTGTCATAATAATAATCTCCTTTTCTAATTAAAACTTAATCTTCATTACACGCTCTGTTGCACCCTTAACCTTAACAACTAAATCTGCTCTCTTTGTCATAGAGAATCCAATTCCTGAAAGCTGATCATCAGTATCTTCTACATGACACTTAGCACCTAAAGCCTCAAATACTCTCTTATGCTTTTCAAGGTCACTCTTTAAAAATTCATTGTAGTATCCATTAGGACTTTCATTATTCACACAATCCTTCAGGAAGAAGAATAAATGTCTATGACCAATTCCATCCTGTTCATCAAAATAGTTTGGACTATAACTAATTACTGATACAGGAACAAACTGATTTGTATTTACGCCCCAAATCTCACGACTTGAAATAGATGAACTTCCAGACAGCTTTTCCTTAATTGAGAAGTTGCCATTCTCATCAAGTGTAACCTCTGCCACCTGAACATTACCAGAAACAGGACTATTATATTCAAACGCAAAAATCTCACCATTGAATTCAATTTCTGCCTTAAATCCTTTGCTTCCTCTTGCTGCATACTGATTGACAAAAAACTTATAAACACCTGGCTTCATATGAGACATATCTGCCCATGTAATATTTTCCACAGAAGGTTTTCCTGCCATCTGCGTCATAGGGCGTGTAATATCAATATCTAACTGACCTCCACATCTTGAAGTCTCTGGTTTTCTACAATTACCAAAATATATCTCGTTTCCATCAGGTTCTTTGCAATGTGCATCAAGGTCACTGTTGTCATTTTGTCCCTCATTCCACATGATTGAAAATCTGAGTACACCATCAACATTACCACCAGCCGCTTTAACATTCTGCTTCATATCTGAATCTGTAATATTTCCTGAATAAGCCCAAGATAATCCATTATTCCACTTGAACATTGTCTTAGCATCTGGATTAACTGGTGCAATCATAGATACAAAGTTCTTCTCATGCTTATTCTCTACAAATGCTTCAATCTCCTTTGCAGTTGGAAGTACCTTATCAATAAAATCCTGTGCTGAAATCTCCTCAACCTTAGAAAACTTCTTAGGACTTACAGCAACATCTTTTTCCATCTGACCAAAAATATCATCTGCGCCAACCATTCTTCTTGCAGCACTCTTATTTGAGAACAGTACATTATTTACAGTAATATCATTCAGATTAGCAAATCTTCTCTGTAATGAATCCATATATCCAAGTTCTGTAATGGTTTTCTTTGCATCCTCAAGCATCTTCTTTGTAAAAATAGCCTTTGGACGCTTATAATTACTTGGAGCGACAATCTGCTCATACTTCTTAACTGCTGTGTCAAGATCCATATCCTCACTCACATTGATAAGAAGTGTTCCAATAGAATGATTTCTAATTCTACCGATAGCCATACCTGCTGTTACCGACTTCTCCCAAGCATATAATTCTTTCTCTGAATCAGAAGTCAGCTTATCATATTCCTTCTTATACTTCTTGAACTCTGTGAGTACGCCTTTCCACTCTTCACCCTTATAAAGTGTATTTGAATTGATAAGTTCAAGAATTGTATCAAGTGCTTCCATAGTAATCTCATCAAGAGAACGCTTAAATACATTTCTTGTATCTCTAAACTGTCCTTTAACTTCCTCATTAGAACGACTACTTCTATTTACAAACTTACTTGGAAGCTCTAAGAAGAAATGATCCCACTGATGAGACTTTCCATTGATTTCCTCAAAGTTAAAATCTGTACCAATCTTAGGAAACTTAGTTGTATAAATATCTGTAACTGTATGAGCTTTTACAAAAGCATCAAGTGCATCGCATACTGGCTGATATGTTGTATCGCCAAGATTCAGTTCCCAAATTGTGTGAATCTGATTATCCTTGATGGTGACAGCAGAACCAATATTCTTAATAAACTGTCTACAACAACTACAATCATGCTCTCTACGCTCTCTGAAAATCTCATTTGTACCAGCAGGGAAGCTATCAAGATATGTATTCCATAATTCATCCTTATCTACATTTACCTCAAATAAATGTGTTGCCTCTTTCTGCATTTCATCGAAGTGCTTCTGTAAAGCCTTCTTAAACATCATAAATCCATCCATGTTTTGTACCTCTTCTTTCTTATATTTATTTTTTTTAATTGTTTCTACTGTTATATTCTCCGTTTATATCAAACCAGTTGCCTTATCTGGATTCTCATTAGCCCATTTTATCCATCTTTCAGCATAAGATTCAGTTTTACTATTTAATCCAAACACTTCTCTTGTAAGTATATATCCCTTACCAATCGACTCTTCCATTTCTTTTGTGTTGTTATCTACGTCATCTGCGTCTAATGGTCGAAACACTGTCTTGGTAAAATATCTTCTACCATATTTCTTTGTTGTCGTGATTTTATTTATCTTATCTTTATATAACTTCCATACACCAGATGAATCTTTATTGATCTGCCCTACATAATCTTCAACGTTTAGCATATTGTCTCCTTTCTTAATTTCGCATGAAACGAAGTTTCTTGTGCTGTTTTATGATAAAAAGAATGTTATTCCACCAATAAAATTGTTTGGAATATTTTTTTTATCACATTCATATGCATACTCAGGATCTTCGTCATAAACATTTATAATTGCAGGTATCCATCCATCAACATATTGTTTATCCACATTACACAAGTCTAAATCTTCATCGAATTGTTTGAGTTTTTCTATTACATCTTTCACACTCATCCATTGATTTTGATCGCCTTTTTCGTTTGAACTTATTAAACAAACAATTTTTATTTTATCTGTTTTATAGTCTCGATGAGTGTTAAACAAATATCTTGTATCAACCATCATTTCTTTTATATCAATAATTGGTTCAGCGAACGGCTGAAATGGAGAAGCGGCATTAAATTTGATCATTGCTTTATTATTAAGATTTTTGCAATGCCACTTAATATCTTTGCCAAAAATATTTTCTAAAATATATTTAACAGTCATTATTAAATACTCCTTTCATTTTCCAAAGATCGAAGTTTACTGTGGTTTCTGTTCTTCGTCTATAAAATATGTATTTCCATATTCATTGACTTTCTCGGTCAAATTCATTCTTGCATAATCAAGAACGTCTGATGCGAAATTTGCCATACATGGATAACATAGATAATGCATAGTTTTTCCTACATTCATTTCTACTAACCCAATTTCTATTCTTCCACAAATATCGCATGACTTATTTCTAATCCATTGACTCATATAACTCCGCTCCTGACTATCTTTTATACTCAATCCACCTATCTGAACCCTTGAATTTCACTTTTACTTTCGTATGGCATCCGTCTGGAATAGATTTTAATGATTTATAGTCGCCTATAATTGTTGCTGTTTCCAAAACTTTGTGATTCTTCTCACATTCCATTGCTTTTCCTTTATCTGCATAATCGGTATTACAGAACTGACAAGTATATAATGTCTTTGTAATCATATAAGTCTCCTTTCCAATTTACCAAATTCCATTTACCGTTTTATCAATAGCCTCTCTCATCACTCCACCAGTCATTTTATTCATTGTATCTGCAACAAGACCTTTGAATTCTGCTCTTATTCGCCTATTATGACGAGTACAGGGTTTTGAACAATAATTGTTCCTTCTACATTTTTCACAATTACCATTCAATTTCCACTGTTCATTTTCCTGAATCTGTTCCATAACTTAGTCTCCTCTTCTATCTAAAATCTTCTGAATAGTTTTCTTATCTTTATCAGATAAACTATCCCAATCCAACTTAAAACTTTCACAATTTTTATGCTGATTCCAACCATCATCACAATCATAAGAATAACGATACTCACAATAATCACATGCCATTTATATTCACCTCTCTTCCAAAGAAATCGAACTTTACTGTTATAAAAACATTTTAATTTCCGCTTGATATAGCGAATCATATCCTTGCATTAATTTCCAAACACAGAAATTATGATCATTACCTTTATCTACAAACAACACGCAACTCTCATTTATATCTTCTATACAATAATTCTCTTTGATATAATCAATATCAATACCATTTTCTAATTTACAGTAATAGATATTGAATTTTTCTCTATGAATATAATCTCCAATCATCGTTGTTAATAATAAACAAAGCATAACTGGCAGTTGTAAAAGAAAAAGCAGCACTAATGCTTCTTCTGTATCTGTTACAAAGAATTGTCTTATTGTACACATCTCCAATAAGATAATCATAATCACAAATAAAATTCCAAAAAACAGATACCACTTATTAGCTGACCACACTTCTTTTGTTTTAATTTTTGTTTTGTCCATTTATTCTAACCTCCTAATCCAAAGAAAGAGAATTTTCCTAGCAACCTGCCGATTGATTATTTATGCATTTAAACTCGTCAAGATAACATTTTTCATTTTTATTTTTAATATATTCTCTTCCATCAACATCAATATATACTGACTTATCACTAACTCTATCCGTTTCTGTGTTATACACACAAACTAATTTATCTTGTTTAGGAATATCCTTATCATGCCACATTCTTATTCCATTAAATTCATCTAAATTTTGTTTGCCCAAAAGATACAAACCATTGTTAAAGGGCTTTGTTTTCCATTCTTTTAATAACATTTTTCGTTTTCCTTTCTTTTTATAATATACTACTCTCACCCTGATTAATTTCTTTACACTTCTGCTCACATTCTTCCAATGTCTTAAATAAAGAACTTTCTCCTCTATTTCTTACATTGATGTAATCATCAACAGCATCAATCTTATACTTAATTGTGATGGCATCATTCCAAATATTAGCAATAATTCTTCTGATTCTAACCTTATGTGGAGCAACCACTGTCTGCTTTCCTACAATTTTGCCTGAATCATCACACTGTTTACATGGAATTTCATAACTATTGTAAAAAATCTTTTTAGTTCCTTTACAAATCGGACAAATAATGGCTAAATTTTCTCTTGCATAGGTATAACATTCTTCACCAATTTCAAACTTGTTATCTATTGTTTTCATTTTCAAACACCTCCTATATAATAAATAATGTGCCATACGAGATTCGAACTCGTGACAACTCGATTAAAAGTCGAGTGCTCTACCAACTGAGCTAATGGCACATAACTAGGCTGGTGGGACTTGAACCCACGAATGACAGGATCAAAATCTGTTGTGTTGACCGCTTCACCACAGCCCATTATAGATGAACTTACTATATTGCAAGTCCATCATATTTGTTATACATACTCACGCCAATGACGTGCAAAGAAACTACCATTTCCTTTGTCCTTATTGAACTGAATAACGCCAGTTTTCTTCATCTTATTGTGTGCGACCTCACGATCCAACCGTCTTGTGTAATTGATATGTAACTGTTTTCTTATTCATAAAATTATTCTCCCTTCTTATTGTTCTTCTTTACAACATGTGCTGCCTTTTCCTTGGCAATCTTATTTTCGATCTTTACCATTTCACTCTTGAACTTACCAATTGGTCTACATCCAATACCCATATTCTCACCGCCTTTCATTTTTACGCTATCTATATAATCAGGAATTATATATCGAGTTATAAGATATAAGATATTAGAATGTCAGAATTGACCATGTATATAAAATAGATGACACTACGAAATATAATTCCTGTTATTGCTATCAACAAAGACATATACTTCGCAGATTTACATGTATTTTTGCATTACAATTATTGCATCGTAAATATCTTTTATTCGTATTTTCATCCATAATTGTATCTTGAACCTGATATACATTACGTTCATAACACTTATTACATGTAGTGAAAAATTCCTGTGGAACAACATAACCTTGATATGGAATCAATCTTGTCATTTAACTTAACACCTCACTAACATTGATTTGTCTGTGAACTCCAATTGGTTACGATAATTGTGCATTTTACAATCATGTTCCAGATCACTACTATATGTTTGAACTTGGTTTGGCTTTGCCATATACCTATAACAATGTTCTCTTCTATCACAATCCTTACCAAAGCACATACTAATATCCGGCATTACGCAGCCACCTCCTTTATTTTAAGCCACTCCTGAAAAGCATCTTTTATCTGGTTGTAATTAACATTCTGATCTGTTGTAAACTCACATGTATTATCAGCATATCCGCTAATAAACTTATTAAACTCATTATCTTTATCGCAGCTATACACATATGCAGCCATTGCCAACAATGCAGGATATGCCTGATGGTATAACGGAGATGACATTCTTACTGTATCTTCGATATAGTCCTTATAATCTTGCATATCATCATCTGTAATATTTGCATTTACTACATTATGTACAAATTCGATATTAGTCATTTCATTATCATTTGTAGTAACTGTTACTTCATTATTCTCTGTTTTATCCTCGATATGTAAATAGTTCATCATCAGTGCTGTATATGTATTAATCTTTTGAGCAACTAACTTCTTCCCCGTTGTCCCTGGTTCCTTGTCCAACAAATCATAAGACCAATCACCAATCATTACATTGTGTAACTTTTCTGGAATAGCTTTGATAAATTCTGCAAATTTTTCGTCAGGAAGGTTCAATTTTGTAAATTTATCAAATACTGATACCCATGCAGATATATCCTTCTTTACAAAAATATCCTTCAAGTCTTCTCCGCAGCATTTTTCCATTCGCTGAAGAATTGTTCTCACAGTTTCGAATTCTTTATGATTGCTACATTCTTCAAGCATTGCATTTGCGGATTTCGCATCTTTCTTAAACTGATCCATGTGGAATAATGCCATTACACTTCCACATACAAGCTGCATATAATTTCCATTTTTTCGATCTGGATCTGAATACTTCATAGTATTCTTAAAAAATCCTTCTTCTCCGATACTTTTAATCTGTCTTGCATATGTAGGAATCCAAGTCAATGCTTTCTGACTTGCACCCATTGACTTGTGATTGTTATATCTACGAATTAATTTACTAATATCATCCATAGTACAATTCTGATGTGTCACAATTCTTAACTGATAACGATCAAATCTCTTTTTAAGTTCTTCAGGAAATTCATCAAATGTGTGTCCTTTTAAATGAAATGATTTCTTTTCCCAAAGAAAATTATTATCTTCATCTCGAACAGCAACTCCATTTTCATCTAAAACCTTGGACTGATAATTAATTTCATCATCTTCTATTGCCGATGTGAATTTATAATTACCATAACGAATTTTTATTAATGCAGAAGTTCTTTGCATTGCATCCACAATATACTTCTGTACAATTCCTTCAGAAATTACAATCTCACCCAAAATAATTGGAGGAAGATAATCTCCAGTCAGAACTGTAACACCAATACCATTAATGAAAGTATTATCACTACAGAAATAACGCTGAACATCTTGATTATCAGATACGTCACCATCTCTAACCTCTGTAAGATAATTAACTACTGGTACACTTTCTTCTCTAATTTTTGCTACTGCCATCATAATTTCTTCCTCCTCATAATAATTAATCTACATTTCTTTTTAGTTCTCTTATGTTTTCATAAGCTTGAATAATTGAAATATTTTCTAAATATTCTTTATTATTCATATGTAATAAATCTTTTATCTCTTTAGATTGATACCCTTGCGCTAATAATGATACGATTTTTCGTTGTTTATTTGACAGTCTATTCAAATAATTTCGAATTCGTATATCACTTATATTTTCTCCATACAATTCTTTATAGATATCAAATTTAGACGGAATGGTATCTTCAAGAGACAAACCATCATCTGTTTCCATATGTATTGAAATCAATTGCTTCGCAGGAATACGTTTCTTTCGATTACGATCTCGTAATTCTGTCTTAAATTTACGAGTAATGTTTCCTGTGATGTATGTATGGAATGACGACTTTGAATCGTCATATGTATTTACACTACTCATAACAACATCGGAAGCAATCTCATAAAAATCTTCGTAATCCTTTCGAGAAATACCACCCATCTTGATTAACATTGGTTGACACAAACGAATTAATTTTGCCATATTATTTTTATGGTACTCATAAATTAATTCATCTTTTTGCGTTTCGTTCATTGTAATACCCCCTATTTATAACTGCTTTATTCAGATATTCTCCAAAAGACAACTCATTCTTATCCAAACGTTGTTTCTTTGTCTCAGCATAACAACGAGGACATCTACAATATTTTTTATTTCCATTATGCGAAAACGACATCGTAGGAATCATCATAACTTGGCAATTGTTACATAACACCATAATTAAATACCTCCTTTAAAAATCAAATAACTCATTCAAAACTCGTGGTTCATATGTACGGTGATCCATTCCAGCAATAGCTTTTTGGATTTCATCTGTTGCAGTTTCGGATATCTTCTTACTCAAGATAATATCAACAACCTGCAACTCATTTTTAATACTTCTCCGTTTTATTCTCCTATCCTTAATCATCTTGTATGCTTTGTAACCTTGTGCCGCATTCAAATTACAGAACTCTATGTAATGATTCACATCAGACAATTCCTGGTCAACCTTACTTAATTGTTGAACCAATTCATCTTTCCTATGTAATGCTTCAGTTGCAAGTCCATTCAGCCCATCAATTTTGTCAATCCAACGTTGAATGTTCTCAGCAGTCGATACCCTTTCGGTATTTTTTTGTGCGGTTTCTTGTGAAATCTGCTTAATAAGTTTTGATGGCTCATCAATTTTCTGCACACGAAATACCGATTTCAATGCTTTAGACAAGTTACTTTGGAAGATTCCTGTTGCTTGTTTATTGGAAAAAACGTCAGCAAGAGCCTCACAAGACGTAGGAACATATTTACCCTTCCTGTCTCGCATAATCCATCGAGTGCCATCAGTAATAACATACTGTGCCATTTCATCACTCCTTTATTTAATTTTAATTTAATAATGGAATATAAAAGATACTATGAATTGAGAAAGTATTGACTTTCTGAATAAAAATATGTAATATTATATAAGGTGTATCTAGTATATACCGTGTGTTGATGCAGTCAAGAGGAGTCGCCAAACTTAATCTTGACTGCATTTTTATTTTTCCGTCCACAAGCAATGATAGAACATATGTTTGCTTTTGTCAATATTTTTACAAAAATTTCTAATTCATGCAACTTTTGTTATTCTAAGTCATTGTGTCTTGACTTTTTTAGAAGTATTGTTCCAAGTTTTCCTTTTGGAATATAATTAATCGGATCAGGCTGGTATTCAGTAAAAACACGAATCTGATTTAATAAATCATCGGCAATTTGGGCAATCGTCTTTGCCTTCTCAAACATATCCGAACACTCAACAAACATCTGTGAAGTAAATTCTTCATTGCAATCTTCCTGCTCCAAATCTCTTACGGCAACAAGAACCGTTGCATTTTTCTTTGCAATTTTTTTTGCTTCATCAATAGTCGTTATTATAAATTCCATAATACTCACTCCTTTATTATTCTCCAAAATTTGCTTCATAAACTTTCTTAATTGCTAATTTGGTATCGTTGTCAGTAACTGAACCGATTTTTCGGATAATTCGCTGACTACTAATTACTCGCATCTGTTCTCCCAACACAACTGAATCTGTTTTTAATCCGTTATCGGTATCCTTATGGATAATAGTATGTGTTGGCATTTCAAGTGATTTTAATTTCGAACTCAATGGCATAATTATAGTACAAGAACTATGAATATTTCCCATATCATTCTGTATAACAAGCACAGGTCTAACTCCACCCTGTTCTGATCCAATTGTTTTTCCTAAATCAGCTTGTACAATATCGTATCTTCTAATATCCATAAGCATCCTCCTTTCTCTTTTGCTTTCTATGTTTTGTATTATATACAATACTATATATATTGTCAAGTATTATTATAAATATTTTTTATATTTATTTTTTTAAATATATATGGTATTGTATATGTAAAGGAGGATCATTAATATGAAACTATCTATACAAAATAAACTGAAAGAAAAAAATATGTCCCGATATGAATTAGCTAAAAAAATCAACGTAACATATCCAACAATCGACAAGATTTACAAAGGAGAATCTACTGCAATTAAGCTTGAAACACTTGAATCAATATGTAAAGTTCTTGATTGTTCCCCTAATGAAATACTTGTATCAGAAGATCCGCAGGTAGCAAGACTGTTGACATATCATTACTTATTATCTAATAACCAGGACGATGATAAATAACTCATCGTCCTTTATATATTCTCTTTTTATATAACCCTTAACTCATTTGCCATATTAATTGCTGCTTGATACTTGTCCACATCATCTGTGAGCATACGAATTATTCTTCCAAAATCATCCGACTTCAATGAGATAACTGGCATATTCTTAACTATCTCATCTCCCTTACCTGCAAGTACATTATGAATGAACTCTCCATGATCGTTAATCAACTGTCTATTTTTCTCTTCTGTTAATCCAATATAGTTCATAGTAGTCTGAAGGTCTGTGTGATTGAACAGCTTCTGAAGAGATAATAAACAATCAGGATCGAATGGATGAGTTTTATGTATCCAATAACCGAAAGATTTACGCAAGCTATGTGAACTTACGGCATATTGGATGTTGGCTGCTTCTACCGCTTTCTTTAATTTCTTTCTATAATCATCTGTCTGCCACTTTACAACATCGTTATACTCAACAACATAATGAAGATATTCACCAATCGTCTCATATTGTTTCTGCTTTTTGTAAGCTGAAGTAATATTTTCTTTTCTTTTATCAGAAAAATCTTTTTGTAACGCATCACACCAAATCTCTACATTTCCATATATAATAGAATTAACATCTCTCTTTAACCATGTTGTCTTAGGATCATATTCAAAAATATAATCATTGTAATGTTTCATCGGATCTACTTCTGTATGCGACAAATAATTATCAACTGCTTCCCATACCATATTACTCACAGGAAGATTAGTAATCTTTCCTGTTTTCTGTTCTTCAATAGTATCAATCTCACTCTTTCGATTTCCATTCTCATAATATAAATCCGACCACTTCATCATTACTGTATCGCCAATTCGTCTGCCAAGAAGCAATTCCAATAATGTGATTAGATATCCGTCCCATTCGTTGTTCTTCTCAAACCACTCTACAACATTTTTAATATCTGACATATTCCAGAATGGTTGCACTTCTGTTTTTCCTTTTTTCTTAGTTGTATAGTTTTTTGTCTGTGCCATATTTATCAACCTCTTTCTTTCTATTTACATCGGTGTAACAATTCCTCATCATCTATGATGTTTCCAATAATACTTAGAAAAATATCTGGATCTGGATAAACACATAATTTGACAAAATCCATTACAAATGGATTCTTATTGATTTCTTCTAATATCCACTGTAATTTTTTTTCATCTTTGTAGCATCGTAAAATACAATAATATCGTTTTCCTGTTTGCATATTCTGTAAACACACAACATCTTTTTCGTAAATTGGAGTAGGTGCATCCCATCCATAATAGGGATTGTGCAAAGAGAAGCACATGCATACTGTATCTTTATTAATTTTTACCGATTCGTTCGATGATGTTTTAATTTCATCACATCCTATTAAGGTGCCTGTTACCCATTCTCTGCTCCATCTTTTTTTTGCTCTATATAATTTAATAATATCTATGCTAGGGCTAGAAATCCAATTTGTTGTACTCATTATAATCACTCCTTTACTTGTATCCATATTCTCTCTTTAATTCTGGAATCTTTGCTCTTATTTCGTTCACATCGTCGCACCATCTGACTTCAATACTCTTTACATCCTTACCTTCAAATACACAAAATAAATCTTTTATATGATCCTTTTCTCTCTGTCGTGGTCGTTGAATTCCATCCATAATAATTCGACCACAGGACAAACAAATAAATTCGCTTCTCTTTTTTGGATTTCCGTTTTTACAATTATTTTTCATATATGTATTCTCTCCTTTCGTTTTTTTTACAATAAAAAAGAAGCAGGTTTAATTTCTGCTTCTAATGTTTCAAATCATTCGTTACACTTTTAATAAGATGACTATGCCTTATATAATCTAAAATAATCATACGTACTCTTGAAGAAGATATATTATTCATTACTGCAAGATGATTCATACTAATTCCATTCATATAATTTTTCACAATAGATTTATTTCTATCGGATATTTGGACAATTTCAAGATATTGTATAAGATCTTCATTAATAATAATATCTTTTAGTTGGTTCATGTAATTTCCCCTTCTTCTACTGTTACTCTTTTTTTCTTTTTGGTTTATATTTTAACTCGTTTGGATAATCAATTATATACTCCGTTCCCTCTGCCTTATCTTTTAAAATCAGATTCATTTCCAGAGCATCCGCAATTTCCACTAATTCAAGAGATGAAAATTTATCCCTTGTCATTTTGTTACTTAAATTTTGCCTTGTTGTGTTGGTTGCTTCCGCAAGTTCTGCTTGTGATATATTTTTTACCTTTATTATTTCTTTTATAACTGTGGTTGCTGACATATTTACTCCTTTGCTTTTCTCATTTTTTATATATCATGTCAGTTACAATCATTTTTCCAAAATTTTCCTTTTGGATAAGAATTTAAACTAAATCTTTTTGCTTTTAATAATTCACCATATTCCATAATTATATCTCCAAATTTTCAAAAGAAATCGTCATTTACAGTGGAATTTTACCACTGTTATACTTCCCAATTCTCTTTCCAATCTCTTCGTTACTTGGACACTTCTGTAGCTGATTTATTGAAACATGTCGCTGTTCAATATAACCATCTTCCATTTCAAAATCAACATCTGCTTCCGCATTTGTTTCCCATGCATAATCTACAAATGTTCCAAACAATTCTAAATTTTTATGAAACACTCTATCGCCTTTTTTAAATTTCATCTATATCACCTCTTCTAATCTTCCAAGTAAATCATTCTTTCTTTTTATCTTTGTAAAAAGTAAATATAAAACCATTTTGGATATCCGTCTTGCCAAAATTCACAATAATGCCTATATCTGCTTACTTTATTCTCTTTGTATAATTCTGCGAGCAGCCTACCAATTTCAGGAACTTTCGGTGCTCCATATAGATACCATTCTATTACTTTCGGATTAAATTCATTTATATATGCGTTTACAAAATTCTCTGATACAACATCAATAAACCCATCTTTGTGTTGTAACATATAATTGAGTATCCATTGCTTTTTGCGTTCTTTTATAGCATATCACCTCCAAGGAAAGTTAAATTTGCTTGGTTTTATAATTCTCAAACTCTTTTGTGTCTTGAAAATGTTCTCTAAATACAGAATCTCCATATTTTAAACATTCATATCCCCAAGGATAACCTTTGTCATCAACTTTTATATTTAATTGTTTACATTTTTCACAATCTCTGTTACAAACCATTTTAATCACCTTTCTTGTACTGCACTTTTCTCAAATAAACATAATACCTTTGGTGATAATTTTATTCCATCAGGAGCATATACATCTTGTTCGAATAATTTATGGATATATCCATTTTTCTGAAATGTCATCATAATTTCCACACTAGATGTACTTGTCGTACATTCCATTAGAACTCTCATATTATGTTCTTTTGCATATTTAAGGCACTGTTCTGCACTAAATACATCGCTTAATATTAATAAGTCTTTTTCGTCTTTTGAAAATTTAGGTATATATTTACTCATTTTAATCTTCCTTTCAATTTCACAAGAAAACTTGGTTTCATTGGTTTACATACAATCTTTAATCATTTGTTCGATTTTAGGACTATCTGGACTTATGCCAAGACACCTAATCCATCTTTCGGCACATTCACAGAATCCTTTATGATACATAAACTCTGAATTTTCTTCCAATTCATCAGCATTAATATTCTCGTCTTCCATAAATAATCTTACTTGTACTTTATGATCTGCATACGACATTAATAAATTTTCGATTGCATTTCCTGTAATATTCATATCTTTCATATTGCTTACCTCCAAATTTCTAATTATTCTATTCCAAACCAATCATTTTCTCAAAATACATAGCAGCCCTTCCATTTGCGCCTTCGTATTTACGTCCAATACAACCAATTAATGCCGAATCTAAAGACATATAAGAATTATTTGTATCAGCATAATTAATATATGTATGCCATAAATGTTTAGGTGCAGTTTTGCTTTCGTATTCTATAATCTGATATTCTCCAATACAATGTATATCAATCACTTTGCCCCATGTAAATTCTTCCTTTATTAATTCCAGCTTTTCATCAGGTGTCGCTTCTCTTACATCAGCATCCTTGATCGTATCTAACTCGCTAAAATAGCAACTTCCATAATTACATGGATGGAACTTAAAATCATTTTCGCTTTTTACTACTGTTCCAATCTGATTTTTGTATACAACAATGTCTCCATATTTCATATATTTTTACCTCCAATCTTCAAATGAAACTATTATTTACTGTTTATTATAAAAATCAAAATCTCTTATCACACGTTCTCTATTTTCTTCTGTATCCGGCAAATTGTACCCACTTCTATCGTCACCTAAAAATAAATCACCATTATTATTAATTCCACACTGTAATCCTGTTTTCTTATTCTCTTTAAATATAATCATATCAATCACTTTCCAATCTTTAATATTTCTCTTTCAAACCACTTCACCAAATCCTCAAAATCAATCTTAGTATCACATATAATTGCATATGCTGTATTATAATCAATTATATATTCCAATGCATATTTGACTTTGTTCGCTTTTACATCAACATATCTATATATTTGATACTCTTTATTAACTGCACATATATAATCTACAGAAAATAGTGGAACAGTTTTACTCTGCTTTTGTAGACAATCAACAAATGATGTTGATTTTAATTCAATGATTTCCACTAATTTATCTTTATATTTTGCTTTCATTATAATATATCTCCTAATGATTTTATTGCATCATCCAAGCTATCAATAGCTTCTTCCATCAAGTCAATCGCATCTTCCGAATCCATACCTCGCATACTGCTCTGTAATCCTTCGGGCATATTATCGAATGCATCCTGCTCTTGATCTAATACAATAGATAATTCTGACGATACATCTGTAATTTCTTTCTTTAATCTTGCTATATTTGCTTTGATATTATTAATACTACGTCTACGTTCCTTATTCATGTACGCCTCCTATTCCATATAATTTTTCCCACACAATCCTATCTGTTGGAGTATGAGCCATATTAAATGCACATTTACCCCCTAGCTTCCAATATTCTTCTTTAGTGATTACAATTCCGTAATCGCCTTTAGCGGTATTCTTATATGCATATTTTCCATGTTCTTTTAATGCAGCTTCTGTTACATACCATTTTCTATATTCTGTTTTTCTTGTTGTAAGATTATATACTTCATCGAGACAATTTATCACTTTTCCTGTACTAATTTCTTTTGTAATTCCAGAATTACAAGCAAATCTGTAATCACTATAATCTATATAGGACAACTGACCTCTTCTAATAGCATCCTCATACGATTCTTTTGTTTTTCTTTCGTCTTCTGCCATTATTTTATCCCATGTGTCATTATAGACATGACCGCTACTCATACCAATTGTCAATACATGAGCGTTTCCATATTTATCATGTTCAGTCCATTTGTACACTTTTTCGTTATTAATGTATCGACAACAGTTTCGATCGTAATACTCGGTTTGTCCCTTTTCATTTACATGAGTAGTATTTATTTTAGTTCTTTCGTTATCAACAGCTCTACCAAGTCCACATACTGCCGACATTGCTCCATATAATAATGCTCCTAACATAATCATCAACCTTCCTTTCTATTCTATCTAAATTTATTTTCTCTTTTAGTTTCCATTTCTTTCAGATGTTTATCTGCTTTTGCATTGACATAATCTTTAAAATCATACATACTTGCTCCATCTCCGAACTTACGTTGTGGTGTATATTTTGTTGTCGTTGTTGAACTTGTTCCCGGATCACTTAATGCTAAACTAATAATAACAATCACAATAATAACTAAAATTAAAACTCCCATATAAATCAACCTCCTTCAGTCCAATTATACCATATTTATATATTCTCTACTATTTCTTTGTATTAAAAAAGCGACTATAAAATAATAGCCGCTTTTCGTGTTTAGTGCCAATAAGCACCGCTTTAATCTACAATAGTAGAAATTTCATTCATAATTATGAATGTAAGTATATAATATATTTATATTTAAAAATTGTCAAGCATTAATATTATTTAATATATTTCCCATGCTTTGAGTTCTAGCAATCTCTTTTGCATCTCCCTTTTCAATAAATCCTTCTTTTTCTAATTCATGCAAAACTTTCAATTTCTTCTCGTAATCAGTGCATGTGTGTCTATTTCCTGCTTCTAATATTGCCATCGCATGTTCCTTATTTTTGATATATCTAAGTGGGTTTGACCTTTCTAGTTTTCGGATCAGTTTTTCCCTTTGTACACTGTAGCGTTCGGCTTGGCGATCTTCTAACATGGATATCTGATCCCATTTATACTCAAGTTTTTCCTCTGCAATTTCTTTTGCGCCATCTTCACTTATACCTGTTAACCTGCACAGTCTATTGATCCACTCCGCTTGTTTTTCTTCTTCTGTTTTTCTTTTTGTTGTAACGCTCGATCCTTCTAGTTCTCTTTTTATTTTGTTGAATTTTCGCATTTCAGCGAGCGATGTAATCTTTACTGCCATAGGAAGTTTCTCATATCCGTATCCGTTCCATTTGCCTTGTGGATTGAAAGTCTGCAAATTGTTCTTTTTGCAGGCATTTATAAGTTTTCTATTACCTTCCAAGCTAATTACTTTTTCTTTGTATTCCTTTTGCATACTATCACTCCTTGTTTATTTTATTAAAGCAAATAATATCCATAAACCTACTCTTTACACATAAAGAATCACATCGTCATATTGAACCTCATAATCCTGTACAATCTTATCCAAACAATTCTTTTCGTTTACATCTTCCCTTGTTTCTTCGTCTTTGACCGATATAAATAATGGTTGTATATCTGGATCATGCAATAATTCAAGTAATTCTCCAAGTGTCATATCATAATTACTTATTAGTTCATAAATACTCATTTCTTCCGTGGGTATCTCTTTTGCTAAACTAAAGCCACTAATAGCGTCTGTTTCGTACTCTGCTAAATTTACACCAGCAATCTTTCCACCATGCTCAATCACAAATATTTTCCACATATTATATATACCTCCATCACTCTTCATCATCTATCTCTTCATCTGCTATATCATAATCAGAACCTTCTACGAATTCACCATCTTCGTCACACTCACAATATTCCAAAGCCCACTCATCAATATACGTGAGTTCAATACCTTTTTTGTATGTACATTTTTTACTCGCCAACTCTGCAACAGCTTCATCTTTCTCACTCATTTTCCATCTTTTGACTTCCGTTGCGTTTGCCCAATCATTGATAACGGTGTCTCCCTTTTTGAATTTTTTCATTTCCATTTTTGATAATGCTGCATCTCCGTGCAATAAAATAATTGTATTAAACATAATATAACCACCTTTCTTTTATTGTGAATTAACAAAGCGGTCATGTTTATTATAACATAACCGCTTTCTCTTCATCAATATTTTTATTGTGCCGTGAATTTTGAAATTACTCATTTACTTCATAATAAGTACAAAAATCACTATCATCTCCTATTCCACTATAAATATAAACCAATTCCTTACAGCCAATACTATATGGAACTTGGCTTAAATCGCTTCCATGAAAAACCTCCCTTACACTGCCAGTTTCTTCTTCGATCACAAGAACTTTAACTTCTCCTTGACAATCAACTTGATCCAATAAATCATTTAATGTAAACATAATATGTCTCCTTTCCATTCTTTTCTTTTAATTAGTTTATTGCATCCTTGCTTTGTTCTCCAATCTATCAGGAAATTTCCGTTTACTGTGGTTTTAATCAAATAGTTGTAATGCAATGTATTCTACTTCCTGATAAATATCTTTTACCAATGCATCCTCATTGATAGTATCAATATTATCTTCACACCATACTTCAAAGTCTGTATATCCATTTGTCCTACAGTATTCTAAATAATTTTCCAATAAGCCATATATTTTTTCTTGTGTTTCGTTCATGTAATCAACCTCCAATCTTCCGTTTCATTGCCCAACCTTTATTTCGCTTCTGTCATAATTAGTCTGCATTCCAACAAATCCTTTTGGACTTTCACATAAAGCCCATCCAAAAGCAAGGCAATTATGTAATCTGATGTCAGCCATATCTCTATCACAACCATAATTATTAACAAGATAATCAATTATCTCTTTATCAAAGTCTTCTGGATATTTCCGTTCTATACAAAATACTTTTTCTACTTTCATATATTATCACTCCTAACTAAATAGCCGATTCGTTAGATTTCCGTTTCACGTTAATCAAGTATGAATCTGTTTTCTTTTACGTTGCTTACTCTATAAATTCTATTTATCTCTTGCAAAGAATAATAAGTAGTATTATTTTTTATATACTTATTGGTGATTTTACAAGTAACTAATCTGCTCCATTTTTCTGTTACATAAACAGATATTTTTACTATATCACCTATTTTATAATCCATTCCAATCACTCCTAACTAAATCATCGTTTCATTACTTGAATACAGGTGCTTTAACAATAGCATCCCAATCGAAAAATGCCATTGCCTCTGCTTCTGGTATTTCTGTTATACTAACTACTGTTTTATATCCAAGTTTCTGCAAATCATTTTTTATAAACTCATTTGCTTCTTTAAAATTCAAAGGTTCTCTTTCGCCTTTAATACAAATCGAATAATCAAATGTTTCCCAATCTTCTTCGACACTATTACCTAGTCCTAATTCAAAATATCTCATACGGCATACCTCCAATTCTTACCTTGAAACTCTTGTTTACTTGCCAACATATTTTGCTTTTAAAATTCCATTTTCCCAAAACGTAACTACTTCTCCAATGATTTTTCCTAGCCATTCAGGGCAGCAACCTTCATATTTTCTTGTATAACCATAACTACCATCGTTTTCCATAATAATAACTTGACTATATCCGTCTACCTTTGTAGCGGTGATTATTGCATTTTTAATAACTTTTTTTAGTTCGTTGCACATATAAATCAACCATCCTTTCCGTTTGAAATTGCTATTTACTGTGCTTATACTTTATCTACATTTAAAAAATGATTTTGGTTCATCACCTGAAAAAGATACATTTAATTTTTTGCAAAAATTATATGGTCTGATATAGTCAATATTTTTTCTATATTCACAATTTTTGCATTTCTCAGGACATTTTATTATATTCTTCGTCTTCATTTGTCTCCAATCTACTTAAATAATGTATGCTTACCATCTGCATCACGTTTCCATTCATACCCTGCAAACTCAAGAGCCTTCAAAGCTCCCATGTAATAACTCATGTCTTGCGGTCTTACATCTTTCATATTTGCAATCGTCCACCGTTCATCTAACCATTCTTCCGTTTGCTGCTTAATTATTTTTGGTGTTCTCTTCATTTTCATCACTCCGTTTCTTGTCCAAAATCTCCATGTTTTAATAGCTCTCCATTTCATTTTATGTTATACTTCATATAAGGAGTTGAGGACTTACACGGCTGCTGTCACAGCCGATGCCTCTCATTGTTAGTAGTTCTCTCTTATGTATTCCAAAGCTTCATCTTCTGTTGGAAACTTGATGTCTTCACCTGGAACATAAAAGTCACCGTATTTCTGATATGGTTTCATACTAACTTCCCTCCTTTATATGTATTTAGAAAAAGCAGAGATAATTAAATCTCTGCTTTAACTATCGCTATTCATTTATTCTCCCTTACAAATCCTGCATATCTCTCATTGCTTGATCCCATACTGAATCATCATTACATCCACAATCATTCCAAAAAATCTTTCCAAATCCAAAATATAGACAATCACAAGCATTCATATATGCATTCTGTTTTACTTTATCTGTGTATCTATTTTTATATTGCATAATTAAATCCTCTCTATATACATTCCTTTATCAATTTGTACATTATTCTCTTATTTCTATAAACCCTTTCTTTTCTTGTCTTTTTATTATAAACACTTACACTAAATGTTTTTATTAAAAGTCCTCGATTTAATACAATTTGCTTTTCTGCATCATCTTTTAATATCATTGTTTCGACAGCTTCCATTTCACACCTCCACAATCTCAATACAGAAATCATCAGGATCATATTCACTGCCTTCAATGTCCCAATCATTCATATATTCTTCTTTTGCATCATTGGCAGCTTCTTCTGCTTCACCATAGGAATCAAATAATCCCCATTCAAAATCTCCACTATCTCTTAACTGACCGCCATCATAACTGATAATATATTTGAATATTTCAATCACTCTCCCTTACAATTTTTTAAATAATCAGCTTTCTGTTTTTTATATTCTGCTTCAATTTTATCTAGTCTTTTCTGCTCTTCATCGCACTCTTCTTGTGATTCAAATACATCATAGTAATGTGTATCTCCATCCCAACGAAGTCGTACAATTTTATTTTTCTCTTCATCCGTTAATTGATATACTTTGTACATTTTCATCACTCTCCATTCAGATTAGGACATAAACCAAGTCCACCATCAATTTCAGGTACTCTTCTATATGCTCCTCTATGCGGACACTCTTCTTTTTTGCATTCAGTACAATCGCATTTTTGATATTCCTCATAACTCATTTTCCAGTTTGTCTCTACAAACCGTTCTCTTGTCATCATACTAATCACTCCTTTAAACAATCCTTATCAACAACTGCAAATAATTTAATTTCCTCACCGACTTCACTTTCATCAAGTTCGAGATTGTCAAGCAGTTCTGCGAATGAATCATCTGTCAAATCTTCTCTATATAAATACACGTCATGTACTGTTGGAGTACACCACAAGTGTAATCGAATGAACTCAATCAACTCAATCAATTCACACTCATTGCATATCCGTCTTGCACACCTTACTAATGACTGAACAAAATCCTGTGTCATGAGTCCATTACCTTCGAGTTCTTCAATCTGATCATCGGTAATCTCTTTTACGTTTTCAATTCCTTCATCCATGATATAGGAAATAACTGCATTTCCCATTCGTGAATCGAACTCTTCCTCAATAATCTTTCCTATTTTTGTTTCATAATATGTCATATTTACTACCTCACTTTCTAAATAAACAGTTCTTTCCTTTGGTTTTATCCAACTGCTTTCCAATCAACTACCTGCTTATATCCGTCTGCCTGTAAGATATGAATTTCTTCATCCTTATCAAGTTCGTAATGATTTCTGAAAAATTCTTTTAATCCCTCTTCTCTTTCTGCTCTCCATAGTTCATCATGAGTGATTACATCTCCGAATTCTTCTTCGTCCGTTGTTACTGTAATATCAGAGATCTTTCCAAAATACATTGCTTCAAGTAAATCTGTATCCACATCTCCCATGACAATGTAATCTTGCCAATCTCCTTGGCTATACCCTCTGATTGTTCCAGTTTTAAAGGTGTCTTCTGGATAAAGAAGCCTAATTACATCAACCAGAATATCTTCTGTACATCTGCATTTATCATACATTTCTTTTAATTTTGCATTCACTTCATCAGATACATCCGTTGGATATTCGTCATAACAATCAATATCATCCAAAATCTTTTTTGCATTCTGATACCATTCTGCCTCAGTACATCCTGTAAAATCTCTATTGCCCGTAAGAACAACCTGTTCATCGAAGTTTTCACAACCGCAATAATCTTTCCAGCCCTGATTACTATTGTACAGCCACCATGTTCCATCGCCTGTGTTATCTATTTTGATTTCTACCATATCAACCAACCTCCATTCTATATTTCATAATCACTTACTGGTTCTGTATAACCACTATCCAATTTAATTTCCGTTATTTCATAGTCATCATAAACACTCTTTTGTGTTCCTCTTGCATGAATAATCTTTGCAAGCTGCATAATTACATATCTGCGTTCACAACCATGTTCATCATAAACTTTATGCGGATAATATAATGCTCTACCATTGCAAACTGTAAAATTATCAAACTCTTTTCCATAAAACTGTTCACAATCACTAGCATGTAAATTCCGTAATGCGTGTTCTCTAATGTACTGTTTCTCATCATCTGTCAATTCATCTGTATTATCTAATAATGAAAAATCAAACAGAATATTTCTCTTGCCAGTCTCAAATGAATCAACATATTCCAAACTGTTTTCTTTTGCTGTCTTTTTAGCTGTCTTGTATAATTTATATTCTTTAATTTTCATTGTCACATTCTCCTTCCATTACAAAAGGCAGACACAATTATTTGTATCTGCCTTTATTTATTCTCTGTATTAATCAATCTCGTCACATTCAGTTACATTAACATCCCAGTCGAGTTCATCAATCGGCTTATCCCATAACTGATTGTCATCTGCAATGTAGTTCATTACCTTTGCAAAATCTCTTGCTTTTAAGTTCTCCATTTCCTCTGTAAATTTATAAGTCGGCTGCATAGCATCGTCTGTTTCATAGATGTACATATCAATTGTGTTGTCACTATTTACGAATGCCTTGATAAAGCCCATCTCATTTTTATGGAAAATAAGAAACTCACATAATCTGTTATTACAATTCCAATCAAACGGTGTACTGTCATTTCCGTTCATGTAATTGATAGCTCCGTTTGCATCCAACATATCATCTGTTACATTAGGGCACATGTTTCGTGCAACCTTAAAAATTCTTTCAATTTCTCTTTTAAATTCATATCCATTCATATTATTTTTCCTCCTTTGGAGTAATTAAACTCATAAGATTATCTCTAATATAGTCACAGAAAGCATCAATACTTCCATTTCCAATTGTCCAACAACTATCTTCATCATAATTCCAATGGATAATTACTTCATGCCCTGCTGTAATATTAGGTAAATCAACATCTTCCTTTCTCGCATACGAACTATTTGAAAAAGCTTTGAGGTATACATATCTTCTGATATTCTCGATATCTCTTTCTGTTTCTGCATTGAAAATCTCTACCAGATACTCATCAGAACATTCATCATAAATATCATATTCAGAGGCTCCATTTTTCTTATTATCAAGCCTCTTCAATTTTTTACTAATTGCAAACAGTGCTGACTCCTCATATTTCTTGCACTCTTCTTCGTTGCTAAACACAGTTCCATCCTCTGCAATGTACTCTGTTCTTACCAGTTTCTCGATTGTTTCTGTTTTTCTAATTTCGTTTACTTTCATAGTTTAGTCTCCTTTTTTATTATATTTTTTTTATTCTCTGTTTGTTGCATTAAAAAAGCAGATAGCTTTTAACTATCTGCTCTCCTCAAATATTACGAAACTGCATTTTCTTATCATTTCATAATTACTACATCCTTTATAATTATCACACATCCAATTATAAATCTCTGTATCAGACATATTATGAAATTTTAGAATACGTTTTCTACATTCATCCAAAATATATTCTTCCATATTTTTATTCCTCTGTTGTAAATGTCACATTATACTTCTTCATAATCATTCCTCCATTCTTCAATCCACGATTCTAAACCGATTGATTTAATTGTTTTCATTTCATCCTCTGATAACTTAAATTTCCGTTCTATACAATAATTTCTTACTGTTTCAAACTCTTCTTCCATATACTTCTGGTCATCTTCAATAGATTCAGATAAATCTTTAATGATCCTATCTAATTCATTCATATATGTCAACCTTCTTTCTTAGTAAATTACAATTTCTTTTGCTTTATGGTTGCTGATAAATCCAATTTCCATGTCTTACCTTATCACTATCTTTATCCCAAAAGCCTAATTTAACCATACCTTTAACGCTCCCTGTTTTATGTATGCATGGGCATTTGTCTGTAAATCTTTTACCAGTTGCGTTTTCATACTTTCGTGGACTACTGTAATATGCCATATAATCACGCTCCTTTACCACTCTGGCTCTTTATCAATTAAGCCTAAGTAAAACGCATCTTTTTCTCTGTTCCAAAAATGTTCTCGCAAATCAACAAGTGTTTTAGTTCCATTCTTCAACGCTTCATAATCTGCAAGCACCATATCATCGGTATATTTTGTATATTCATTTCGAGCAATACCAAGTCTGAATGTCTCACCTTTTCGTATCCAACCAGATCTACTTGTATTTTTAGCTATCGGATAAGCACCAATTGTATATCCGTGTAAGTCTGGATATTTTTCTGTATTTTCGCTATGCCAATCTTCAAGCTGTATTTTCGTTCCATCTGATAAAACAGTCTTATCAATTATTTTCTGCATAATTTTCTACCTCCTCAATCAAAACAATCTCTTAATATTGCCATTTCTGAATTCCATTCCTGTCCACAGCAATACTCAACTCTTTCTCTTTCAAAACTGTAATAAAGTCTATTGAGAATACCAGATGATTCAACATAATTCATACTTGCGTTTAAAATTCTCTGTCTGCGTCTGCCTCTTGCTGTATTCGCAACATATTCTCTGAATAACTTGAATAATTCATATCTTGTATCATCATCAATATCTTTCCATCCATCAACTTTTGATACATATCTTCCATCTAACACATTCTTGCAACTTAACTGTTCTGCGTCATTATATTTTTCAAACATACTAATCAACCTGCCTTTCTAATTAATCCAACTTTTTGCAACTGTGTCATAAGTAGCTCCATTTGCATCCTGATATTCAATATCATCTGAATATGTAAACACATAGCACTTGTGACTATTAATGGTTTTTATTTCTCTTTCACCATGCATAATTGCATATCTTTCTCTGAATCCTGCGTTATCACACATTGTACGCATTTCTTCATCTCGCTTTGGATTACCGCAAGCTGTCTGAACACATCCATATAGCCAACCATTCAGATAATCAATGTTGTAACAATACTGTCTCCATGAATCTGAATCATCAGTAAATACATAGAAACTCTCTCCATCGTCTCCTCTTGTAATCCGTGGATAACCAAAGTTTGCAATAAATGCCCGTAAATTATCTTTAATCATTTCCATTTCATTTTTTGTGAAATCATACATAATCGTTTCCTCCTTATAATAAAATAGGCAGCTAGGTATTTATTCTCCTAACTGCCTTTGCGGTTACTTGTTATTTTGTTCTTCCTTTTTCTTTCCTTTTTCTCTAATATGTTCACACATTTCATCCGAAACGCCATGCTGTTTTAACTGTTTTGCAAAGCGTTCATAAAATGGTAAATCTTTCCACCGTGGTTTATTTTTAGCCATTATTCTCATCCTTTCTATAATTTATACTCATCGGATGCCAGCTCATATCAAATCCAAAATCATATTCTAAGTATTCGACAATTTTATCTTCGCTAAAACCTAATGCTTTCATTTCCTTTATGATAATTTCTTCAAAATCATCTTCATCTATAACTAATTCCATAAGATAATTGATAAGATATTTAAGATCCTTGCCATGCTTTCTGTAATCTGCTAACTGTTTTCGTGTATTTTTCGTTATCATTTCGCTTCACTCCCTTCCTAAGAAATCTTAGTTTCTTCATACTGTAAAGCTGTACAGATTCTTTTCTTGATTAGCCTTACTTTCCAATATTCCTTTTATTTTCTGCCAGTCCTGTATAACCTCTTCAGCATTACCTATAACAGCATTCTTAAAATATGGAGGTTCATGATTTGGATGGAAAATATAATCATCATATGCCCAACCATGACTTCCCTTTGCAATATATGCAACTCCATCTTTTGTTACACCAAATGCAATTTTGTAATATACTTCGTGTTTCCATTCAAAAAATACACCATTAGTAAATACTCCTGTATAATTTTCTTTTACATATTCTGAAATTTTATTCCACGCTGACAAAATCGCCGTCTCTCTTTTGTTTAATGTATCATTGTTTTCTCGCCAAAATCTCATAATGCTTCCTCCAATCTGCCTTTGAAATGCGAATTTAGTCTGCTTTTATGATCTGAACTACTTCCATTTTGCAATCAGATTTACCATTTTTCTTTTCTTCACATAATCCATGAAAAGCACTCCAATAAACCGAATTTGTTCCATTCTCCATCTTTCCTTCAATACTGTTGAAAAATGGCTTGACTGTGTGTTCGTAATCCCAATCATTGTCCCCTGTTCTCTTTAAAGCACCATATTCTTCGCAATACATACTTGCCTTTTCATTTACTTCCTTAATGAATAAAGCTGCATCTTCTTCATTGTCAAAAGATAGTACATCTTTTGCATCATCATCCCAACCCATTAGCGTTTTATTTTTCATTATAAGCCTTCCACCACTAAATGAGTTAAGATATGAAAATTTAACACCATAGGCGAATTTAGTATCTTTCCAGCCTTCAATCGTTTTACGTCTGATTTCTTCTCCGTATTCTCTATCAATAAACCGCACAACATGTTCCATTGTAAGATCAAACAACTTTGACTGCTGAAGACCATCGCCAAACCCATTTCTAATACATTCAATAGCATCCTTTGGCTTGTCTGTAAACAATCCAAATTTGTCATGCGGATTTGACGGGCAATAATATTCTCTTCCGGTATCATCTGTTTGGATAACACAACAATCAACCTGCTTTCCATTCTCGTCATAAATTGCAATCTTATCTACAATTCTTGAATACTCTCCCTTTGCTCCGTTTAATGCTTTAAATCGTCTTGTTCTATTCATAATTTTACCTATCCTTTCTTCCAATAAAACACGCATTTATTCTGAAATCTCTTTATATGCTTCCACTAAAGTGCAAGACAAACCCTGCATTATCTCTTCGCATATATCCACAATATTCTGAATATATGCATTCTCTTCTTCTGCTGTCAAATCTCTTTTCTCTTCTGCTTCTGTTTCACAAATCCAAGAGTCAAGAGTATTATCTGCAATCATTAAACCTCTAATAATATCAAAATTTGTTCTTGCCATTTTTATTTCTCCTTTCTAATGAAAACACGTATTTATTCTGCCTATTTATCCTATTTAAGAATATTCAATTTCATTCTTTCTTCCATCTCGTCAATTGCATTCCTTGCATCCTTCAATCCAATTCCAGGATGTCTAAGATAATACAACTTAATTGCAGTAACCCTGTCACCATTTCGTAAACACACCTTAATCGAAGGGTTAATTTCCTTAATAATTCCCTTGCAAGTAGCTGCATACTTTCGTACATCGTCAAAATTACATTCGTCAACGGTATCACCATTGATGATAGCTACCTTTGCAATATCATAATTATTAACAAGTTTGCCACTTGTAGTTGTGAAATAAATTTCTTTAGCCATTTTAAATCCTCCTATGAAATATCCATTTACTTTCCTATATACTTTATATCATCCAATGTTACTGCTTCATCTGGTTCAAGATCATTAGACCACTGCAAATCAGCTATACATGCATTCTCTAAATGTTCATGTATATACTCAAGAACTGCATTTTTATCATTTGCTATATCATTAGGTATAGCTAATTCTGATTCATATGTAGCAATACATGTTACAAAAAATTCTACTCTTGCCATACTCATTCCTCACTTTCATAACTTTCATATTCGTTTTTATCTTCTTGATTACAAAATTCAATATCTCCACCTAATCCCTGCAATAATGTTCTTTCTGCCTTTTTCATAGCCTCCTGTGCATTATTTGCTAACACTTCAATTCCAATATTATTGCCTGTCATATAATATGTTTTCATTTTATTTGCACCTCACTTATATATCTAAATCATCTTCATCACAAACAGATCCGCATTGTCCATCTGATGTAAGAATCAAGGCTCTATAATCATTTCCTCTAAATGATGCTATGCCTTTGCCTTCTTCAATATATCCAATGCGTTCTCCATACATATCACCCGATGGTTGAAATACAATTTTCATATCTTCTTCATAGTCATCCAACATTCTTTTTAATTCACCAACTGTCATTATTATTCCTCCTCTCTTCCTATTCCAAAAAATTCTTTTTCACAATCATCCATTTCATCCAACATATTCTCAAAATCCTCATCTCCGTTTATACAGTCTTTAAATCGTGTTGCCAATTCTTCAAGTCTATTGCGTCCAATATAATCACTCTCTGTTCGCAATCTAAAATAATCAACTGCCATCGCCAACGCTTCGGCTTGTGATAATGGCGAAAATTCATCAAAGTTGTAATAGGTACACGTCCATGCCCAACTTCCTTTTGCCTTGTCAAGTCCATTAACAACCGCATATTCTTTCATCCGTGAGCCACGAAGAATCAATGCGTATTCTCCACTTTCCATTATTAAATCATATACCATTTTAATTCCTCCTATTTTCTAAACCGTTCCATATTTAATCCAAGTTCTTTGTTTAGACGCTGTGCTAATGCTCCGTTGATTTCTTTTCCATGATTAGGGAATGAGCAATGGATCGTGATTGTCTTTTCCCAAATCTCATGCCCTCCGTTGCTCCGTTGAAGCCGGAAATTATTTGCCTTTAATGCAGCTCTAAATTCTCTTGTTGGTACTCCTGGTACTTTTGCCATGTGTATCACTTCCTTCCTATTTATATATACCGTGTGTTTTAATAGACCGTATAGCCGTTATCACAGCTTATGTATGTATATTCGCTTTTAGATTGCTTTTACCTTTGTGTTTCGCTTTACTGTCTTGCGTTTCTTTTCTGTGAATGGAGATTCCATTTCATAACGAACAATTTCAGATAGATAATCAAAAATCTGTGCCTGTGTTTTATCCATGATATTATTGACGAAAAATTCCGTTCCATTACAATGTTCAATCAATGCCTGTTCCATCTCATCTACTCTGCCTTCACAGTATGCATACAATCTTCTTAATGCACGGATGATTTTTGCAGTATATGCTTTTCCATTGTATGAATCTGCATAACCATTCCAACCAAGTTTTCCAAGCAGAGCAAGCATTGAATCGAGAAGTTCTGGCTTTGTTTTTGTAAATCCAATTCCATCGGAAATTGATGTTAATGTGCCAACTGTATTTTCTGTTTCATCATCTCCCTTGACTGCCACATTATGTTTGTGGCAAATATCACGTAAGGCAATATATTCTGGTTTCCCTGCTGCAAGTGCGGCATGGTAAATATCCATCGGTTGCATTTTTGCTCTGTCTGTTGACTGACTCAGGAACAATTCGATTGCCTCTTCAAGACTACATTCCATGACTTCTACAACCACATCTTCTTTACCTGCTTTGAATGCACCATAAATTCTGTGCTGTCCATCAATACAAAGAAGTAATCCATTGCAAAGTAACACCTTCGGTTCATCCCACTTGTATGAATTGTAATTGTTACCGATTTCATAGGCTCTTGATAACTTGATCCGTCTCTGCCAATCTGGAATATGAATGTATTTAGGATCGACAACCATAAGAAGTTTGTCTCCAACTCTTGAATTATTCCGTGCTGCCTTTACCATATTTGCAATCAGCACCTTTTCTGTTTTGCCTATAAATCCATCTATCTTCCGTGCTTCCTGCATTTCCTTTTCTGCATCTTTTGCCTTCAAATAAACTCTTTTACACATAATATTTACCTCATTCTTTCTAAAATTTTGCATGAAAAAAGCGACTACTTATTTGCAGTCGCTTTATTTGCTTTCTGTTCTGTTTTTGTCTGTCTGCCTTTACATGGCATTGTCCGTGTAGTTTCTCCGCATTCCTTGAAATAGATACAAGAAATACACGGATGTTTTACGTTCGCATTCTGTTTCGTCATGGTATCATCTCCATCATAAAATCATTCAATATCTCTTGCATCTGTCCAACAGTAAGTGCATTTTCTTCTTGAATCTGCGGATAGTTGAGATAGTCCATATCTTCACAACATAATTTACATAACTCAATCATTGTCCGTGTTGGTTTGCCTTTACGCATAGAATAATCATACTCTGATTTATATTCGTATGCGTTTGTCGCAATTTCTTTTTCTGTATACACTTGACAATTCAGATTGTTAAAATAATCAGCAATGTCATAGAAATCTTGATATTCCATTTGCATTTCCTCCTAGTTCCATTCCTGTGTTGCCTGTTTATCTTTGTATGCATCTTCAATGTCTCTAATCGTGGTTGTAGGCATAACAACAACCTCCCTTCTTATAGTAATGATGGTGCAAGCATAATTATTATAATTACTGCTGCACATACTAATGCTTCGCCTAATTTCCGTAAATCCACAACTAATATAGGCGTTCCGTTTTTTAGTCGCCGTGTACATACCGTGTGTTTCATATATTAAGATACCTTCTTCCATCCTAAAAATTTTGTTTTCACTTTTCCGTGAACTTCTCTTGCAAACTCTTCTGCACCGATTCTATCTTCGTAAAATCGCTTCATAGCATCGACGTTATTAATCGCATAATGTACAGAATAGTATGTTACTGCTCTTTCTATATTCCTTAACATTTGGGCATTCCTCCTTTTTTGTCTTCTCAAAGTTGACAGACCGCATCCGTAGTTGTGCCTATTGTCGCCGAATAAGCTATCCAGATACAGTCTGTATAGTTACGTTTGCCTTTACTTGTTGGCTTCGATTACTGTAAAGCCTGCGGATTCTGTTTTACGTACTTCCTCCTTAGACATTATCTGTGATCCGATGTAGTTTCCGTTTAATGTAATGATGTATGACATATTCAACAACTTCCTTTCTTTATTCTCCTGTTTGGATTATTTTGATTTCAAAAAAATAAGAGCAGACATTTTTCTACTCTTCATTTGCGTTTTCGCTTATGTATTCCCATGCTTCAGATTCTGTGGGAAATCTAATGTGACATTCTGGAATATACCAGTCTCCATATTTTTGATATGGCATAATGTGCCTCCTTTCTATAAATCACGCAGATAGTTATTGTGTCTCCGTTCTGCATCGTACAAATTTGTATCAAATGCTGTGCGGATTGTTTCACCATTTCGGTTGACTGTTTCCGTTACATATCCGTTATTGCATGGATAAGTTGATACAAGATGATTGTGTTTTACTGTGCGTTTTGGCATTGTGTTTACCTCCTTTTTTTGAATTTTGGGTATAAAAATAGCACCCTATCGGATGATGGGTGCTTATAAGCGTAGTTATAGTGTTATTTTAGGCATTAAGTTTTATTTGCCTTCACTTCTGCTAGTTGTTGTTGTAATTTTTTTATTTTTGATTCTATTTCACGCTCTTGTAAAATAGATTCACTTTCTATCCATTCCATAATATCCCCTGGTTGTACGTGTAGATATGTACATATTTTATCTATGGTATCAGTAGTAACAGAACGATTTTTTTGGAATTTGGCAATAACCGTAGGACTTAAATTCAAATTGCGCTGTAAATCAATGTATTTCATATTGTGGTCTTGTAAATATTGTCCTAATTTTGTATAGATTATCACAAAAAATTCACCTTCTTTCTTTTGTTACTACATATTAGCATAGTTATATATATTTTGTCAATTAAGCACCCATTAAGAAATCAATGGCTTCTTCTATACCTCCCATCAAATAAAATCCAGTTGTATCTTCTTCCATCTCATAAAGATTATTGCAAACAGAAAAGGCTTTATGATTCTGGATTTATGCCGGATATATGCCCCTTTTCCTGAAAATGATAATAAAATATTTCTTACCTGTTCTTTTGTTAAATTATCAGCGTGATTCATAGTATTGTGCCCTCCTAAATTTAATTATACTTATAGTATGTTTGTACACACTATGAACGGCACAAATTATATTATTTATGCCGTTCTACTATGTACAATGTGTATTACTTCATTACTACATCACAGAATACAGCCATAAAAAGCTTATTAAACTGATTCTTTTTAATAGCGGTTGTGAAGGTGCTATCTTCTACAATCTTCTTAGATGTAGCGTATTTTGCACCGAATTTGTCAGACATTGATTCAGCAAACTTGTTGATCTGTCCCTGTGAACATTCCAAACCAAGATTACCAAGAAATTCTTTGATAGCGTTGAGAAATTCGCCACGCTTACCTTCATTGATTTTTTTAGTATATGCGTCATGCATTGTATCCGGGATAAATACATAGGTATCCTTCATGGCTTTCTGTAATGGTGCTATAATTTCCTTGTGTTCATTCTCAGCCTTGCGGATAGCTTTGTCCACTTCAAGAGTCGAATGCTTTGTAATAGCTTCATCCAAAGACAAGCCATTTTTGATATAGTCTTCCCGTGTCTGAAGGATTGCGTCACGCTGTGTATTAAGTGGCTTTATCTCTTTTTTGTACCGTAAATCCTCAATAGCAATGTCTGTTGCTGATTTCTTGAATGTTTCAACCTGTGCAAGTGCCTCTGCTGTCATCTTTGAAAAATTGATCTGATTTCTACCCATAATTATACCTCTTTCTCCTATTTTTCGCATAGGTGCGTAAAATTGTATTAGTGAAATCCTCTGCTTTCATCCCGACTTGGAACGGGCAGACTTTTTGTGCAGTCTGGTAGCATTATTTCAGACCTCCTAACCTTCCTGCCCATACCTTGTGGGCGTTCTATCCTTGCGGATAAAATGCTAGTGAATAACCGGATTTCATTTCGGCACTTCCGGTGTAATCCATACCAAATTGGCTTATCTGCAAGCAGATTTCTAGCGTATAGATACAGTCCTATATAAAATATTCTTTTTCGCCATTGTGCTAAAATCACCTCATGCCGTGTATAATGTTAAAAAGTTAGTTGTTATTATCCGAAACCTATTCAGCCGGACAACGGTTGATTAGAATATTGTTTTTTTCAAAGGTCGGACACCTTCGAGAGTATCGACAGCTTGCGCTGTGGACTTTTCGGATGGTGTCATAACTGCTTGTCGTGGGTGTGATACCCTACTAGACATTGCTGTCCTGTGCAGTTGAAAAAAATTGTGGAAATATTGCGTGAAACATGCTAAAATAAAGATTGCTAGGTGCTAGTATGTATCATGCTATCCACTATGTAGGGGTGTAAGTATTTGTGGTACTTATACCCTTTTTGTAAGGTATTGCTTTGCTCCTTACAAGTCATATCATACTACACATTTTTGTAGCTGTCAACCACTTTTTTAAAATATTTTTTCAAGACTTTTAAAATGTGTATTTGATTGGCTTGTTTCTATATTACTATTTATATGTGTAGTTGTCAACTATAAATTTCAAAAATACGATATCATTATAAATTATAACTAGCTATAATTTTTTTTATAACTCAAAAGAGTATCAAAAGAATCTTTTTCTATCTGTTATATATCAACTATAACACACGGAAAAATATAGAAATACCGTGGTTTTAGGATGTGGGGGGTGGCAAAAACTAAAAATATGAACTAGAAAAGGCGCAGAGCCTATAGCTGATTCATCCACAGACTTTCTTCAAAATTTTACCTTGCCGATATCTTCAAAATCCCAACAAAATCAACCAAATCTCACATTCTACCCTCTCCAACCCCCTTATCGCACCTCATATCGTCAAACACCACAAAAATCAACAAAAAATCCACCCAACAACCATCAAATCTAAACTCAATTTCATCCAAAACCACACCAACAATTCTAAAATCTTCCTTATTTATAAGCATAATTGGCGATATCCATTTTCCGCAATCTCACACTCACGTAAAGAGGGGGTACTCAGAAACTACACACAAAATACAAAATAAACAGAGAATAACCTATATAGAAACACTAAAAATAATTGTAAAACCAGGAGGACAACATATGAATACCTATTTAGTACCAACAACAGCAGCATATTGTTATGAACCTTATGATCACATCTATTTTGTTTATGCTGATACACCACACGAAGCATATATGAAAGCACGTACAAAATTACAAGGAGAATACATACCACAAGAATTAAGTGAATATGAATCGTATCCGTTTCAATTATATAAACCAGATGATACCGCTACTTTTCCATTTCACAATTCAAAGAAATATGATATACTTACAGAAGCATTTAAAAATACAAAAGGAGCTGAATATATGTCATATTTTCAAGTAAACTGGAATGATTATATAGAAGATATAATTAAAATAGCAGATAAAGAAAATTGGTCTAATGATACATATCCTAATAATAAAATTCTTACAAATTATATGGTTCACACATATAAGAAATTATCTTCAGAAAAGAATATTGTTACTAATAATGAATATGCGCTATTTAATACAGGGCTATTTACAGAATTTTATCAACCAATATATGCATACCAAGATAAGAACGGATTAAGATTTCTCACATCGTATGAACTAGGTAATATAAACATTTCCGACAGACCACCGAGAGCAAATTATTTTGAAGATCCTTCGCTTTTACTTTTTGATTGGCATTACGAAATAAATATTAATTATAAACATATATTAAAAGATATTAATAATATTGAACGTATTCCTGAAAAATTAAAAGATAGTAAGAATATACTCAATAATCTTAATGGCTCAATAGAAACAATGAAAAAACGAGTGTCTGCTAATTACAAATTAGCAATACCACAATATTACGAAAATAAAATCCAATTATTACTTCCGCTTTGTTTAGAAGATGACACTACTCCATCACTAGCATTAACAGTAACAAAAGTAGGTAACTATTATCAAGGTCATACGTGTTTAACACTTGATATGGCATATAATAATGCTCGTTTAATTGCTAAACCAGAATCTAATTGGTTATCAATATAAAATAAATAATAGTTGCCATAAGACAGATGATTACTTTCGTCTGTCTTATTTTTATGTAAAAAAACAAAATCAAACAGAGAATATATAATCAGGCATTGAACAAAAAGACAAATATAACCTCTCTGATGGGAATCATGAAACAAGATATGTAACTATCTTCGATGACATACCTGCATAATTCTTATACTGGGATTTAAGGAGAAAAACATATGATTCTAACTCAAATTTGAACGAAAATAGCTTCAAGGATATAATACTTGCCTAAAAAATAAAAACGGAAAATTATGCCTTAAAACGCTATTTTAACCTAATAATTTTTACAAAATCAAAAAAACATAGAGAAAATAAGGAGAATTGATATATGAATAAAAATATTCCAAACGAAATACCAAAACATAAAAAGAACACAGGAAGTAATATATCAGACAGCGCAAAGAAAACAAAACATAAGCATCATTATGAAGAATGTCTTATACAATATAATTTTAGTTTTCCTGGTAAAGAGTCTCACGTTACAACTGATTTACAAAGCTATTGTATTATTTGTGGGAAAATAGGAAATAGATTCAATGCAAACAAATCTATTGTAAAGGATTATTATAGAACAACAAATTCTGTTTTAGGAATGTGCAGATCTGTGATTACAAGCCAAGAATTATATGACCGTTATCATAATAAAATACCAGTATTTTTTGTAGAGGATATTTATAAGAACAAATATGTTGATTTGAAACAAAACAATAATTGAGATGGAGAATAAATAATTAGACCAACTAAAAACATTAGATAAAAATTTAAAGAGTAATTTATGAGCGTAGCGAATAAATTACGAATAGTCTGTCTTATTAAATAAGTTGTATATCTTCTTTCAGTTCAGTTTATGTGCAAATATGCACATGGAATTTCGCATATTTTAAAAAATCATGTGCAAAAATGCACCTCTACTGAACGCTCGTTAAACATAACTATAAAAAATACTGCAAAGAGATAATAAAATATCATAACACAAGGAGGAATTTATATTGCAACAAAAAACTGAATATTTTACACGCTTCCCTAATGATTATATCCAAGGAAATATCAAAACAAAATTTGGTATAAGCAGGAAATTTTATATTACTTATATTTTAATAGACAAATATAGGTCATATGAAGACTACAGTTGGATCACTATTCGTAAAGTTTTAGACTTTTATGGATATAAAACTCATCGCAATAAACCAAAGGCATTCAAAGAAATTTTAGATGTATTGGAATATATGATTAATAATAAAATGATTGAAGTCAAACAAGATCTTGATTCTATTGGATATGATACTGGTATTGAAATTAAAATAATTCCTGATAATTTTGATTTTGGTAAGGATTTTTCAAAACTCACTTCATCACAATTTGATTTTATTATGATGAATGAATCATCAATTAATAGAGAGAATATATTAGTAGCTTTTCTATACATTAATTCTTATATATTCATCAGACAAAAAGATAAGAATGGAAATGAATTATTATCAGAACCACAAAAAAAGCCTGAAGCATTCTTCAGAAGTATAGATACTATGTCAAAGGATTTATCTATGTCTAAGGATACTATCAATCAATGTATTTACTATCTCACTTCTTCTATTGGAGACAAAGAACCTCTTTTAATCAAAAAAGAAGTTGGTAGCGTCCAACCAGATCCTAAGAAACCACCTAAAAATGTTCCCAATATATATGTGTTAAATAAGCAAGGATATGAACAAGAAATTGAATGGGCTATTTCTAAAATGCTTGAAATTTATGAAGTAGATTCTTTTGGAGAATTAAAAAATGGTAATAAATCATAATCCAAACAGAGAATAAACATATGTAACCAATTAACACAGCACTTAAAAGGAGCTGAAAAATTATGAATAAAAATTTTAACAAACAAAAAGGAGAACAAAAATTATTATATGAACAATTACATGAATTATATTATGCAAAATATTACAAAAACCAACCATAATACTTATGGAGGATATGTTACCGAATACGATTTAGACACAGATCACGCAAACGGTCATATTGTAGAGAATATTATCGCAGATTGGAAATTTGATAAAAGATGTAAGGAAAATGCAGAAGCAAGAGAAAGGAGAATTGAGCATGTTTAATTATAAGAATGAAGGTTACACTATTACTATCCCACTACCAGATGGCAAATATGATGTGGTATGTACATATATTCATGATCAGAAACTAGATCAATATAAGGTGTCAATGTGGTTGCATTGGGATACAATTGATGACAGATTTAAGATTGATGCACAGGAAATCGGAATGCAGTATGTTGAGAGTACAAAGAAGACTATTAAGACTGATATTTGTAAGCTTGTTGAAAAATTATATAACAATGGACGATTGAACAAATATATGAACTTGTATCAGTATACTTATGATTGTTTCGACATGGGAAATGATGCGGTTGAAAGTAATCGTGCGATGGTGGAATACTATGACAAGAACTGATGAATATTATTTTACCAAGGCAAAGAACGTATCAACTTGTTCTGATTTTCACAAAACTCACATTGGATGTATCGCTGTTTATCAAGGGCACGTCATTGCAGTTGGATATAATACCAACAAGACGCATCCAATTCAACAACATTATAATAAATATAGAGAGAATAATAACATGGGATGCTTTGCGGCAAAGCTTCATGCCGAAATCAATTGTCTTAATTCTATCCGTCATCTGGATATAAATTTCTCAAAAGTAAAATTGTATATGTACAGAAGTCGTTGTGATCAGGAGTATGGAATGTCACGCCCATGTCCTAGTTGTATGGCTGCAATTAAGGATCTTGGAATAAGGCATATTTATTATACAACCAATGATGGGTTTGCGTATGAAAACATACGAAGGGAAGCGTCGTAATTAAGATATTATGTACTGATTATGGATTATGAATAATAAAGGAGAATAAATAAGTAAAATAATTATTAAAGGAGGAAATTGATGCTTACGGCAAAAGTTGGAAACGAAATTATAAATTGTTATGATGGAACACATACTTACGAAACTTTAAAAAAATGGAGCAAGAAAAAAATATTAATATGTCCTGCATGTAATAAACCATATGAATATTGTCATGGTAAGGTTATTGATTCATATTTTAGGCATAAAGACAAGAAACAATGTGAAAATAAATATTCTGAACCAGAAACAGATGAACATATAAATGGAAAACGTGATTTATACGAATGGATTAAGATGCAATGTGGAATAACAGATGTTATTCTTGAAGGTTGGATACCAGAAACTAAACAAAGACCAGATATTATGTTTAAATATAACGGAATTCCATATGTTATTGAATATCAATGCACACCTATAGCATCAGAATATTTAGAAAGGCATGAATTATACAAAACAGCAGGAATTAATGATATTTGGATTTGTGGAACAGATAAGTATTTTGGTGTAAATAAGAGGTTAAATGTATTAGAAAAAGAATGTAGAATTTATTATTCTCCCCAATATAAATACTTTTATAAAATGGAAGATTTGTCAGAAAAACAGATCAAAAATATTCAAAGGATAAGTTCATATAGAAGACATTTAACTAATTATTACAGGATGAAAATGTATTATACAAGAGAATTTCATTTAATGATGAATGTATATGATTATAATAAAAATTATAAAAATTATATATTAATTAAAAACACATCTAATAATTATCAATGTATTGGTAGTCATTATCCTTCTCCAACTGGAAGACCGTCAAATAAATATCCATATCCAGTTAAAGATTATGCTTTTATAGGCAATTATTCTTATGCATCTTGTTACTATTTGCCATATATAAAATTAAAGTCTATCGGAGGAAATGAAAATGAGTAAACACTTAACATCACAGAGATATGTGTATAAAATTCATTCAGCCAGATTGAGAAGAAAACAATGGAAGTTAAATCTTTCAATAAATACTGCAAGAGAAAATAAAGAGTTAATTGCATTAAGTGAAAGTCAAATCCTAAGATGGATAGATGAATTAAATGGAATTAAAGATTCAGAACTTCATATATCTCACATCAAATCTCAAATTAAAAAGTTAAAGAAAGAAACCAATCTTGCTATATCAAGACCAAAAATCAAAAAATTATATGCAGAATTAGACAATTATCAATTTAAGAAAGATTATGTCTGTGTAGTAATCGACAAAGAAAAGGATTTCCACTACATTTATAAAAATGGCTTTGAGATAAATGGTATTAGGTATAAATGGTTACTTGGTACAACAGGGGGAGTAAAAAATAATACCATTGTATTTATTAATGAAAAACTTCTCCCTGAGATAAAAAAGAGAATTAATAACGGACGAGATATGTTAATGAAATTCGCTCCTGCAAAGCTTGAAGCCTATATTGCTTTAGTGTGTAGCTCTTCTACTCCTGTTTCAATGCCGAATGGCGTCGTTGTAGTCCACGATTGTATTACTCATTTTAAGTCGGATATTGTTGAATTAGATGATACAGGATTAGCCCAGCCAAGTATGAAATTCATAAAAGATAAAGATATTGAACTTATAGACAGTGATGGGTATGGACTAGCAATGCCTAATCTTATGAAAAGATGGGGAGAAGAAATTGGGGAAGATTTCTTATTACCAGGTTGTGTAATACGAAATTCGTTCTGTAAAGGTGCAATATTTCCAATTGATTTTCAAAAATTTGCTTCAGATAACGGCTTTGATAAGATTACAGATGTATGGGGAAATACATATAAGATTAATGAGGTTGAACTCATTTTAACAGAGTCAATGTTAAAATTATGGGATTCTTATTCTTCTATTGAGGAATATTTTAGAAATTGCGAAGAGAATAAATATACGTTTGCAATTACAAAGTCTTCAGAGGAAGAATTAGAAAATGTAAGAACTATGAATTATCAGTTTTTGCAAAGTTATGCTTTTACAGATGAGCAGATTGATGAACTTATTGCTCCGACTGTAAATGAAATAAAAGATATTTTATCAGATGATTATAGAAAAACAATTCTTTATACAAAAGGAATTGGATTAAATAAGAATAATGTCCAAAATCTTGACAGTTCTTTCGCAACTGCTCTTATGATCGAGCCATCTATGACACAAGATCCGTATATCAAAAGTCAAATTTATTCCATGATAAGAAAAAGAATAGACGAAGCAAAAGTTGGTGTTTTAAAAGTACCTGCCAATTACTCTCTTGTTTCAGGAGATCCGTATTCGTTATGTCAGTCAATGTTCGGTATGACTGTCACTGGATTATTAAAAGCTGGACAAGTTTATTCAAAATATTGGATTGATAAAGGTGTTACTCAAATTGTCAGTTTTCGTGCGCCAATGACATCTCATAATAATATTAGATTATTAGATGTAGTACACAACGAAACAATGGACGAATTTTATAAGTATATGACGACTCCTACTATTTTTAATAGTTGGGATACATGCGCAGATGCGATGAATGGTTTCGACAAAGATGGGGATTGCGTTATCAATACATCATTTCCTATTTTAGTCGAGAATACAAAAAGACTTCCTGCTATTGTGTGTGTTCAGAGAAAAGCTCCAAAATGTGTTCCAACAGATGATGATATTATGAAATCGAATATCAATAGTTTTGGTAATGCTGTTGGTGGAGTAACTAATAAAATCACTTCAATGTTTGAAGTTCAAGCGAAATTCCCAAAAGGTAGTCGTGAATATAATATTCTTGATTATAGAATTAAGTGTGGACAGCTTTATCAGCAAAATGCGATTGATAAAACAAAGGGAATTGAGGCTAAACCTATGCCTGATACTTGGTATAATTGGATAGCAAATAAACTTTCCAAAGCTAAAGATTCTGACACAAAGAAAGATTTTTGGGTAAATAGGAAAATAATAGCAGACAAAAAACCATACTTCATGCAATATATTTATCCATCTGAAAGAGCCGAATTCAATAACTACAAAAAGAAAAATAATGAAAAATGTTTAATGCGTTTCAGAATTACGTTGGATGAATTGCTGCAAAAAGAGAATAAAACAAAAGAAGAAGAACGTTTTGTGTATTGTTATTACGATCGAATGCCATTAGGTAATGCACCATGCACTATTAATAGAATATGTTGGAAAATTGAAGAATTATTTGATAATCAGTATTATGCCACAGAATCAGATTTTGATTATTCTATTTTAAAAAGCGATGCTGAATATACAAATAAGATTTATAACAAAATCAAGAAAATATATGAAGTATATAAAAAAGACATTCAAAATTATATGCTTTATGCCAAAAAAGAAAGATTGAAATCAGATGAGAAACAGATTCAGAAATATCTTTTAAAGGAACAGTTTAGAGAGAAATGTTTGAAAGAATGTCCTAATGAAGATGAGCTGTGCAATATTGTTCTTGATTTATGTTATACAAAATCCAAAAATAGTAAACAATTTGCATGGGATATTTGTGGGGAAACTTTTATAAAAAATCTTTTGAGAAGAAATGGATATAAAATATCATATCCTGAATTAGATGAAGATGGTGATATAGAATTTAATGGTATGCATTTTTCTATGAAAGAAACTGAAATTAAAGTGACTATTGATGTGGAGGATGATGAATGTCAGTTATATTAAATGAAAAGGAACAGGCAGAGAAAATAATTGAGAAAGGTGAAGTTGGTAACAAACCAACTTCTACTCTCTTCTTATTATCTAAATATTATAGACAAGAAGAAAAACTTGGAGAAAAGAAAACGGCTCAGAAGTTAAATGAGTTTATGGAGAAAAATTATAAAGGATATAATGAAGCTTTATGGGAAGACATTATTGAAGATATTTCAAAAAAGGGTAAGAAGTATCTTTTACAAGAAATTAAGTCGATTAATATTACAAAAAGTGAGCTAGATGAAATTGCAAGCGTAGAAAATATAAAGTATAAAAAATTGTTATTTACGATGCTGTGTTATGCAAAGCTATATAATACCTTATCAGATACAAATAATGGATGGGTTAATACAGAAATTAAAGAGATTTATAAAGTTGCAAGAGTGACTGTTAAATATAGGAATGATAAGTTCTTATATTTAAATGATCTTGAGAATACTGGACTAATCTCTTTTTCTAATAAAAATGATAATCTGAATATGAAAGTTAATTTTATAGATAATGATAGCGAGGTTGTATTAAAGATTAAAGATTTCAGAGAACTTGGTTATGAATATCAGAATTATATTGGCGATGGTAAATTTATTCGATGTTCTGAATGCGGTAGACTTGTTAAAAAGAAAAGTAACAAAGACAATTCTACTAAATATTGTTTATCGTGTAAAAGATATAAAAAAAATGAACAAAATAAAGAATATTATAGAAAAATTGCAATTTAATATAGAATTTAGGAAAAGCAAAAAGTCTTAAACCCCTTGTAAATAAAGGGATTTGCGATATTACGTCCGATTTTTCTTATTATGTATAGTAATAAGAGAATAACAAATGAAATCAGCTTTTTTAACTACAATATTGTTTTTATACAATATTAAGCATCTCTGTACTGTGTACGGAGAATATATAATTAGCCGAAAGGCAGTAAATTATTTCGTCTAATACATGGATATAAGATAGTTGCTGTGATTCCATGTGAAAAACTTGTGCATGGTGTGGAAAACCAGTTCAGTTCAGCAAGCGAGACTGTACCAATGCATTTCTGTAGAAGTAAATAATCTATCAAAGATAATGGCGTTTATAAGCAGATTAATAAGAAATACAATTGAATAATGAATATATAATTATAGTTATTGGAACTCAGTGAAGATCGGTTTAATCACCGTGCTGAGAGCATGTGGATGTCGGCATATTATTATATGGGATACTTTATAGTGGTGTGCTTCGAAATGTCGTGAGATATCTTAGAATACTGTGGAAACCATTAAAGACAAGCATGTGTACTAATAATAAGCGTAGTAAAAAGTTCTGTTCTCATCGCTGACGTAATAGAGAGTTGCACTGCAATGCTGAACCCTGATGCCTATGAGCTGGTAACTTATAGGAGGTAAGTAAGGGAATACCAAATAAGTCAGTTCTGCCGTGAGTGTAAAGAAATTTGCACAATAAGATGAGTTGCAGGAAGTAGTAGTCCAAGGTAGTCATAATAGAATGTATATTTTAATTAAAACTACATATGAAATTACAGTATATTAATGATTCTGAATGATGGACGAGGCTTATGGATAACCAATTCCGTATGCACTATGTTGGGTGTTTCCCATAGCACAAGAAGTATATATGCGACGGTGTATATGCTCAGACTTGTGTTTGCATTGACTGAATATTAGTGCGTCTATTAGAAGTAACCCGAAGGGGTACAGTTGCTATAATTATATATTCATTATTTCGATTTTCTCAATACCCCCTCTTTCTATTGCCGATGGCTGTGCTTTCTTTCTGATTGTATAGTCATCGGATTTTTCTAATTTTGGCTAGTAGAACAATGGTAGATTCCCCATTAAGGAAAAGGTTGTAGGTTCGAGTCCTACTTAGCCAGCTACTCTCTTGTTATTTAGCAGGAAAAATAAATCAAAGGATGTGAAAAATTATTAAACAGATTTCTAAAAATGAGGTCGAAAAGTTATTATCTGAAGGTGTAATCCGCAATACAAAACATGGATATGTTGATCGTAAAGGTGAACACGTAGGTTACTACAAGACGTGTGGAAATAAGCGTTACATCGAAGATAGGTTTGTTAAGTAGGTTCTGCCTATGAATGAACAAGATTTCGCAATTGATAAGTTACAAGATGGAACATTTCGAGTGACACGTATTGACATTGAAGGCGATTATCATACACATATGAAAAGTAAGCAATTGGCAAAGACTGTAATTCATAATGTGTGCAATGGTAAAATTCCATTAAATTCACGTAATTATACTCTCATTAGTATGTACAGATTAAGTAATAATGAGGAATATCGTGATAAAATTCAGGAAATATTAGACACTCGAAAACAAAAAGGTAAAAAAGATAATTATTGTAATCCTAGCAGATATAAGTCTTGTAGGAATTTTTAATGTTATGGAGGAATTAAAAGGAAATGGCAAATTTTGCATATAAAAAGACAGTTATAACTGCAATGAAGGTTGTAGGAATTTTAGATAGTGACAATTTAACAGTTGATGTAGGCGGAGAAGAGAAAAAGTTATCTACTCTTCTATCAGGTTTCAATGGTGCACCTATTGAAATTAACATTAAAGTTAAGGACAAGGAAGAACTCGATGAGCCTACTGAGGCTGCTGAAGAATAGAGAGTAGGTGGATGTCATTACAACCTATAAAAGATATAATGGAGAATCAGACGAAGAACTTATCTATAGAATATGCGAAAATAAAGATCAGATAGGTTCTTGGCAGGATGTAGCAAATATAATCAATGAACTTACTGGTAATGATTATGGTGAAAGCACTTATCGCAAAAAATATCAGGCATTTAGGAAGATGTTAGATGCCAACCAATCAAAATTCGTTGATTCTAATGCTCAGTTAAAAGAAATTGAAATTCAAAAACGTGAGTTAGAACGCAAGAAAATACAGTTTAGAGATGAACGAAATGCTTGGCAGAAACAAAATTTTGCAGATGCTAGAGTTGAAGAAAAACTTGACAAATTAGAATCTGAACTTGTCTCTCTTGGCAGAACAAATTTCAATAAACATGATAATGTTTCTATTAATTCTGATAATGATATGCTAATTATTTTAAGTGACTTACATATTGGTCAGACGTTTGATTCTATATTTGGTAAATACAACACAGATATTGCAAAAGATAGGCTTAATCAATTATTAAATGAAGTAATTTCTATTCATCAATTACATAAATCTAAAAACTGTTATGTAAGTCTTCAAGGTGATCTTATTTCAGGTAATATTCACAAGTCTATTCAAGTAACAAATAGAGAGAATGTAATTGAACAGATAAAAATTGCCACAGAGTTAATATCATCATTCTGCTATGAATTATCTTTATATTTTGATACAGTATTCATGTCAAATGTTGCAGGAAACCATACTCGTATGGATCGTAAAGATGATGCAATCCATGACGAAAGATTGGATGATATTATTAGTTGGGCTGTTGAACTGTCTCTGAAACACATTGATAATTTTCATGTGTTGCACAGAAATATAGATACTGGAATTGCAGATATTTCAATTAGAGGAAAATCATATATCGCTGTACATGGTGATTATGACGGATTTAATAAATCTGGTGTACAAAACTTATGTTTAGCACTAGGGTTTGTTCCATACGCAATTACTTATGGACACTTGCACGTATGTTCCGTGGATGAAACAAATGGTGTAAAGATGATTCGTGGTGGATCACTTGCAGGATGTGGGGATTCATATACGATTGAAAAGAGATTAACAGGTAAACCGTCACAGATGGTTTGTATTTGTACAGATAAGGGTGTAAAAGCCTACTACCCTATTGAATTAAATTAAAATACTAATTTCAATCAAAAACAGTTGCAAAGTCAAAATGCAAATAAAAATGATTGCTATTACATGACCAGAATCCGACTGGCATTTAACAAACGGAAATAACCTATGGTTAATTTGGCTGACGAAGCCGTATGCGAGGGAGTGGACTCATTATAGCCGCTACCCTCTTTTATTATTATTTCGGCAATAAAATAAAAAATAGCCAAAAGATATAAAAATATTAAGGAACGAAAAGGAGTTTAAAAAACATGAAAAAGGATATTATGATTAAGGAAGTTTCAGAGAGAGCTACAGATATTATTGCTACAGAAGGTAAGAAATTCACAAAGAAGGAAATTGAAGCCGTTATCAAAGCTTATGTTGATTGTGTATTTGATAATCTTGCGGATAACAAGACAGAAAAGATTCCTCTTCCTGGCGTTGGTAGCTTCTCAGTAAAGCATGTAGCAGAAAAGTCTGGTGTTGCTGCACTTGCAGGTGGTAAAGCTTGGTCAGTACCTGAACATGATGAGATCAAGTTCTCTATTACTAAGTCAGTTAAGACACTTGCGTAATTAAGGGTGGTGACAAAAATTGAAGACTTTCAATTTTGAAGACGTATATGATTTTGTGGAATATTTAAATGATACTTATGACAAATTGTTTATTCACAGAAAAGAAAAGGACTATTCAGAAATTTTAGTTGTTGCTAAATATAATGTGATGATCGAAATTCTGAATTCTTTAATTAAAAATACAAATTATAAATTAGTGTCTTGTAATGATCTAAACCATCCTTGTTGGGATGGTTACGATGACGCTTATGTACTCACTATTGATTCTGATATGACTATATGGGTACAAGCAGCTAAATGTAATGAAGATACTTATATTTATACGGATTCAACAGATATTGTGTTTGTTCATGGTGATGTAAATTCAAGTTTTGTAAAACAGAATAAAGATTCTAAATGTATTATGCGTGAATTTAATATTGCTGAGATTGATGAATCTGAGGATGATTATGAAGATAATAAATCTACTGAAGATGCTAAAGTAACTTATAAGATTAATGGTAAAAAGGTATCTAAAGATGAGTATGATCAGGCTGTAAAAAAGTTTGATGAAGATTGGGATGATATTAATAAGAGTATAAATTTACATCATGATAAGTATTCTGATAATAAATATAGTTTGAGAAAGAAACCATATTTTACTGGTAATATTGATGATATTGCTAGTTTGTTATGGTTGGATTTATTCAAATGTTAATATAATTTGTTGATTGTAACATATTTTATGTTAATGTTTTAAATTTATGTTATTAGTGACATATTTGGCGTTTTAATGTTGATTTAGGGGCTAAAAAAAATATGTCTTGTAAGAGTGTGTGGTGTATGCTGCACACTCTTTTTGTATGGGCGAGATTGGTCTTTGCGAGGATCGTAACCTCAGTCGTCCACTTTTGATAAAGGTGCGAATGCACACTCATAACTAAAGTCAGGAGTAAGTGAGCATTTATTATGAAGAATATTATATACGAAAGGAAGTGAGATTTGATGGGTAGAAAAATACAGCATAATAATATTGTTACTGATGAGTTATTGGCTCAATGTAATAAAGAAAATATAGAATTAGGAAATGATTTTTTGGATTATCTTCGTTCAGTGGATAGATCTCCGAATACAATTAATGCGTATAGGCGTGACCTTTTTATTTTTTGGGTTTATCTACTTCAGCATTGCGATAACAAATTCTTTATTGATTTATCTAAGAGGGATATTGCTCGTTATCAGAGTTTTTGTCTTACTGAATATAAATGGTCGCCAGCTAGAATGCGTAGAGTAAAATCTACTCTCTCATCTCTTTCAAATTATGTAGAAGCTATATTGGACGATGAGTATGAAAATTTTAAACCAATTATACGCAAAATTGAAAATCCTGCAAATGAGAAAGTATTCACTAAAACTGTGTTATCTGATGAGCAAGTGCAGGGAATGCTTGATTATTGGGTTGAAAAAGGTAAGTATGACAAGGCTTGTATTTTAGCATTAGCTGCATTTAGCGGTAGACGTAAGAGTGAATTACCACGATTCAAAGTGTCTTATTTCGATGACGAAAATATTATATATGGTTCTTTATATAAGACACCTGAAAAGATCCAAACAAAAGGAAGAGGATCACGTGGAAAAATGTTAGTGGTATATACACTTGCAAAACCGTTTAAGCCATATTTTGATTTGTGGATGAATTATAGAAAAGAACATGGAATTGAATCAGAATGGTTATTTCCAAAGAAAGTAAATGGAGAATATATAGATGAACCTATGGATTCAAGCACTCTTGACAGTTGGGCTGATACATTCAGCAAACATTTAGGAGAAGACTTTTATTTCCATAGTCTTCGTCATTTCTTTACCACCTCTTGTTCTCGAAGTGGTCTTCCAGATGATGTAATTCAAATGCTAGTCGGTTGGAATTCGCTTGATATGGTTGCAGTGTACAAGGATATTGATGCAGATGAGCAATTTGCAAAATATTTTGCTGATGGAGAAATAAAACAAGTAGAACAAAAATCACTCTCTGATTTGTAGACAATGCCGATGAAGCTTTCGTCTAATTCCCTCTTGCACCACACAATTTTATGTGTTATAATACAAATCAAGAAAACAAGCAATTATCCGTTAGACGGTTTAGAGCCTATATGTGGTGTGTAGGCTAATAAATTTTATATCTATTAACACAAAAATAACCGCTATTTAGACTCATGGCGGTTATTTTTGTGCATCTTTTTATCTATAAATCGTACTATGTATGTAGCAATAATGCTACCTACAATTCCGATTATAAGTGCAACTAAAATATTAATAGTTATCGTCCTCCTTTCTAATTATTTCCTGAAAGGATTCTATTCGAACAAAGTATCGCTACTTTGGAACGACTCTAAACCGCCTTTTACCATCCCATCTAGCCTTAAATGAAATGTTGAATAATCGCTTGTCCCTCATATTATATCATCTATGACAATTCATGTCAAAATATCCAAAAAATAGAGAATAATACAATATAAGCTGCTTACGCTTCATAAGAGTAAGGGCGGTCTATCAATTCGTTGATAGATTTTTACAAAAGAATTTTCTGTAGGATACAGAGAATAATATATTATCCATGTCATCAGCATGATTGGAACATGCGTCTCCCTGATGGGGGAGAGGATTTTGGTTCGATTCCGAAGTGGCGTTGCAACTTGATAATACAATTTCAGAGAATTTTCAATATTCTCTTTGTCTTGTCGGCTGACTGGTAATCAATCGGCAGTAGATCTTACCAATCTATACAATAAGGAGAGGTCGCTACTCTCCTATCATAGCGGAATGACGAGCAATGGAAGCTCACTTGGCTCATAATCAAGAGTATGCAGGTTCGAGTCCTACTTCCGCAATTCGAAATAAAATAATAAATTTTAGAAAGGATGATACATAAATAATGACATATAAAATTTTGATCAAAAATACACAAACGAAATTAAAAAATCTTTGGGAAATATATGGAACTACTTCTACTACTGGTAGCGTAGTCACATTTACTGAATATTCAACTGATGATGTAACTGAGCTGCAAAATAAAATTGCTGAATTAGATAAGACAATTGGTTTTGAGAATATTCGTGTTATTGCAGATGTGACATACAATGTTGGAATAACCGTAGATGAGATTAAGGTAGATATCACCGATCCATCCGAACCGTAATATAATTTTCGTGCGGTAAACCTGATACCAAAACCTATTTTTGGGATGCATACGAAACTTAGGTGTGCAAGCTCAACACTTACTACCGCCCTATACAGTTATAATCAGTTTGGCGACTGATTGGTAAAGAAAGAGTCATTTCATTTGGAGATGGCTCTTTTGTTATGTAGTATTGGCAGAGTTGGTATTGCACCTTATTGCTAATCAGAGGTCATCGTTTATTCGGTGTGGATGTTCGAGCTATTGATTTTTATTAATGAATTTAATGAAAAATAAATAAAATATAAGAGATTATCAAATATGATAATCTCTTATACGATGTTTAATAATATTAATTTTTAATCATCTTCTGTGTTGTCATTATCTTCATCATCTGCCGAAACATCAACGGTTTCTTCCCACTGATATCTTCCAGGAATGTGTCCTATGTCGCTTTCACGTTGGGTTTTATCTGATGTATCAATATCAGATCCGCCACCTTTGTCGTACCTATAAGTATGTCCACTTGAATCGGTATTAAACTTCCCAGTTCCTTCTCTGTTCATATTATACCTCCTTTTAAAAACAAACTATTGGTTACTTATTAAGTATATAACATATTAATAAATAATTCAACATAAATATACACCTTTAGCTTAATTGGTAGAGCAACGATCTCCAAAATCGTTAGGTCTATGTTCAAATCGTAGAAGGTGTGCTAAGTGAAGTGAATTACATTTTCAATATAATTTTATGTTGCTTTTGTTTATCTAACATGCAATAATTGTTATATGGAGGTGAATATTATGGCGTGGAATTTTACAGATATGGCTTCTGCCGAAGAAATTATTGAAAAAATTGAAGATGGAGAAATTTCTAATTCTGCAACTGCATATGGTTTATTGGGAGAAATAATGAACGCTTTTCCTGGAACATGGATTGCAGACAAAGCAAAAGCATTACGTGACAACTTGTAAAAAATATTGTAAAGATTATTTGAAAGAGATCAGTATTATTACTGATCTCTTTTTGTATTTAAAAAGAGAATATATATTTAGCCAACTATGAGAGGATTGTTACTGTTTCGGTTGCAGGTAGTTGGAATTATGGAGTGAGAAGCCTTTGACCGATCATCTCAGGTATAGTAGATACTCGCACTACTCTCTCACTCTATTTTAATTGGTTTTGCGAGTGGAAAGCGAGAAATGTTATGAGTAATTACAAACGAAATGAAGAAAGTAAAAATGAAAATTATGATGGTGGAATTTATTGTATCACAAATAAAATCAATGGGAAGAAATACATTGGTCAAACATATGATTTAAAATTCAGATGGTTGCACCATAGAAGTGATTTACGTGGCAATAGACATCATAATAGACATTTACAAGGTGCATGGAATAAATATGGAGAAGATAATTTTGAATTTTCAGAATTAGAAAAATGTTCTTTAGAGTTGCTTGACGAAAGAGAAATATATTGGATTAAATATTATGATTCTCAAAATCAAGAACATGGATATAATCTAGCAGATGGCGGTTTAGGTTGTCGTGGATATAAACATACAGATGAAGAAATTGCTAAAATGCGAATGATTCAAAATCCTGAACCGATTTTACAGATTGATCTTAATGGAAATATTTTAAATGAGTTCGTATCCGCAGGAGAAGCTGGTGATTATCTAGGAAAAGATTCATGTAGTGGAATCAAACGTTGCTGTGATGGAGATAAATATAAAAAAGCATACGGATATATATGGATTTATAAAAAGGATTTAGATAAATTTAAACTTGAAGACCATATCCTTATACATAAAAATGACACACCAGTTTCTCAATATTCTATGGATAATAGACTTATTAAAAGATGGGATTCTGCAAAATTGGCTTCGAAAAATATAAAAGGAAGTGCTTCTGAAATATTACGGGTATGTACTGGTGAACGTATTTCTTATAGGAATTATATATGGAAATATACAGGTAACGAAAGTTTATATGACAAGACAAGAAAATCTATAGAAAAAGAATTAACTGATAAGAAAAATAATGAAACTCTTACGGTGCTACAATATTCTCCGTCTGGTGATTTAATCAAAAGATGGAATAACGCAGTTGAAGCATTGTCGGAAGGACATGATGATGGTTCTATAAGATCGTGTTGTAATGGTAATATGACATGGTATCATGAATCTCTTTGGTTATATGAAAAAGATGAAAAATTATTAAATGAAAGAATAGATAGATTAAAACATTCAAAACTAAAAACAATTCCCATTCTTCAATATGATATAAATGAAAATCTAATAAAAGAATGGTCATCAGTAAATTCAATTGAAGGATTTTCGAACTATGGGATAAATAAGTGTTTGAAGAATAAAACATATATTCATAAGAATTATATATGGAAATATAAATACCCTGAACTAGCTTATGTAAGTTAGTTCTTTTTTATTGGAATAAAAAGAAAGAAGGTGAAACAATGGCTAAAGTTTTAGAACCAATTTCAGACGCTGAATTAAAGAAAATTACAGTTGTGAATTTGCGAAATGAATATAAAAAGCTTGCAAATTTCTATCAGCGTATTATGAACAATGAGCTAATATATTGTAGCCATTGTGGACAATGGAAAAGTGCAGCAACATTCTACTCGTCTAAGGCAAGTCCTGATGGTATTGAACATTATGCTTGCAAAGAATGTATATTAAACGAATGTACTGACTATGACAAAAAAAATAATATACGAACTGATAATCGTGAGAAAACCATAGAAACATTTAGAAGACTTAATTGGTATTTTGACGAAAATGTTTATAATGAGCAGCTACAAAAACTCTCTGAACAAACAGGAGAAAAAATAAGAAGCACTGCTGTTCAACAGTGGATCGTAATTTGTAGAAGCCTGAACGATTATAGTCAAAAAACATATAAAGATTCTGAATTCTCTGTTGATGATATAGAAAATAATACAGAGGAAGATGTAAAAATTGTACAAAAAACATTACGTGCAGCAAAAAAGAGATTTGGCACGGATTATAATAATGAAGAACTGATGTTCCTTGAAAATGAGTACCAAGACTGGATTTCGAGATATGACTGTTCACAAAAGGCTCAGGAAGAAACATTCCAAAATCTATCAGTTATTAAATTGATGAAGCGTAATGCAATTAAAAAAGGGGCTTCTACAAAAGATCTGGATTATTCTTATCAGCAATGGCTTGATACGGGTAATCTAAAGCCAAAACAAAATACACTTGATACATTTTCAGATGCTCAGACAATGGGTACATTAATTCAGAAATATGAGGAAACACGCCCTCTTCCTGATATAGATCCAGAACTTGCAGATGTTGATAAAATTGGTACTTACATAGATGCTTTTTATAGAGGTCACGCATCAAAAATGCTTGGTCTGAAAAACAGATTTTCAAATATATATGAACGAGTAATGGCAAAATATACTGTTAATCCACCATCTTATGATGAGGAATCAGATAGTGAAATTCTATTTGATAAGATTTTTGGTAGCAAGGATGATGAATAATTATGGCTACCACAAAGAAAGAAAAGAAAAAGTCATTACAAGAAGTATATCAAGAAAAATCTGAGCGTGTATTAGAAGGAGTTGCTTATTGGGCTTCATTCTATAGGAAAAATCCACAAAGATTTGTACTCGAATATTTGAATGTGAAATTAAAGCTATTTCAAAAGATTTTAATATACATGATGATGGTTAGTACAAACTTTATGTATATTGCAAGTCGTGGTAGTGGCAAGACATGGTTGACAAGTTTGTACTGTGTTGTGCGTTGTATCCTGTATCCTGGGACAAAAATCTGTGTGGCTTCTGGATATAAATCTCAATCACTAGAGGTCATTCAAAAGATAAATGATGACTTTATGAAAAATTATGGTTGGGGTTCAGCTAATCTTCGTTCTGAAATTTCTGAAATTTCTACTTCAATAAATAATGCCCATGTTGATTTTCGTAATGGTAGTTGGATAAAAATCGTTAGTTCAAATGACTCGGCTCGTCACAACAGAGCAACGCTTATAGTCGTGGATGAGTTCAGGATGGTTGATTTGAATACAATTAATACAGTTCTTCGTAAATTCTTAACAGCTCCACGTTCGCCTGGTTATCTTAATAATCCAAAATATACTCATCTTCAGGAGCGTAACATCGAAATGTATATGTCATCTGCGTGGTATAAGTCTCATTGGAGTTTCGAGAAATTAAAAGCTTACTATGCAAACATGCTTGATGATACTAAGCGTTACTTTTGCGTAGGTTTACCTTATCAGTGTGCTATACGAGAAGGTTTATTATCTCGTGAGCAGGTCGAGGATGAAATGTCTGAGGCAGACTTTGATCCTACTGCATTTAAAATGGAAATGGGTGCTGAATGGTATGGTGATACTGATGGTGCTTTCTTTAAATTCGATGATATATCTCCAAGGAGAAAGATACGAAATTCTTTCTATCCTCTTGAAATTTATAAAAATCATCAAATCAAAATTCCAGAATTAGTTCCAAATGAAAAACGAATATTATCAGTCGATGTAGCTTTGCTTGCAAGTAAAAAGCATAATAATGATGCTGCTGCTCTTATAATCAATTCTGCTATTCCAACAGAAAAAAATGATTATATATCTAATATTGTTTATATAGAAACGCATGAAGGAATGACTACAGACGAGTTAGGTATTCTTGTTATGAGATTATTTTATCAATTCAATTGTACAGATTTGGTATTGGATACTAACGGACAAGGTATTGGCGTTTATGATTTTATAATTAAACCTCAGTATGATGCTGAGTATGGAGTTACATATGAAGCAATGACTTGTATTAATGATGATAATATGGCTGATAGATGTAAAATTAGAAATGCAAATAAGGTCGTATGGTCTATTAAAGCTACTGCTGATTTTAATACAAAGGCAGCCATTGCATTACGTGCCGGATTTCAGAATGGCTCTATTAATCTTCTTACTTCTGAATTTGAAGCAGAAGAATTAGTAAAAAAGATTCGTGGATATTCTAAGATGACATCAAAGGAACAAGCGTTATTAAAATTACCATATATACAAACTTCTCTGATGGTTAATGAATTAATAAATCTTGATCACGAGATAAAAGGAACAAATATAAAAATTGTAGAAAAACCAGGAATGCGTAAAGACCGATTTTCATCTCTTGAATACAATTTTAAAATTTGTCAAGATTTAGGATTTAAATTAAAACCAAAGAATACAGATGTCGAGAGTCTTATCAACAAACTTCCAATCCGTCAAGGCAAAAGATTTTCAATGTTTAATTAAAGGAGGTGCATTAACGAAAAATGCCAAGAACAAAGAAAGCAGATGCTAATGCACCTGCTATAAATACAATTAAGAAGACAAACTCAACGTCCTCTTCTATTAAAACAACTGCGGCTCAGATGCGAAATTATTCTAAAGAGGAATACCGTAAGGAATTATTTGCCAAAGCATCACAAGCTATGCAATTACTCAACTTGCAAAAAACAGAGACACGAAGTTATACTATTTATAGTAAAGAAAATCTTCGTTCTTATATGCAAAATCCATTCTCAAACGAGAATAGATTGCGTAATTTAAGCCGATTTTTATATAGAGTTTCACAACCATATAGACGATTAGTAAATTATAATGCTCAATTAGTTGACCTAACAGCAATGAATGTAAGTCCAAATATTGATATTACACAGGATAACGATACTCAGACAATTTTAAAAGATTATTATGACACTTGTGTAGAAATTGATAAAATGCACTTACATTCTGAAATATATAAAATGCTTGTAACTGCATGGATTGAAGATGCTGCTTATGGTTATATATATGAAGATGATACAGGTTTTTTCATACATCTATTAGATGGTGAATACTGTAAGATATCTTCTATCAATCCTGATGGCAGTTATAACTTTGCTTTTGATTTTAGTTATTTCAAACAGCGAAAAGATTATCTTGACTATTGGGATTCTGAATTTCAGAAAAAATATAATTCTTATGATAGTGATTCATCTCTTAAATGGCAAGAATTAGATCCTGAACGAACAATTTGTATTAAAGTTGGAAGCGATGATCCAAAGCTTTGTATTCCACCTTATATTGGTGTCTTTGAAAATCTAATTGATACTATTGATTTACAATCACTTGTTTCTGTAAAAGATGAATTATCAATCTATAAACTTCTTGTAGCTCGTCTTGAACATATGCAAGGAAGTGATAATCCAGATGATTTCGAGGTAGATATTCAGGTTGCTCTTGATTATTATGCGAAGCTTGAAGCATCTCTTCCAGATTGTGTATCTTCTTGTATTTCTCCTCTTCCAATTGAACCAATTGAATTCAAAGGAACTACAACAGATGATACAGATATGATTGAAAAATCTATGAGTAATCTTTTTAAAATATCTGGTGGTTCTTTGGTTTTAAATGATGAAAAACAAGGAACTACAATCTATAGAGCACATATGATTGCGGATATGATGAATGCAATTAAACCTCTTCTTGGTGAAATTGAAATATGGATGAATAGACATCTTTCTTATAATCTTTCAAATCCCGCAAAAGTAAAATATCTTGAAACTTCCCCCTGGATGAAAAATGAAAAGAAAAAAGAATTGATAGAATCGGCACAATATGGTGTGCCTGTAAAAATGGCTGTTGCAGCACTTGATGGTTTTAGCCCATTGGAAGTGCTTAGAATGCAATTTCTTGAAAATGATGTACTTTCATTACATAATTCTTGGATTCCACTTCAAAGCAGTTATACTCAGTCGGGTAATAATTCTAATGATAGTGGTGGACAAGAAAAAGACGTGACAGACCTCACAGACGAAGGAGAAAGTACAAGGGAGTCAGGGAAGAATGATATGTAAGGAGTAACAGGATGAAACAGAATTTTATAAAAACAACAGATTCTGAAACTTCTAAAAAGCTATCAGCTCTTGGATTTCAGAAGGTTGATAATACAAATGGTGTTTATACCTTTTTGAATACTGGCAAGATCCAGTTTTCAGATAATGATATAGATAAAAAGAAAATTCAGTATAGTAACATACTGAGTATTTAGCCACTCTCCTATTCGAGTGGCATTTATTATGCCAAGAAAGGAGGAAGAAATGGAAAAAAAATATTTTACAATTGAAGATTTAATTAGGTTCTGTGAACAAAAGAAAATGTATAACTTTTCTTCAAAGGAATCTGGTAAGCCTATTGTTATACAAGCAGTTCAGGACTTTTCTTCTGCTGATGTTGAAGAAACAGCAGATAATAAACTTTATGCAAAAGTTCGTGTTTGCCATACTTTATTAAATCGTAATGGAAGTTATATCTCAGAAGATTCTATGAAAGCAGCTATGCCTAGTCTTAAATATTCTCCACTGCTTGCGAATATTCATCAGTTGGATGATGGTACGTGGGATTTTCATTCGCACGATTATCATATAGAAAAAGATGAAGATGGAAATGAAAATGTTATCTATGACGAAAAACAAGTTGGTACTTTTACAGCAGATGAACCATATCTCGAATATGACAAAGATATGGATAAAACATACGTTGTTGCTCGTGTAGCAATTCCTGAATCGTACACTCGTTGCGCTGATATTATTCGTGAGAAAAACGGCACAAAGGTAAGCTGTGAACTTATCATCTATGAGTGTTCATACAATGCAAAAGAAAAATATTTACAGTTAGATAATTTTGAATTTGCAGGTTGCACTTGCTTGGGTTCTGAAAAAGATGGGACACCTATTGGTGAGGGAATGCTTGGGAGTAAGATAACTCTTGAAGATTTCAGTGAAGAAAATAATAGCTTAATTAAATTTAATGAAAAAATGGTTGAATTACAAGCAAGACTTGAAAAACTTGAGACTGCTTGTTTTGACAATAAAAAAAATAATTCTAAGGAAGGAGGAAACAAAAACTTGAATAAATTTGAAGAATTATGTCAGAAGTATGAAAAAACAGTTGATGATATCACATTTGATTACGAGAATATGTCTGATGATGAATTGATCGAAGCATTTGCAAAAGCATTCGATGAAGCTGATTCTACTGATGATGGAAGTGAGGGTGCTGATACTCCTTCTGGTAGTGAAACAACCACTGATGGAAATGAAGAAGGTGAAAATAATCCTACTGAGCAAAATCCAGATGAAAGTGAAAAAGGTGATACCACAGAAGATGAGACACCTTTTATTGATGATGACGAACCAAAGAAGAAAGCTAATAATGCATTAACAAGAACTTTTGAGATTAGTCACGATGACATCCGTTATGCGCTTTATAATCTTTTATCTTCATACGAAGATGCTGATAATGAGTGGTATTACATTACTGGTGTATATGATTCGTATTTTGTATATGAAAGTTGGGACGGTGGAAAAATCTATGGTCAGAAGTATACAAAGGATAATGATAATGTAGCACTAGATGGAGAAAGATACTCATTACATAAAACATATCTTACAGATTCTGAATACGCAGAAATTGAATCAATGCGTTCTAACTATGCTGAATTAAAGGCATTTAAGGAGAATGTTGAAAAGAACGAACTTCATTCTAAGAAAGAGTCTTTACTTGTAGATGAAAAATACTCTGTATTATCTGATAATGAAGCATTTATGGAATTAAAGAAAAATATGGATAACTACTCTCTTGATGATTTGGAGACAAAAGCAAAGGTTATTTTTGCAGATTATGTATCATCTGTAGGTAATTTCTCATTAAACAGTTCTAATAAAAACAAATCCCATTCTATGCAGTTATTTGGTGATCCAAATACTCGTAGAAATAGTCGCTCTGGTAGATACGGAGATATCTTTAAGAAGTAATCACTTCATATAAATCACAAACAAATATTAACACTTTAATAAGTCGTACAGAAATGTACGGCTTTTATTATGCAAATTTTTAAGGAGGAAAAATTAATGGCAATTAAATTTGAATTATCAAAGTTCCCTGTCGCTTTCCCTGCAAAAGTTATTGCAAGAGACGGTGGAGCGCACATGTACAGTATTCAGCACGATGGAGATCTTTGGAATGGTGCTGTAATTGCAAAGGGCGATTATAAGGCACTTGATCTTTATACAGAAGGAACAGCAACAAAGATTAATGCAAAGGTTGTTGGTCAGGCAGCAAATGGAAATTATTATGTAGAAATTACAAAGGATTCTCCTGCTTCTGAAGCTCTTATCGTTTACAACCCACCAGTTATCGAGGAACAGTACAACAAGTCATTCCAGCTCGAAGCTAATTTTTATATCCCTGCAACTATGGAAGCTAGAGCTTATTCAGTTCGTGAAGGAGATATTTGGGAGCTTTCTGAGGCTGCATTTACAGCAAAACCTACAGTTGGAACAACTGTTGTATCTACTGTTACTGGTAAGAAGTGGACAGTTGCGTAATTTTAGGAAAGGAGACAGATAATAATTATGGAAAATACAGCTAGAAATTTAATGTTTGATCTTGCTTCTGGTCGTGAAATTTATGATGACGAACAGGGCAGAGTTATTAGTAAGGCAGAAGCAAATGATGCCGTAAGAAAAGTGTGCTTTGAGGAACTTGGAATTACAGAAAAGTCTACTGAGAAGCAGATGATGAGAGCCTTAAAGTCTGATAAGGCTGTTGCTCTTTTCGAGGTAATTGAGGAAATTATCGAGAAGGAAATTGAGTATGGTTTCAGAGATAATGAATTCTTTAACAATTTTGTTGAAACAAGAAATCTTGCAGATGGTGATAGAACTGACTTCTGGACAGATACAGATATTATTCTTAACGTTGCAAAGGTTTCTGGCGATCAGCATGATTACACAATTCAGAGACTTGCTGAGGGTTCAAGCTTCACAGTTCCTACTAGCAGATATGCAGTAAAGGTTGGTGGAGATATTCGTCTCTTCTTAACTGGTCGTAAGGATTGGTCTGAACTTATTGATGCTGTAGCAAAGGCATATACACATAAGATTCAGGACGAGCTTTACGCTGAGTTTATGAATGCAGCAAGCAAGCTCCCTGTTACAACTGGGTTTAAGGGTACTGGTGCTCTTACTAAAGATAAGAAGGATGAGTTTGATGAGATTATCTCTAATGTCGCTACAGCAAATAACGTATCTTCTGTTGTAATTATGGGTACAAAGACTGCACTTAAGAAACTTAATGCTCTTGCAGGAAATGGTTCTGTTGAGTGGGTAGCTGCATCTCAGAAAGAAGCTGTTGCAAACACAGGTATTCTTGGTTCTTATGAAGGAACTTCTCTCTTAGAGATTCCTCAGAGATTTAAAGATAATACACTTGCAAATAAGCTTGTCGATCCTACTATCCTCTTAGTATTCCCTGTAATTGATTACAAGCCAGTTAAATTCATTGATGGTGGTGAGACTACTCTTGAAGTAACTGAGACTGGTGCAAATGCTGATGATATGCAGACATACGAAGCTCAGAGACGTATGGGTATTGCTACAATTATTACTCGTCAGTTTGGTCAGTGGGACTTAGATGCCTAATCTGAATGAATTATAAAAACTATGGAGAGTGTGAAATATCACTCTCCTATTTTGACGGATAGAAAGGAATTATTATGGCTTATCAAAAAAAGACTACAACAACTGCTAACATAACAGAAACAAAAGTTGAAGACAAGTCAAAAGCTCGTAAATATGAAAAAGACGATGTTATTCCATGTAAGTCACTTACCGATGGGAAGCTTTTGGTAACAGGCGAAAAGACTGGAATTTTATATAGATGGGCTGATTATGGCGATGTTGAAGAGATTGAATACCAAGATTTAGTATATATGATTCGCTCTCATAAATCTTGTATTACAAGACCTAGATTTATTATTCAGGATGCTGAGTTTGTTGAACAGTATCCAGAATTAAAAGAGTTATATGAATCATTATACTCTACAAAAGATTTAACAGATATTTTATCTTTGCCTATTACACAGATGAGAGCTGCTATTGCAGATTTACCAGATGGTGTCTTTGAAACGCTTAAAGGATTGGCTGCTTCTATGATTATGAGTGGTACATATGATTCTGTTAAGAAAATCAAGGTACTTGATGAAATCTTTGATACAAATCTTCTACTTACATTAGCACAGAATTAGTAAAGGAGGCTCACAATGACGCTTCCATACGAAACAATTTTTTCACGAACAAGAGGACGAATTTCAGATCCGAAAGAACTTTCTCTTGATGAAAATGATTTGCTTGAAATATATACAGAACGATTAAGCAATGTAATCTCTAATCCAAGAGTGCGTAGGCTATTCTCTTCTCTCGCACTCGATGATGAAATTCAACAGTTGGATTTTACGCTGAATAATTCAGTAGACGAAACGGCTGATATGAATTTTGTTGTAGGAATTCTTGTACTTGGAATGACGATTGAGTGGTTACAGCCACAGGTTGATTCTATTATGCACACATCAGTAATGATAGGCGGCAAGGAAGAAAAGAAACTACTTGACAATCATAAAAATATGATTGATCGTCTGGATTCCATGAAAATTGAATTGAATAAACGTATTCGTGATTACGGATATATGTACAATTCCTATATTAACACGGAGTCCTAATATGCAATACATATATGGTGACTTCACAGACAAGCAAATCAATGAAGCAGTTCGTGCAATGCATGGTGATATTCACAAACTACTGCTTTACAAAGACAAGACAATTGAAGAGAAAATATTTGAAGATGACGAAGCATTTCTCGTCTTCTTTGAGAATGTTATGTTTAAATTAGGTGGCACAAAAACCTTATTTAACGACAACGGACTTATGGTAACTCTTATGGCAACCTTACAAGGTGCTATGGATAATTTTAAGAGTGACCATTTTAGTTACAAAAAATTCCGTAGGGCAATCTTGGATTCTCACGGATATATTAAGCAGATGTTTGAGGGAGGTGTAAGCGATGCCGAGTCTACAGACAGCTAGGCGTGTCGCAAACGCCAAGAATAACGGTGCTAAAACGATTGGTCAGATTTATAAGGAAGAATCTGATTGGGCGATGGAACAGACTTGGGATAATGATATCCAGAGTAAAATCTGTTATATCTATGACTTCTATCATGATGATCAGCCACGATTAGCCGAAGGCATGACATATGAGAATACAACTAAAACACGCATAGATGCAAAGTTTATCGTTAAGTCATATCAGTCTATGGATAAAGACCAAGTAGATTATTATATTCAGTTTAAACCAACACAGAAAACACATTTTTCTGAAGGTGATGAACTCTACTATTTTGAAACTGATTATCGTAAAAAATATCATAATGATAATTTTATTGGTTTATTCATTGATATTCCAAATGATGAAAACATCTATGAGAAATGGATGATTCTTCGTACTGAACCAGCAAATCAATTTCCGAAATATTTAATTCTCAAATGCAATTATGAATTGATGTGGATTGAGAATAATGGAACAGAAAAAATCAAGCGTAGGATGTGGTCTGTTTTAAAAATGCAGTCTAGTTATAATTCTGGGCTTTGGACTGATTTGCGATTTACTTCGCAGGAAAACCAAGATAAAGTATGGCTACCATTAAATCCAATCACTGAAAAGATTTGGTATACAAATGAGTCATCAAAGAACATGCGTGTACTTGTTAGTTCTTTTACTGATAATGCAATAGCCTGGCAAATCAGTAAGGTTGAAAATGCTCAACCACTTGGTGTTCAGAAATTAACTCTATATCAAGATTTCTTTGACCAACATAGAGATTATATCGAGAAAGATTCTGATGGTAATATTATTGGTATGTGGGCTTCGTATTTCGATTCAGAAATCGCCCCAACAGATCCATCTACTCCAACCACTCCCCCATCGTCTATTACAGCAAGAATTTCAGTATCCACTTCAACTATCAAAGTTGGTGGTTCTTATAAAAATCTCACAGTAAATCTATTTAATGATTTCAATGAAGATATTACAACTGAATATGCTGATGCAACTTTTACATGGACTTGTTCTATTGATAATGAAGATTGGACTGATAAAGTTACATGGCGAGCTGGTGCAGAGTACAACCAAAAGAAAGTAAAGTTTCCTAATGATAATTCTGTTATTGGCAAAATATTGTCTGTTAAATGTGAAATTGTTAAGGATGGCTTGCCGATTGAATCTGAAATTTTGCCGTTAGAATTAACTGAATAGGAGGTGTTTTATGGCAGAAAAATTAGTTACAAAGAATGACTTGTTGAACAAACTTCGTGCATATCAAACAACTCCTGATGACGAAAATATTCAGTATAAAAAGAAAATCAAAGAAGCTTTATTATCAAATCCGTGTCTTTTATATGCATTAAATGAAAAAGAACTTGAGCCAGAACTTTTCAATAGTGAAGGATATATAAACTGGGAATGGAATGAAGAAAAAAAGGAATATGAGCCTCTTGGAGAGTGGGATAGATATTTTGGAAGTAATTCAAATATCCGTCCTTTTTTATTTATTCCAGATACTCAGACAGATGTGAAGCATTATATTTGTTATCAGGTTAGTTTCCAAGATACAGTAAAATACCAGCCCGGATTAAAAGATACATTGGTTACATTTACTATTTTTGTGCATGGTAACGATAGAATGGATAAATTAACCGGGATTCCAAGACATGATTTAATTGCTTCTATTCTCAGAGAAAAGTTTGCATGGTCTAATATATTTGGTATGCAAACACACCTTGTATCCAATCGTGAGTCTACAACAGATAATAATTATCTTGTACGCACTCTCGTATTTCAACTTACAGATTTAAACAGTTCTGTCAACACACCTTACGGTGGACAATCACAGATGATTAACTATCAGTTAAGGCGGTGATATTATGGCACAGCAAAATACTGATATGTTGGATGGGCTTCAAGCTGCTGTTTTAGCTGATGCGCAAAAGAAACAGGCTGAGAATAAAAAGGACTATGAATTTGATCCGTTGGCGATGTACTTCGGTGAAGATTTTTATGTCGCAGGAATCAAAATTGTGCAGCCTAAGATTTATGATATTTTAAATATGGGTGAATCAAAGTTTTATTCTGGCTTATCTCCTATCCTGTATAACTCTACTTCAATTCGTGTGATGCTTTGGGATGCAAAAATAGATTGGTGTAAAATTCATGATATTGAAATCTTTGATATTCTAAATAAAATTCCTTCATTTGATTTTTCCGCAATGCGGTTAATTTTCCCAGATTATAAAATCGAAAAAATGCAATTGATGAATATAAAATTACCTGATTCAGACACTTCTGAATTATGTCTATACGACAAAGATCAGGACTTTATATTAAAGGAATCTGAATACAATCAAATTGCAGAATATGTAAGGTCTATGCTTAATATTCATCCCAAAATTGAAATGGCAAAAGGGAAAATCACAAAGGAATGGATGATAGATGAAGACAGGATGAACGCAGCACAACGTACTGATAAAGAAAGTTCTACACTTCTTCCATTGGTATCTGCTTGCGTTAATCATCCAGGATTCAAATATAAATTACAAGAATTACGACAAATGGGAATTTGTGAATTTATGGACTCAGTACAAAGATTACAAGTCTATGAATCAAGTCGTGCACTTATGGCAGGATCATATAGTGGATTCTGTGATGTAAGTAAAGTTCCAAGAGAACAATTTAATTTCATGCGTGAATTGCATGAATAATTAGTGAACTATGAGCGATTTATTAGTCGCTCTTTTTTAATACAAATTTTTATATTTTTAAGGAGGATTTTTATTATGGCATTTAAGTTAGGTGACGTAATTATTGACCGTCTTCAATTCGGTTATGGTGCTTTAGCTGATAAGGCTCTTTATGCACTTACACAGCTTCAGAATGCGACAATTGATATCACAGCAGATTCAACAGATGTAAAGGATAAGGATGGAAACCTTGTCTACAGAAAGTATTCTGGTAAGACTGGTGAAATCACAGCTACTAACGCTTTCCTTAACCTTGCTATCGCTGAAATTGTATCTGCTACAGATGCAGAAGTTGCAACAGCAGAAAAGACAATTGTTATGCCAATCTTTAAGATTGTAAAGGCTGGTGAAACACTTGATATCACAGATGCAGTTGCAGATTCATTCGTTGTAAACGCACTTTCAACAAATGGTTCTCTAGGCAAGGCATATACAAAGGGTGCAGATGTATCTCCAACAGAATTTAAGGTTGATGCCGATGCAAATACACTTACACCACCAACAGACACAGAGGAAGTACAGTATCTTGTTAAGTTCAAGAAGAACGTTAAGAGTGGTGCAAAGGTTACTATTTCAGGAGACAAGTATCCAAAGGCGCATGAGCTGTATTTCAAGGCACTTGCAGTTGATAAGTGTAATGTAAATGGCGGTTTCCGTGCAGTTGTTATTCATATTCCATCATTCATTCCAAGTCCAGAAGTATCTCTTGCTCTTCAGGGTGGCGATTCTCAGACTATGGATTATAAGGGTGCAATCCTTACAGACACATGTTCTGTAGGTCAGGAAATGGTTGAAATCTACTTCATTGATGAGGAAGAGGAAGCCTAATCTGATGAGTAATATTGAGGGCGGTTATTACTGCCCTCTTATTATATGTAAGGAGATGAAGAAATGAATAAAAGAGGTTTAAGAACCTGCTGCGTGTGCAGGCGTGAGCATCTTTTCTGTCCTCAATGCCGACCAGAAGATCGAAATAAACCAACATGGTATTTCGCATATTGCTCTGAAAATTGCAAGGACATATATACTGTAACTTCTGATTATGAAGACAAAAAGATTTCAGCAGATGATGCAAAGAAGCAACTCGATAAACTAGATTTATCTCAGATTGCTAATTTTGGTGAGAGTTATCAAAAAGCAATTATGAAGATTAACGAAGAAACAAAACCTGTTGAAAAAACTGATGATGTTATTAAGGAAGATGAATCTGTTATTTCAGACGAGAGTACAGATATTCCAACGAATAAGTATTATAGAAAATCCAAAGTCAAAAAGGTTAAAGACGATGGTGTTATTGAATAGTGATTTTGAAAATTCTGATAGGGGAATGTAACTTTGCTATTCAATAGTGTTAGTTATATTCCCCTATTTTTTACGTTTAATAAAGGATCGAAAGGAAAGTATGGTAGAAACAAATTTAAAGGAAGCGAGAAATTACTTACCACATGAAGTTGTTCGTATTGTAAATCCCAAACAGCAATTATTGTATATTAAGAACAATGTTTATCCAATTGATATTTATACCAGTATTGATGATAAAGATAATGCAATTTTAGCAATGGTATTTTTAAAGACAGCTACATCAGATGTATATAAAAAGTGGTGTAATTATGAGCTCTCATAGGTAATTTATATGAATGAAAAATATAAAAATATACCAATTTCAACTCCTATAGAACCAGAAATAGAATTAGACGGTGGATATCCGTACTGTCAACGTTGTTATACAGAGTTGAATTGTTATCAATCACCATGTCCTCTATGTGATCAAGTCATAGATTGGTCGTGGATGAATAAGGAGGAAAATTAATATGGACTTAGGATTTTTAGCAGAATATGCAGTTCCTATTATTGTAGGCATTTGTTTATGTATTGGTTATATGCTCAAGAATGTTATTAAGACAGATAAAATTAATTCTTTTATTCCTGTAATTATGGGTGTTCTTGGAGTAGGACTAAACATTTGGATTAATGGAAAATTCACACCTGAAATTTTACTTGGCGGTTTAATTTCCGGCTTGGCATCTACAGGTTGTTATGAAGCTTTTAAGAATTTAATTGAAAAATTCAAAGAGAAATAAAGTGAGGTGCAACCATGATAGAAGCACTTCAACAGTTATCACAAGTTGATTTATTCAGTTTTCTAATTATATTATTTTTGATCATTACTATATTCGTATCTGCCGCCACCTTAATCGGCAAAGCTTCTGAAATCATTGGAAAGCCCGTTGAATGGGTAAAAAAGCGCAATAATGATCATGAATTGCTTGTTAAAACGTCAGAAGGTTTGAATGAATTAAGGCAAAAACAAGAAGAAGATACTAAACAGTCAATTAGGTACGACAAAATGATAAAAGAAGATTTGGAAAAACTAACATTGATTATTCAAGATAAAAATATTAATGATTGGCGTTACGAGATATTAGATATGGCTTCCGCTATTTCTTCTGGAAGAAAATATAGTAAGGAACAATATGATCATGTAATTGACATTCATGGTCGTTATGAAGATTTGCTTGAATCATTAGGGAGAACAAATGGACAGGTGGATGTGTCAATGGAAGTTATTATGGAATCGTATAAGGAAAAACTGAAAAATGGATTTTAGTTGGAAAGGGTGGTTTCTTCGGATGCCACTCTTCTATTTTAGAATGGAGTGAAAAGGAATAGCAAGAACAAAATCAAAATATCATGTAGATATTTCAGAACAAGGTAAGAAAAATCGGACATATAATGGCGTAACCTATGACAGTCTAACGGAGCTTAGATTTTTACAAGAGTATATCGAACCCAAGATGAAAAGTGGAGAAATATTATCATATGAACGTCAAGTAGAATATGTTCTTCAAGATAAATTTAAATATAAAGGTAAAACAATTTTACCTATTAAATATAGAAGTGATTTTAATGTTATATGGTCTGATGGCACTTTACAGGTTTTTGATGTGAAGGGCAATCCAGATAGTATGTCACTTTTAAAAAGAAAAATGATATGGGCTAAATACCCAGAAACTAACCTGACGTTTATTTGTAGAAATCTCAAATATGGCGGCTGGGTGGAATATGACACATTAAAGAAATTAAGACGTGAGGCAAAAAAATGTACTCAGAAGAAATAGACTCACTGCTCTCTTCTCATAATTACATGATTGACTCCCATATGTACAATCATATATGTGATACATCACCACAGATATCATATATCAAATATGATGCATTTTCTCAGAAGACAACAATTGTAACAAATGATGGGTATAGTTGGATTTTTATAGTGATTAGGTAAACGTTTAATGCAGTAGACACATATTGTAGTAGTATATGTATAAGATAAAATAATTCACACATACTACATATATGAAAAATAAAGTTTGGTATTACAGAAATCAACAGAATATTTCTTTGCGGCGTTTGTCTGCGATGACTGGTATATCAGTATCTGCGTTAAACAAAATTGAAAATGAAGACACAAATGATATATGGTTACATCATGCCGTTGCTATATCAAAAGCACTCAAGGTAGATTTATACGAATTATTTTGTCTGAAATAATTTCTTGGGAGGAACAATTGAATATGGAAGGAAGAGTGTTTTATAAGCTCGTATGTGTTGATGAGAGTGATCCGCTTGAATATCAAACTCTTGAAGACATAAATTGTGGATGCTTAGAGGAAGTTCACGAATATGTCACAAAGAATATTGGTAAACACAAAAATGCCAAGTGGATGCTACTGCCGTTCAGTACATAAAATTGATTAAGAGGTCGATTTATATCGGCTTCTTTTTATTTGCAAAAAATTAGGAATAAAAGGAGTTAAGATATGACAGTTTTAGAATTTGTAAATAAATATAATAATTATAATAACAGTACATTAAAAGAATCTTTATTAAAGGAAATTAAAATTACACCTTATGTATCAATTATTAAGAAAGATACTTATGCACAGTTGATTGTAGATAAAACAACATTTGAGCAGGAAGCTTATAATGATAATGGAGAAACAAAGTATCGAAAAACAGATAAGATTAGAGTAAATTCTGTTGCTCAGTATGTGCAGTTTTGTTGTGCTGTAATTAAATTATATACAGATCTTGAGATTGAAGATGGAAGTTTTATTAAGGAATATGATGCGTTGAAGTCATCTGGTTTACTTGATATTTTAATGGTTGGCTCTGAACAGAGAGATCCGCTTATTCCAATGAGTGAGTTAAGTGAATTTAAGACCATTTTAACAATGAAACAGTCAGATACTCAGTTTAATGAGACAACTACTCAGGCGTTTATTAGCAAGCAGATTGGAAGAATTTCTGATTTGGCAAATGCTACTCTCACACCACTTATGGACGTTGTAAGCAAGAAACTTGATGAGATCCCGAAAGAGGATTTATATAAGATTGTTGAATTTGCAAAGAAAGGCAATTTTAAGGAGGTATAGAACATGAATAATTTAAATCATCTTGGAGAATTTAAAATTATTGGAAATGATAAAAAATATGATTTCTTAATTTTTGATAGATATACCTCTGTGGATTTTATTTTAGATGATGATATTATTTTCAAACTTGAAGGTGGGTTCATTAAGTCGGTTTCTTACACTTCCAATGGTAATATGGTAATCTGTTTGCTGTCATTTAGTCCACAATTATATGACTGTATGATTTCAGGAAATAAAATAGCGACAATTAGATCACATGAGTTAAGGATTGATCCAAGGACACGGGATGAATTTGAATGTGAATTAACATACCATAATTTTGAATTTGAAAATTATTCAGCAAACGAAAATTATCCCAACAATGAATATATTTACACATTAAAAGGTGTATAGAAAATTCAAATTTCTTGTGAAAACGAGAGATAGCACCACATTTTTCAATATGATGCTATCTCCTGCCTCCTTACAGTTGTCTCCTTTTGACATCTTTGGCATGTGCAATTAGTCAGATTGCATTAAAGATATGGAACACAACATTCGTAATGGATTTTATATTATGCTTGTTCAATTGTTAATTATAACATTTATATTAACATTGTCAAGTAAATACTTTCTCTACTTATATCATTTGTACCTCAAGGACTTATGCAAATATAGGATTTTGGTATTATAGTTTCGTGTAGCAGAAGGTGACTGGTCTTCTACCGTCCTATCCAATTCATAATATTAAGTAGATACTCGTATTTTTTGATTCTTACGTATAGTTGGTTAAACTATTTCTTTTTATTGTCTCTGTAAATTGTGTATATTAATCCTGCGATTGCAACACAGACAGAAACAACTGAACAAGCGGTTTCCATTACTACTATTCCTATCTACCTATATTTACCACAGGTATAATAATTATATCATATATAATAAATAAAATAAATAGGCTCTATGTCCGTCAAAAGCATAGGGCTTTTCTTATGGAGAGTGGTAATACTACCCTCCTATTTTAGTGTAAAAATAGTGAAATTTTTGGAGGTGATGAAATTGGCAAAAGGTGATTTCACAAAGATTGTTCTAAAGGATGTTAGACAAAAAGAACATCAGTTAACGAGGATAGCAGCACCAGAAATTCATCAATTATTTAAAGAGTCGGTTTATGATTCATTGATCAGTTGGTATAGCGATTATACACCAGCTTTTTATTCAAGGACAAACAATTTTATGAATGTGTTTCAATCCGCAAAAACAATTGTGAATGGTAATCTTCTAATTATGCAAGTTGATTCTAGTTCGATGATGGATTATGCTGGATGGTTTGATCAAATATTGGATGCTAGTAAAGCTTTTGATTTTATGTTTATGAACGGGGAGCATGGTCATGGTCGTTGGATGATGTATCAAAGTATACCTCCTTTTCATATTATTAGCAAAGATTTTGAAAGTGGCTTCGGAGGACGTGTTCAGAAAATTATAGATGATAAAGCAAAGAAATTATTTAGTTAGTTAGGAGGTATATATGTCAGGCGTTGCAAGCTGGAAGGCGAAAATTGAACTCGATATAGAAGATCTGCGGAAACAATTATTGAATGCAGAGAATTCTATTGATCAAGTTACAAAAGAAGATAGAAAAATTAAATTAGATTTAGATACAAAAACGTTAGAAAGTGCTATCCATAAATTGGATACAATGCTCGATTCAATCGGTAAGGGGACAAATAATTTCAAGCAGTTTGAAAACTTGTCTGCTCAATTATCTTCTGTTACCAAGGATATTAGTAATATTGGCAAAGCATTCTCATCAATGAATGATGGAACTGAATTAGTCAATGATATTAAATCAATTAACACATCGCTTACAACATTATCTAATCATTTTGTATCTGAAGTATCAGGTAGAATGTCTACATCAATTAAAGATATTAAATCTACTCTATCTGATGTCGGTGATGGTGATGAATTAACGCCATTGCTAAAAACAATAAATAATATTGAATCAGCAATCAACAAGTTAAGTTCAAGTGTAAAAGGCATTGGACTTAATATGAATATAGATTTTGGTTCTGATACAGAAATGGAATCGAAGGCACAAGCTAAGATATCAAATGCGCTACAAGCATATCAGAGATTGTTCGATCATATTAAGATGTCTGGTGTTGGTGGTCAGATAATTACAGATAAGTTTTTTGACTTTGATATAAATCAATATGATACTTCAATGAGTAAACTTCAAGCATATATAAAATTTATTGAAAATATGCGTAATGAAGCAAAACAAGTGTTCAACGGACAAGATGTTTTAAAATCTGATACAGATAAGGCATATTGGACTCAAGCATCATCTGCTATGGCACAAGTAACAAAAACTTTCAATGAAATGAAAGCCGCAACAGATACAAACCCATTAGAGAATATTTTTGGGAAGACTGAGCTTACAGAGGTAATTGCTCAGTTAGGAAATATTGCAGGTAAACTTGATGACATTTCTAATTCTGCGAAGAATTTCGCTAATGCTTTTAATGGTGGTTTAGATGTTACTGCTTCTGTTCAAGAAGTTACGGATCTTACCAATCGTGTCAAAGAACTTGAAGCTGAGTTAGTAAAAATAAAGAGCACTTCTGCTTCTACTCCGCAGGTTGAATCGAATATATCAAACGGACATTCCGAAAATGCAGAATCTGCCAATGTTAGAAAATACAAAAGAGTTGATAATGGAATTCCTGCTGTTGATGTCGGTAATCATGATAATGAAATTAAAGTATCAAGTAGAACTGAATTAGAACAGGCTTTGAAATCATTACAAGCTGAAATTATAGCTTCTATTAATACATCAACATCATTTGTAAAAGAAGTTACAGATTTTTATGATTCGCAAGATAAACTTGTTAAAACGCAAATGAAAGTTAGTGATAACAGTGGTAATATGCGTACTTATACTACTTCTTATAGCAAGGACAAAGATGGTAATGCTACTGCTTGGACAAGTCATATTGATACACAAAAATTTACTAATCAATCCAAGGAAGAATTAGAAGTTCAGAAACAAATCACCGCTGAAATCGAAGCTCAATCTAAAGCTAATCAGAAAAAATATCAAGAATTTCAACGTGAAGAACAAGCCTATCAAAAAGAACAGAATCAAATAGCTTATAATAAATTAACTGAAACGATTAGACAATATTCTGAAGTTGCAAAACGTGTTTCTAGTGGTATGGCTGAAGATGGTGATCTCCAAAAGATGACGCAGCTCGAAGAAAAGATTTCTCAACTACAGAAACAACCTATTTTATCTGAGTCACAGGTTACTAAATCTGAAAGTTCTTTGAATAGCTTGTATGATCAACTCGATAAAATTGAGAAAAAATTACAAGAAACAAACCAACAAAAAGTTGGAAATGGACTTGAAAAACTTTCTACATATCGAGGAAAATCCGATAAATATAGTGATACCTTAAAGAAATTTAACGATGGTGGTTGGGCAAGCAATGAGTATATTAAGAATGTTAATACCGTATCAGAAGCTCTTAAAACCTATCAAGCGGCATTACAAGATGTCGGTACTCATGAATTGATTACATCTAAAGATATAGATTTATTGGATCAATATGAATCTGAGTTAAAACAAGCTATATCTGCTGTCCAAAATATGACAGCCGCCCAAAAAGGATACGATCAATTAGCTGGCGAAAAAGAATTAAATAAAATTTCTCAAATTCTTCGTGAAAATTCTAATATGTCCGAAAAAGCAAAAGCTGAAATCAGAGATTATTATAATCAAATTAAATCTGGTGATCCATCCGCAAGTTTAGGCGTTATTCACGGAAAAATTCTCGATATTGTGAATGCCGAAGAACAAGCAGGTAGAGCTGGCAAGAGTTTGTGGGATATATTTAAGACAAGTAGATTACATCAAATGGTTGCCCAAGTAGCTGGTATGTTTAGTTTTTATGATGTTATTAACGGGGTAAAACGAGGAGTTAGCACTGTAAAAGAACTTAATACAGCTCTTACAGAAATGAGAAAAGTATCTGATGAATCTTTACAAAGTTTAAAAAATTATCAAGCTGCTACTTTTGATACCGCTGATGACGTTGGAACAACAGCAAAACAAATTCAAGCAAGTACGGCAGACTACATGCGATTAGGTGAGTCACTTGATGAAGCTGCGAACAGTGCAAAAACTGCAAATATACTCTTAAATGTATCCGAATTTGATAATATTGAAGATGCTACTAAGTCACTTGTTGCTATGGGACAAGCGTATAAAGACTTAGACAAAATGACTATCGTCGATAAGCTTAATGAAGTGGGTAATAATTATGCAATATCAACAGATGAATTAGCCACTGCCCTGCAAAAATCAGCAGCTACTCTCTCACTTATGGGGAATACAATTGATGAGGCTGCAAGTTTAGTAACTACAGCGAATGCAACAATTCAGGATGCAGATAGTGTTTCAGCAGGTTTACGCACAATTTCTCTTAGACTGGTTGGTACAGAAGAAGCCGAAGAAGAACTTTCTGCAATGAATGAGGAAGTAGATGCTTTCGTAAAAGCAACGAATTCAAAGAAACAACAGATAATCAAAGATTATACTGCCGTAGCTTCGAACAATTATCAAGGTTTTGATATTCTTGATAATAATGGAAATTATAAAAATACCTATGAAATTCTTCTTGGAATCGCCAAAGTTTACAAAGAGATTCAGGAACAAGATAAAAAGCTGGGAACAAATCATGCCACAGCTTTAATTGAAGAATTAGCAGGTAAAAATCGCTCAAACATTGCTTCAGCGATACTGCAAGATCCGGCACAACTTGAAGCTGTTAAGAAGTCCTCAGAAGAGGCATCAGGATCAGCAACAAAAGAGTTAGATAAATATTTAGATAGTATTGAAGGAAAAATTGCAAAGTTACAAAATAGAGTTCAAGAATTTTGGGCGACTGCAATTAATTCAGATTCGCTAAAAGTCGGTATAGATTTCTTAACCAATATTGTCAAATTAGGAACTGGTTTTGTTGATACTATGGGAGCCTTGCCTACAATTTTAGGTACAATATCATCATTGGGTATATCTAAATTAGGTGAAGGTAGTCTGGATTAATCGTAAGATTACATTATACACAAATGCTTACTCGGTTCAGATAAGTCCTACTGCTATGGCTAAAGAACCATAGATAAAACAGGAACGAACTTGCATTTTGCAAGTAAGAGGGCTTTGGAAAAACACTTTATATAACCGTGGGTGACTCCGTGGTTTACGAAACGGGAACGTTCGTACAAGGACTGGAACGGCTCATGTAACTCGTAATTTAGCATGAGAACCCAATCAGCAGAGAGACGTACTACTCTTTTATTGAGCAAGTGTCACTCCCAGAGACTCCCAGAGTGGGTGGATAAAATATTCATCAATGTAGAGTCCACAACTTATGATTGAGTGTCATAAGAAAAAGTCAATCGTAGCTATGCGATGTGTAGAAAATAGTGAGTAATTATGCTCGTTTTATTAGGCGACTTCTAAAAACGATAATAAAATAAAATAAATTAATTTGATATATAAAACAGAGAATAATAAAGTGGAAGCCATCGCAAAGATGGACTCCCACGGGATTGAAAGGAAATAAATACAAATGGCTGATACAAAAGAATAAAATTATTTAGATTGATGTTTGTCTTTAGAAATCATACGGGTTATGTATTTTACTTTCTCATCACTGAGTTTTGGATTTTTGCAAATCAGTATCGTTACTACTAATTTGAGAACCAAATATCCAAAATAACATAATCCTGTACAACCTAAGACTTTAAATAATTGTGTTAAAACTACTAACAATTCTACCCTCCCTTCTTTATAGTATAGCGTAAAGTTGGGAAATTTGTATTATTGCCCAGAAAGGGCTGAATATTTATTTCCATAGTTCGTACCAAACTATAAATTGGTACTTCGTATGGTATATATAAGAAAATGATACCAAGCTTCATGTCGTGCGATGATATGAGATACGATGGCTCATATACAATCAGCTTGGTATTATTGTACCATATTTTGACAATTAAATATAGAGAATATACGTTCGTCAAAGGTGCGTTTTTCGTATATTTGTATTCCAGATTATAATATTTCTTGATTTTTTAATCCATATATGGTAAATATCATATATAATTAAAAATTAGGAGGTATTTCATGAAATCAACATGTCGTACAAAAACAATTTCGTCAATTGTAAGTAAATTAGGGAATGGTGGAATTGTATTAACACATAAACTTCAAAGAGATGAAGGTCAATGGAACACACAACAAAAGGGATTTTTAATTGATTCAATTTTACGTCAATATCCAGTTAATCCTACGTATGCTGTAGAAGATAATGGAGTATATGCTGTTATCGATGGAGTTC